TGCCCTGTGGTACAGTAGGGAGTTTGTGTGAAGACCACTCATTCCAATCAATTGAAGACAGAGGCTCCCATGGTATCCACTTACGGGTATTTTTATCAGCAGCGTATCTAGTATTCCAATTAGTCACAGCAGGAATCCCTCCAGCCACAATTGCGACATTTGTAATGTGCATGTTCTGCATCCAATTTATAACCACAGTGCTGACATTCTGAAAAGATGCCGAGACGGCAATATTGCTCAGTTGTCTTAGGCTTGGTCTCGTTCATCTTTTCTCCAGTGTAGATAACTCTTAATATAAGCTCCACTGTAGAGTACAACCGCAAATATAAATCCATACTGATGGGTAGTGATGGCATAGATGGTCCAAAGACACTCACTTACCATTAGAATAAGCCAACCAAACATGTTCTTTTTGCCCACTACATAGACTCCCAGAGAGCCAACAATGGCAAGAATCCAAGACCACATTACCTACGGCCTCTATTCATTCCACCATAATCAGTGGACGATCTTTGAGCACCAAATCTTTTAAGCTTGTCTCTTGCACTTAGTTGACTAAAGTCAACAGCATTTCTAGTGTGATATCCACCTTGTGCTCCTGGGTAGAGTTCTGTACTACTCAAACGATCTCTCATTTCTAGTTTGACAAAGTTGTCTTCTAGAAGAGCATCAACACATACCATTAGACAGTCAGACATATCTTCTGTTCGAACTGGACCAAAGTCCTGCTTACGAACACGACCATTAACCTCTTGGAGGAACTTGAGTTCCAATTCCAATAGAGAAACACCATTCTCTCCAAAAGTATCACGATAGGAGTGAACCCAATCCATACCTAGTGCACTCTTAAAGCGTTCTGCTCTACGAGTGTTACTTTGACCCGAGAACTTTTCTTCTCTAATTATAACCTTGTGAGGAGGGTTAATTTGCTTCAAACGTTTCTTCAAACGAGGAAGAGTAACGAAGGCTCCATACTGGTCAAAAGAGAATACTTTAGTGGTTCTAAATCTCTGAAGAACATCTACCAGTTCTTCTTCAATCTCTTCATAGTCAATCTGATGTTCTGTATAATTCTCTGGATCCCAAACTTTCATCCAGTCAACAATAACGTGAAACCAGACTTCACCATCTTCAGGGTCTGGAATTTTTTCAACATGGCAGATCATTGCTGCAGTGTTGGCACCACTCTTGGAAGGGTCACAGTGTCCTTGATAGACAAAGGCCATAGTTCCTTCCTCTTGCTCTTCGAGATATCTAAGCTCTCCTGTAGCATCCTTAAATGGCTCAAACATACGTTCTACAATCTTAGGATTAAGATAGGCATCTGTAACTTCGGCCCACTGGCTCAAACGCTCTACCTTAAATGCATCTGGCTCTCTCTTCTCCAAACGTTGCATGGCTTCATCATACAGCTGAGGAGCACTACGGAAATTAAAGCCTCCAGTGGCTCTAGGGTCATCCCAGTCTTCATAGGGACCCCAACTAGGAAGTTGACACATCATCATATCTGGGAAGGCTGGAGTACCGTCTTCATTTAGTTGGAGAGCACTCTCATATAGGTTGTAGCACTTGCCCACCTTCGTAAAAGGAGAAGTGGGGATATAGATAAATCCATCCTTACCAAACTGGTCCAATGCAGGAGTAATGGCATTGTAGACTTCATCAGAGGTTCTAGGACCATCTGTACCCACAAGCATGTGGGCAAACTCGTCAAACATAACACCAAAGGCTGCAGCTCCACGAGAAGATTTACTATTACTGGTTACAGCCATATTTCTAACACTGGCAATTAATCGACTAGGACGAATGCCTCTGGCTTCAAAGGCAGCAATTCTTCTAATGTCTGCTGGAGTTCTAAGACATACTACATATTCTTTGGCTTCTGCAATATAGGGCTGAAAGCATGGAGCATCAATGATTGTGTTGGCTAAGTCAGCAAATTGGAATTGCTTGGCCTGCTGAATGTTCGTAGCTACACAGAACATATACATATCTTTACTCTTGTCGATACCATAATGCCACTGTGGGTCATCTAGTTGTATCATATTCCAGTTGAGATAGGCTCCGATAATACCACCAATGTGGCCTTTACCACCACGACGACCAGTAATGTTAATTACTTCACGAAAGTGATTGTAGCCATTGGCCTTGAGATATTCTATACGGGTCCAGATGTCAGGACTTACACCAATACTGGTTCCAGTCCGAGTGAAGTTTTTGGTCCAGCCATCAATTACTTCTAGATCATAATCGTTAAAATTTTCAGTCTCTAGACAGATGAGTTTGAGTAGAGTTTTTTGTCTGGGGTATAGACGTCGTCCTAGGAACTCTTGGTGTTCAGCGAAAGTGACAATATCTGGAAGTTCACTCTTGTCTTTGAGTGCTTGCTTGGCAATTTCAAAGAAGTCATCCTGCTGTTTGAGGATATTACTGTTACTATTTTTAGTAACTCTAGCCACTATTTACCAATCTTCTTGGAGATTTTTACTTCGTTCACTAGCATCAATGTGTAACTTTTGCATAGCTCTAATTCTATCGATGTCGGCTTTGCGTTGTGGACTAATCTTTTCACCTTCAGCAGTCTTGCCGAGAGTGCCCACTAGTTCATCAAAGTGAAGACAAGCACTACAAGTGCCTTTACTGGGGTGTGGCCCCATTCTGGCATGATCAACATTGCCGGCATATCTCAGAGACCAGTTCATTCCTTAGTCCAGTTGTCACCACACTCTGGGCAGTGCTGATCAGAGTTATCAAAACCTTCTTTGTGAACTGAATTAGTGCAATGTTCGGGGAAGAGAGAAAATCCTCTAGAATCATTTGGGTGAACAGTGTGAGTTTGTGGCTCTGCTTTAACATTAAAAAGCATATCTCTCTTATCACAAGCTCTATTTCTACAAATAGAACCGCCTCTATAGTCCTGTAGTGCACCCCCACAGCCTTCACATCTAGGGCCACCTTCAGTTAGTGGAGTATCATTGTCTACAACACGAAAGTGTTCTTCTTGCCCCCATGGTTCAGCAGAACCTAAACGATTTGTATATTCTATCCTGGCACAAGTTTTTCCACCACAAGTAGGTTTCTTGTTAAATCCAAGTCCTACAGCTGGTCTTCCACAAGTGGTACTTCCACCAGTGGCTGCAGCAGACTCATATGATACTCCATTAGGAGACATACACTTTTCACCTTCATTATCAGCTGCTGTACGATAGTTTAGTTCACTAAATAGTTCTTGTGCACGAGATACTTTTCTCATAAGTTACCTTCCGGGTATAATTAGTTTCTTGTTACCCATCTTGTTTACTTCACGCTTGGCTTTATAGTAATCGTCTGCAATACCTTCACCAATTTCATAACGAGCCTGTTCTGGGTTAAACTCGGCTTCGCCAATTCTTCCTACAATTGTAATGGTTGGAGGTTGAGGAGTTTGTGAGATACCGGGCAATACCCAGTCCACTACAACTTGTAGTCCAATCTTTTCAAACTTTTCATCAGCTTCACCTTTAAGTGAAACTAGATTCTCAAAGCTGGCCTTACGGTAGGCATACTTTTCTTGTAGATCTTTTAGAACCTGCCATACAGCCATAAGTTCACTCTCGTAGAGCTCGATCTCTTGTTCTTTACCGAGTGCAGCCTCCTCGGCCTTTTGACTGGCTAGATAAGCGTCAATCTGGGCTTGGGCTTCTGGGCTTACCTTAACATCTTCTGGGGCAATCCCGGGAATACCTACATCTTTAGCCATTATGTTCCTTTGATAGAGTTACTATTTATTATAGTATGTTATTTAAGAGATATCCATCTGATGTGGGTCAGCACCACGAGCTTTTTCTAGAACAAATTGACGACAGTCAAACTTGCCCTTACAGTCACTAGTTTTACGTCCACAGTCTAGACACATAGGCGGTTTGTCTACCTTCTTGGCAGCCTCATGTTTGCCTTTAGGCATTAGACTCTTAAGTACATTCTTAGACTTATTAATTAAGTAGGCTGCACCTGGAGCACCTACTTCTGTTGGGGTCAAATGAAGAGGAGCAGAATCATAATAGTGCCCAGGTTTAGTATCAACCTGAGGAGCTCCTTGTCCTGTAGCAAGTTCCTTAACAAAATGTCCTACACTCTTGACAGCATTCTCCGGTTCCATAAAAGTATCTTTGAGTACATGCCCTACCCCTTTAGCAATCTCGGAGATTAGTGGGGCATGTTGTATTAGTGCACTTGAATTCTTTTCAGTAGTATATTTTTTATCAAAAGAAGAAGTAGTTCCAACAGCATCTTTATTTTTATAGTCTTCTATTTCACTAGGAGACATAAATCCAGTGGCTCTGTATGCTTCTTGAGAACCAGGGGTGGGATCAGGCTTCTTTCTGTTTTTAATATTCTTTACCAGACCAGTTAAGAGTCCTGCTTCAGCGGCAACAGTGGGGATTAGTGTGGGAAGGTGAGTTACAATATTGTGTGGAATGTCTGCAAGGCCAGCTTCTTTTTTCTTCGGGTATTCGTTAGCATATTTTTCATTGAATAACATTATTTTTCCTATTCTAGGTTCTCGAGTTTTACCCTTTAAAATGGTGTCTAATACTTCTGCAGTACTAGGTCCAGTGGTTATACTTAGTCGTGACACTGGAATTTTCTTTTGGAAGATGTCTTCTGGAGTAGTGGTTCTCCTAGTGATTTCTGGCATACTTGGGCGTTCTTCTAGATCACTATCGCTCATACCCATAATTTCTTTGGCCTTGTCTATGCCAGCACCAGCAGCATGAAAAGCTATGTGACTCTCTAGATCATGTTTAGGTTTTTGGGGAAGTTCTTTTAGATCTTGTTCTAGTACACCCAAACGTGACTTAAGACCCAGTGTCTTAGATCTGTGAAGAGAGTCTTCTTTGTTCCAGTCAGATAGTGTACTCATACCCTCTGGACTCTCTCCCCACTCACGGTCTTCACTATATTGTTCAGGGAGATGACGACGTCTAGAAGCTCTAGTAGCCATACCTTGAGCAGTATGCTGTCCTAGCTCTTGGGTTAGAGCCTTATGCTGCTGATATTTTTCAGCCAATGGGTGTCTACTACTTATAGGGTTTTCTATGTCTAGACTAGCAATTGGATGAGTACTAGTAACCCAATCTTGTACACTAGTAGGGTTATGACTTCCACCCTCTTCTTTTTCTAGATCTGTACGAGGAGTAGAGAGTCTTTTAACTATTCTACTGAGGATAGAAGCATGTTGTTCTGGGGCACTCTGCTTGGCTAATCCTGCACGTTCTTTTTCATCAAAAAGGTGTTGACTACAGTTACAGATTTCTGTTGGATTATCTAATTGATCTTGTTCAAACATATTAAATCTGTGCTTTCTCATCACTGTGGGGGATACCGTGACTCTCTAGAGCACTCTTAATGTCTTTTTCAGCACCATAGAGACTGTCTGAGAGTGCCTGGTGTCCTTCTACACAAGGGTCAAAACTTGTTTTAGTATAAGAGTCTTCATCTAGTCCACGAGACAATAGATGTTGTCTATAGCCGTGTAGGGCAGAAATTAAATTCTTAGTGTGCACTATTTGAGTATTGGGATCGTTTTCTTGAATACCTCTAATAGCAGACATACCTTGTTCTTGAAAGTCTTTACAGTCTTGGCAAGGTCCACCACATGCTCTATTATTGCAAGACTCTAGAGTATTAGGACTAACTGTATTGTCTATTTCTTTGGGATCTTTACCACGAGCAACAAAATCTCTAATTCGTCCTCTAGTTTGTGGAGTATCTTTTAGTTTTAGACAACCGGTACTAGGATGAGTAAAAAGACTCACTAGTTTAGGACCATGTTCTACGAGTGCTCTAGTGACTGGAGATTTCTTATCAAAAGTCATTTTAGGGAAAGTTTCAGGGTAGTCCTGAACAGAACTTACATTCTTACGAAAAGCAGACATTAGACGTTCACGTCCTGTCTTGGGTTCTTCAGTCTGTGGGTCAAACTTCTTCCATAGACCACCAAGAGAAGAACTCTCTCTGTCTACATCAGCAAACTTAGAATTAAAGCTCATTGGTTTTCTCCTAGAGAACTTACAAAACCACTATTGTTTTTAATACAGTGTATACCATACTTTTCATATGCAACTTTACCACTTTCATCCTCATCTTTGGGACAACGATAACGTTGCTTGGACAAAAGCTTTAGACTCTTACCAATGATTGGAACAGCAAAACTAAAAGGAATTCGTCTCTTACAATTGTCACACTCTATGTGTCGAGTGCCTGGTTCATCATAAGTTTCATCAGTAGTGTGTAGATAGGCAACAGGAGCTTGATCTCCACGAACTTGCTGTTGTCTAGAACTAGCAATATCTTCAAGAGGTGTAAACAGTGTTTTTCCAGTACGTTTACTTACTACTCGAGAGATGTCCTCGGGATAAGTAGGTATCTCTTCCACTGGTGATCTTTTTGTCATAGTGTATTTCCTTAGAAACGATCACTTCTTAGTCTAAGTTTCGGTAATATTTACATTAATTGGTAGGGCCGGTGGGACTTGAACCCACGACCAAAGGATTATGAGTCCTACGCTCTAACCGACTGAGCTACAGCCCCTTGGTGGATGGAGAGGGATTCGAACCCCCGAACAATAAAGAACTGGTTTACAGCCAGCCGCGTTTGGCCACTTCGCTACCCATCCAGCAGAGGAAGAAGAGGGATTCGAACCCTCGAAGGCTTTAACACCTTGGCTGTTTAGTAGACAGCTGCCTTAAACCACTCGGCCATTCTTCCATTGGATAGTTTATACACATACCCAGGTGTGACCTGTCCGAAAACTAGGCTTCCAAGTTGTGCTGACAATTATTGCAACGGTGTCCCCCAAGATCACGAATTGCATTGCCACCCAACTTTTGGATCTTGTCAAACTGTTCTCCATCTACTCCATCAATGTGCTGGAATGAAGTAATTAGATTAATTACATCGTAGTAACTATCACCAGTAAGACTAGATGCAGCCTCAATAATGCGACTTTCTAGTTTAGTAGATAGTTCAACTTCACGAGACAAACGGTGGATTAGCTGTTCAGGATTAGTACTACGAATGGTAGTTAGCTTTTTCCAATTTTCCAAATAGGCAGGCACTGTCTTATTGAGAAGAAGTTGTGCTGCAGCTTCCATATTGTTAATAATTTCATCCAATGAGTAGCCTTTAACTGAGATATTATCAAAGTCACCTTGAGCAACTGTACCATTAGTACAAATCAAACGTTCCATATAGGCACTTACTTGTGGAGTTTTACCATGATAGGCCTTAAAACGAATACCACCATTGGTACGATCACCACCAATTGCATCAATAAATACATCTGGAGTATGTACATTGACTACAAGTCCTTCATTATAGTCAAAGTGCCCAATAAGATCAGTATCCTTAAACACTCGACCAATCATTTCAGCTACCTTTTGTGGTGGAAGAATAACTGCACTGGGCTTATAAACAGACTGCAAGTCATTACTAATATGACTAAATACTCCAAGGTTGTCTCTGCTCTTATCCAAAATATAAGTTACTACATCAGATTGCATTTTGGCTGTCAACTTAACTAAAAAGTTGGCTGGTACTCCAATGTAGGTACAAAAACTTTTTAGACCATCTTTTCCAAGATAAAAGTTTTCTCCAGTGTTCTTATCCACTACTGCAGGACCACCACCCATAATACGAGTGCCTGGTACTGTTGAAGCAACTGCAGTAGTAACTGGAAGAAACTCCAGATCTCCTAACTGCACTGTACTAAAAGAAGGCACTTGTGAATCTACAAAGTCCTTCATTTCTTTAATTGTAAATGTACTCATAATTCTCCTAACTATGTTGTCGAAGATTCTTCGACCTAGTTAGTTTAAATGAACAGAATATACAAAACAACTCTTAAATAAGATCATCATCTATATAGTCAAAGTCTTCATCTTCTTCTGCTGACTTTAGGGCTTTAGGAGAATTAGCCTTTTTATTGGCACTCTGATACTCTTCGATTCTTTGGAATAGTTTTTCTCTAAGGTCCGGTGGTAGTACTTCACGAACAGCCATAAGGATAATGTCCAATTGTTGAATGAGGTCTTCTGGCCTGTAGCTATCTCCAGCTTCTTCATCAAACTTGGAGAGCATATCCATGGCCTGCATAGTTTGACTTAGCGTAGGACGAGTGTAGCCACTGACTAGATCTTCCCAACCTTTAGCAGCAATCACTTCATAGAATGCTTCAGCAGTAAGGAGACGATCAGAAGCATTAAGAATTGCTATATTCTTTTCCTTGGCTCTACGCTCTACTATCTCTCTAACAGCAATCTTATCAAAAGGAAGGTGATTCCTTTGGTGATTACGGATATTTTCGTAGTTAAGCCTATCGTCTATGGGTACCTCTAACTTCTCTTGTAGAGGCTGTATAGACCTTAACACTTCGGCATAACTCTTGGGAAACATTAGTAGGGTATCCACTAGGTTTCTAATATCTTCTCCAGCAGTACAAACCTTACACTTATTACTGGTCTTGTAGAGATAGGTTTCTCCATCAATCTGCTCACTGAGCAGTTCACTAGTAGGAGGGGTCATCTTGACTAGATCTTTATATTCTTTACTTCTCTTGTCCATTATTCTTCCTTGGGGGTGGGAGTGGGTGGTGTTATATTGATGGCATTCTCATTGATATAGGTTCTAGAGAATACTCCACGCTTGGGTGGAATTTCATCCCAACTACCAAACTTGGAAAGAACTTCTCGTTTTCTTCTTCGTTCCAATTGATAGTTACTTAGCCATCCTTCTTCTTTAATGACTGTGTGACTGGTACTAGTTCTCATATCTAGTAGCATTCGGTGTCCGATGTATTCTAGCTTTTGTTCATGGGTGTAGGTCTCCCAATGCTTGGGTAGTTTAATATTGTACTGCTGTACAATAAGATCGATTTCGGTAGGTTCAGCTACTTCTTCGTTTTCTTCATTCTCCAGATTCATAGTTTCCCCAAATGTTTTCACAAAGTGTCTTTAAAGCCTTACGCTTGTACATCCCTACTTGTGAACTCCACTTAGTGAAACCCATAATTTTTGCTACTTCTACTTCCTTACGGTTTTCTAGACACGAAAGGACTACGGCCTGTCTTTGTCTTAGAGGTAGTTCTTTTATACCCTCTAAGAGGTCGTAAATATTCACTGTTACCCCGTTGAGTAATTCTAGTTCGGGGTTACCACTAGTCTTATAGATCTCATACCATTCTCGATAGTTATTGAGCAAACGCTCTAATATCTGCCAAGTCATCTGTCCCTGAACGATCTCTTGCTTACGAGATTTTCTGGGCTGAGTCATTTTAACCTCTTCGGTATATTTGATTTTGTATATACCTTTGAGTGGCCTTCAAAGATTGTACTTTATCATTAATCTGTCTCCAAGCAGCATACTGTACAAAGTAGAAGTAACGATCATCACGAGTTTCCATACGAGCACGAGCCTGTAGATCACTCTGAGTACCACTTACCGGTTTACGGTAGGCTTCCCAATACTTATCGTCCCAAATATAGTAACTAAACTGAGCCTTTAAATATCTTCTGGTTACTTCTTCTTCAATGGCTACGATTGTACTCTGTAGGTTTAGAAACAAACGATCTGCTTCATCTGAACCCATATGTACATCACTATTAAAACGAGCAATAATCACTTCGGCAGGATGAAGATATTCCTTCATAAACTCTTCTACCATCTTTTCAATGGTTTCTAGAGCATCAAATTCTTCTGGTTTACTTTCCCAAGTAAACGCTCGAACTACAAAATTATGAAGGTCTCCAAACTTTTCGTCATGTTCTTCAGCAAGGCTAGGTTCTTGTAAACCTTCGAGGCCTTTCTTAAATTGACTCATTCGTTATCCATTCTTTATACTGACTGGCGACAAGGCCAATGGCTATAGCATCATAAACATCATAGGGTAAATCGGATGCTATTTCCTCTCCTGATTTTAGTATGTTATTTTCAATAACACAACTTTTTACTTCGTCTTTTGTACATTTGGCTTTGCCTACAAACTTCTTATGCCAAGCCTGAGGAGTAAACTGTTGATAGGCATACCCTCTCTGTAGAGTTAGGACTTTGAGTGTACTGGCTGTGGCCTGTACTAGTTCTCTTTGAGCCATCTGACCGAATGCCGGTACGATCTCCCAGGCTACATAGGCCACTCGATCTAGTAATGGATTAAATTCTGGAATTAATCTTCTCATTAAAAGATTCATCTTTTGATTAAAAGCCATACTCTTAGGGGCATCAGATATTGGACTTAGAAATCCATATTCTTGTACTTCCCCATTTAGAGAAGTTATAGACCAGCCTATCCTAGAGGAACCGGGGTCCAAACTTAAAATCACTTAGCCCATCGTTCACAGAAGTTTCTTGCTGGACACTCCAAGTATGTCTTATCATTCGGTCCATTGCAACAGGATCTGAGATCCGAGGGGTCCGAACTGCTGATGGCCACACGGACTTTGCTCCACTTTGTGTACACTTTTTGTAATTCTTGCTCATCTTTCTTAACCTCTATTGTTCTAAGTCTATGTGGGTATGCTTTTTCTACAAATAGTAGAGCCATACGATCTGGAGCACCAGGACAGTTGTCTTGGTATACTCTTAGTTGCATTGAGTAGCTGTAACTTGCTTCCTTAGGAAGCATATTGGTACTCTTAATGTCAACTAAAAAACGTTCTCCATCTGGAGTCGTTAGTTCCAGAACGTCCACTGCTCCAGCGATCATTCTTTCTTCGTTTAGAAACTTTACTTCGACCTTGTCTAAAGAGGTAAAACCCAAGTGGATCAACATGCTTTGTATGATTGAGTGGAATGCTGACCCCACTTGAAAGGTCATTTGTAGAGTTGGGCTTATTCGTTCTTCTTGTAATAGTGGTCTCCATTCAGGGTGAAACTTATAGTATAGTTGCATCTCTCCGGCAGTAATGTCACTGCTCGGGTGATACATATTGTCGAATTTGCGTTCTTTATTATAGACCTTTACCGGATACTCTTCAGGCCAGTCGGCATGAATTAGAGCTTCCTCCAAGTGTGGAGTAATAGGTTCCTGGGTCTGGTAAGTAGCCAGAGTTCTTTCTAAAAAGCTCACTCATTTTCCTTTAGTCTTAGATAGTCCGAGTATAGTTCCAAAAAGTCATCTTTATCAAGGACCACTAGATCTAGTAATACTGGCAGGTTCTCGGGAGTATTCTCCCGTTCTCCCCACTCGGTCATCTCGATAGTAGGACCATAGAGTCTTATAGCCAATACTGGTCTACTAAGCCAACTCTTATTTTGAGCATGGCTTTTAACGGTGTTCCAAATAGTTTTCGTTATACTAAAAGATGAACTTTGAGTGCTTTTACATTCTATCATGAACTCCATTCCCTGGAATTCGGTAGTTTGAAGATCAGCCTTCTCCCACTTGGCACCAGAACCGATGGTTCTTTTGCTCTTGGGCCACTGTTCTTCAAGTTCACGCTCTTGGCGTTGACTCATCTTAGTTTGAAATTTTCCCATGGTCCATCTCTGCTAAGTGGGTATAGAGACCGTCTAGCTCTATTGTAAACAATGTTGTATTGTCTTTGGATAGTTTTAGTAGTAAAGACTCTTTGTCTTTACAAATACTACATTCACTCATTATACATTCCTAATTGTTCTTGTACTTTTGTAAGTTCTTCTAATGCTTCTTCTTGAGTATAAACATCATACTTGTTACTCTTACCCACCGGTTTTAATACTATACAACCAGACGGTGACTTGTCTAAGTGTTCTAAGAGCCCTCTATGAAACTTCTTCATCTGCTTTTTAAGCTTACGAGGAGTTTTAGACGTCGGGGGTATCAATATCATCTGAATCTTCTGTTAATGGACGTCCAAAGTATTCGTCCTCTTGGCTAGTTAACACTAGAGCGTTACCGTTCTTAATGGTGTCAGTAATTTCAGCAGCAAACTCTTCACCTCGGCCTTGGTCCCAGATGGCTTGGAAGAAACTATCTCGTCCTTGAGCCTTAATGTCTTTCCAAGAGAACCAGGCACCCTGTCTCTGAGCCACTCCCAGTAGAATTCCCATTCGAGCAAGGTCTCGTTTAGTGTCAATACCCGGATGGTCTAGAGTAGAGTTCGGTTGATTATAGAAGTCCGTCCAACCTTCCCGGAAAGGAGGGCCATAGGAGTTTTTAACGGTTTTCATTACGATCGGATTACCTACCTGCACGTTTTCTCCGTCGACCTTATCGAAGTATTTATCACTGCCTGGACGGAGATAGATACGAACACTCATAGCATGCTTTACGGCATTACCACCGGGAGTCATAGGACGATTATATCCATCCATGTCCTGTCGAAGTTGGTTGAGATAGAAGACTGTAACATCGTAGAGATTGGCTAGAGGAGCAACAGTTTGTACATTTCTCTTCATTACTCCAGCATTACCACCCATCTTGTCATTCTTGTCGGTAAGTTCATTCATAGAGTGCTTGGTTGCTGCTCCACCTACACTATCCCAGACAATAGCACAGATCTGCTTACTCTTGATTAAACGAACCATCATATCCGTTCCAGTTTCAGCATCTGGTGGCTGTACTACAATTAGACTCTCGTCAACTTTAAGTCCTAGCTTTTCAGCCCATTCAGGATTAAATCGATGTTCTAGATCAATAACTGCAACCATCTTTTCACCCTTATAGAAATCATAGCAATCCTTAAGAGCCATAAAAGCAAAACTACTTTTACCCGAATGCTCTTTACCAAAAAACTCAATTAGTTTTCCCTCAGGCCATCCACCTACAGCCAATAGATAATCTAGTGCTGGGGAGAAGGTAGGTATTACTTTAATCTTCTCTATATTGTTGCCTCTTAAAGCAAGTGGTTTACTTCCCTCCGGAGTAAACTTATTTAGATCAGCAATTAATTTGTCCATTTCATCGCCACGTGCCATTATTCTTCTTCCTTTCTAGGTTCTGCTACATATTCTTCAAACGGGTGACATTTAAGAGTATAGTGGGGTGGATTATTATGAACCCAAGTGCCACTAGTTCCTTGAATAATTTCTCTTATATCTCCAAGTCTTCGATAACAATTACTACAAAAAGCTCTAACCCACTCATCCATTATTTCTCCCAGTGTTTTTTGTCTTCCCAGATTTCAGTATCTTCATTAACATGCTTTTGTCGGTGTAGTAAGAAGTCTAGTGCTTTATGAAATCTAATATTACATATATGACAAAAGTGTGTTATTCTATTCATGACTTCTTACCGTTACAGCCTTTTTTAACACAACTACCGTCACGATTCTTATTATGCTCACAAGGATTCATTTCTTGAGGAATAAGTCTCTCTTTACAGTCTGGGCAAAAGAAACTATAGTATGGTTTAAAGACTCCATATTCATTAATCTTTCCATGTTTACAGTCACTCACTTCTTGCTCCTTGCTATAGCAATCATACCAAATGTCATAATAAGAGTATCTACTATCATTACCCAACTGTTCATGATGCCTTTTCCTTTAATAGATCTAGTCTAAAAATATTTCTTAGGCTTAATCCACTCTTTAGTTTTTCAATTTCGAGAAGAACTGGAGCACCCACTTCTAGGTGATCTCTGGTTCGTGCATAAGTTTCTGGGAATGCTACAATCTGGATACTCTCATCCTTAGGGGTTTCTTCTTGTTCTTCTCCATAGACTTCATCCTCTCCAACTTCACTAGCATGTAGAGGTAACTCTACCCAGATTTGACACATCTCTGCTCCAGGATTCTTACCACTCTTGGTTACTAGTGTCTTAACTTTTACAATTAGTCCACCGACCATGGCTTTTTCTCCAGTAAACATACTACTCTCTCCTGGGAAGTTATCCTCCTCAGAGATTATTTCAATATAATCACCAAGAGGATCAACACTAACAAGGGTTCCCAGTAGCTCTTGCTCGTGTTTGCCCCTAGCATGGATTTCTTCCTGAAGATCCGCATAGCAATCGAAAGTAGGGAGAGAGCCATGACAATGCTCACAATCATCTTTACAAGTTCCATCTATATTCTTAAAGTCCTTTCTGGCTTTCCAGTATTGATAGAGTGCAGTCTTACTATCTCCACACATACTATCGAATACTCCACACTTAATGAGACTAATAGCAGCTCTCTTATTGATCTTTCTGCTAGGAACTCTCTTAACAAAATCTTCCATATCTGTATAGGGCCCTAGATTTTGTAGTTCTTGTGCTCCACTGGCTACAAACTTAACACTACTTAGACCATATCTAATAGCACCACTCTTGGTTAGAGTAAATCTATTGCCACTCTCATTAATGTCTGGGCCTAGTACACTAATACCCATTCTTCTAGCTTCACGAGTATAGACTACACTCATAATAGGATTAGTTCTAAATAGAGCAGCCATAAATTCTTTAGGGTAGTAATGCTTTAAGTAAGCACACCAGTAGGCCACCATAGCATAACCGTAACTGTGACTCTTATTAAACCCATAGGTACCGAAGGCCTGCATCTCATCGAATACTGCTTCTCCAATTTTAGGATCTACTCCTTGGTCTTCACAACCTTTAAGGAAGATTATTCTTTCCTTCTTCATCTTGTCGAATAGCATCTTACCCATGATCTTTCGAACACGGTCAGTCTCACTCAAGGAATATCCGGCTAGTTCTACACAAGCCTGCATAATCTGTTCCTGATAGATAAAAGTACCATAGGTACTACCCAAAACTTTTTCTAGATTCGGATGCTTGTACTTGACCCTTACTTTACCTTCCTTCTTCTGAAGATAGAGTTCCAGAAGGTTTAATCCGGTCTCAGCATCTGTACTTCTAGTAATACCCGGACGACATACAGCAATCATGGTACTTAGATCTTCAATACTTCTAGGTTGGAATCTTTTAACCAAACTTCTAAGGTTACTGGTTTCGATTTGAAAGTTACCAATATTATAACTAGTACAGATACTGTCCCATACTTTAGGGTCTTCGTAAAAGGTTCCCCAGTCGTATTGCCAGTCATAGAAGTGAGGAAGAGCATCTGCTCCATGGTTTTGCTTAATTAGGTTAAAGGCATCCATTAGTGTACTAAGGGTTCTTAGTCCCAACATATCGATCTTAACAAAACCCAATGCTTCAACATCCCACATGTCGAATTGAGTTCTAACATCACCATTCTTATAACGAAGAGGCAAACGTCCAATCAAACTATCTTTAGAGACCACTACACCAGCAGCATGAGCACTAGCATGTCGAATATGAGTGAGAAACTCGGGCATCATCTCGAATAATTTAGGATACTTTTTCTTCCAAGGAAAAAACTCTTTTTCGTATGCCTTCTCTACTCGATCCCAACCATAGTGTCCTGCACCCTGATCTGCTATATTCCAATGGTCTTCTACAATATTACAAATCTTGTCTGTATCGGTTCTGTCAATATTGAGTCCACGGCAAAGGTCTCTTAGAGTTTGCTTTACTCCTAGAGTATTTAGAGTTCCAATACTAGCAATATTGAACTTACCGTATTGCTGCTCCAAATGCTCTCGAACCAACTGTCTTTCGTTTCTAGGAAAGTCAATGTCGATGTCCGGTAGACTTGCTCGTTCTGGGTCCAGGAATCTTTCGAACAGTAGTCCGGCCTTAATGGGATCTACCTCAGTAATATCCAGACAATAAGCCAGAAGAGACCCTCCAACAGACCCACGACTAGGACCAATAAGATAGCCTTCTTCCTTAGACCACGATATGATATCTTTAACCGTAAGAAAGTAGCCAGGAAATCCTTGATTGCAGATAATCGCAAGTTCATAATCCAACCTCTTCTTATATTCTTCTATTTTATCAGCCAATACTACAGGAGTAATCTTACGATCAAAACCTTCCCAAACCATCTTGGTAAGTTGCCTCTCATCCATTTCTGGAGTAGCAAAGAAGACAGGCATACTTCTACCTTCAGGAATTCTAGCATCTGATCTACGAGCAATCTCACTAGTATTCTTAATGGCTTCACTCACTACACTTTCGGGTAGATAACTTAAACGTTCACGAGTTTCAGCCTCACTAAAGAGACACAATTGGTTAGGACCATAGGAGAATCTTTCAGGGTCTTCCATATTCTTACCCATTTGAATTGCAGTCATTAGTTCGTGAGCATACCAGTCATCTGGTCGAGCATAGTGAGCATCACTAACCGTTAGTAAGGGCACAGAGAACTCTTGAGCAATCTCTACCACTCTTTCATTCCATCGATTACTCTCTTCACTTAGATAAGTGTGGAGTTCTAGATGGAAGTTATCACCAAAGATGGCTTGGTAACGAGAAATTCTCTCTATGGCTTTTTCAAGATTACGATCAGCACCATGAAGATGCTTACCGATACAACCACCCATACAACCACCAGTGACCATTAGGCCTTCTGAATACTTTTCTAGTAGTTCCCAGTCAAATCTAGGATTACCATAGTAGGTTCCTTCAATGTAGGCTAGACTACTTAGGGCCCAGAGATTCTCTAGTCCCTTTTGATTAAGAGCAACCATAGTCATATGGTCATAGTTCTGGCCTTTTTTGCCTTCTTTAACCCAACGGTCTTCGGTAAAGTAACCTTCCATACCGAATAGTGGCTTAATTCCAGCCTTATCGGCTTCTCTCTGTAACCTAAGGTGGCCGCTTACCTCTCCATGGTCAGTTAGTGCTATAGAACCTTGACCTAGTTCTACTGCTCTAGAGACAATTTGCTCTACGGTTGCTAGTCCATCTAAGAACGAATGTTCCGAGTGTACATGTAGGTGGGTTAGGTTATCCATACTCTTAGTTTAATAGATCTTGGTATAGTAAACAAGATAATTAGTAGAGCCACTTAAAGAAAAATATTATAGCAGCAAAAGATGCTAGGAATAGTACCATTCCAAAAGGCAATAATAATAGGTAGTACCAGTCACTCTTGTTTTCAGCAACAAGAGTACCAAGGCCTAAATATATTGCTATTGGAGTAATTATTTCCAAATAGAATTTTATGTGAGTGAGATGTGATAACATTAGGCCTCAACAATGGCTAGAATGTGTTCTACTAGGAACACTAGATACTCTTGTTCATCAATTTCGATCTTTTGAGCACTTCTCTTGGCAAACATTACTCGATCTCCAACACTAATACCAGTTGGGATAATTGAACCATCCATAGCAGTTCGTCCAGGGCCTACAGCAACTACTGTTCCAATATTGGACATCTCGGTAGCACCATCTGGTATAAAGAGTCCACTTTCAGTTTTTTCTTCTACTTCATCCAACTGTAGTATTACTTTATCTTCTAGAGCATTAAATGACATTATATTCTTTCTTTAGATTAATTGAGATCCGGTGGTTGTGTGGAGGCTTGATGCGAGGAAGGAACAAGACCAACCACCGGACTCTCAAACTTATTCTGCTGATAGCTTCTTACGAAGTCGATCTGCAGTAGTTTCTTCTTCTAGAGGAACATATTCGTCCTCTACATATTCATCTTCATCAGAGGTTACAAAAGCTTCTTCTTTGGCCTCTGGCTTAATGCCGTGTAGTTGAGCAGCATAGTAGTCTTCACTACCGATTCGAGTCAAGAATCCTTCAATGTCTGGAACAAACTTAGCATAACGAGTATCAATATTTTCAATTGGCTTAGGATCTAGTGCAAAGGCCATATAGGTAGTATCTGTACCTGCACCTTGTCGCATAATCTCGATTTCACGATCACGAAGACTGCCATACTTTTCAGAAATAACAGCAATCTGATTCCAGAAGTTACGCATGCCTTGACTTACGATACCTACATAAGGCTTCTTCTTAATAACGGTCTTGCCGCCTTCTTCAGATTCATAGTTACTGACAACATCACGGTAACCGGTCAGTTTCTTCTGTCCATCAACCTCTTCGTAAACTTCTTCACGAAGAACTGCTACACCGTAACCAACATCACGTCGATAGACTTTATCGGCACATAGTTCACAACTAGCATCGAATGCTTGTCGACAAACAAATGTCTTAGTCTTACCATCATGAGCAGGAACATTTTCGTGTACTGGAACAACAAAGATGTCATTAGCATCGGTTAGAAATCTTACAGCCTTGCTTTCGCCGGCCTTCCAGTAGAACCAGTTGGTCTCTACATAGTCTTTACTTGGAGCACTGCTCCGTTGGGAACGCTCTAGGCTTTCCTTTACTGCTGCCATACCTTTTTTTAGTGCCATTTTAGTTTCCTTTAGTTTGGGTTTTGGTTTTTATTCGTTGGCCTAAGCCACTACAAGTATAGGTTAATACTCGTATTAAATCAACTAATTTCAGATAGTTCATAAACAAAACTACTTAGACTAGAAGGTACTTCAGTTAAACTTGCTGGGTCTTCTCCATCGGGAGTATCTATAACTTTTACACTAGTATAGTCACGAAGAGCGTCAATTAGATTATGAGTAGAGGCTCTACCAGGAGCATCTCCATCTGGAAAGATGGTGACTTCTGGGAAATTTCTTAGTAGTTCTAGTTGAGGCTTAGATACTTTAGCTCCAAAAGTAGCAACTACATTGGTTATACCTCTACTCTTTAGCACTAGTACACTCATAGGACTCTCTACTACATAGACTGGTTTATTCTTTGAAACATTATCGTAGTTGTAGAGTCCATATTGTCTAGGAAAGCTCTTGGAGTTTTTATACTTAGCAATTCCTTCTATGTTCTTTATTTTTCGAGCCACCCAACCTACAAGTCGTCCGTTCATAAAGTGAGGAAGTACCACTCGATCACAGTTTACGATTACTTCATTACCATTGACTCGAGCAATCTCTCTACGTCCACTATCGAGTCCAGTCTTCATTTCTTTCTGTACTTCTACACTTACTCCACGTTCAGTGAGATAGTCAGTGGGTTGAGTCCATCGTTCCAAGATCTTTTCATTATACTTGGGTATATCTACACGTTGCTCTTTTTCATCATCGAATAGTTTACCCAATCGTTCCATAAATTGCTCTACAGGCATATGCTTTAATCCAGTGGCATAGTTCTGGAGTTCGGCAATAGCATCATCTCGAGAAATATCCATACAGTTCTGCACTAACCAGATAATACTTCCACCACCACAAGTAAAGCAATTAAAAAGTAAACTCTCTCTATTTAAACTTGCACTAGGGTTACTGTCTCCATTTTTATGCATACCAAATGGAAGTTTACAAGAGTGTATTAGTTCTGTATCGTTCTCAATAATTTCATGAGCCCCAATAAGGTCTCTTAAAACTCCTTCGGCATCTAGTCCTTGGAAGATCTCACTAAGTTTATTCATTATTTTTGATCGTAACTTTCCATATGTATGTCTCTATAGTAACCTTCTAGTGCTCTATAGTCATTTAACTTTAATAGAGAGACCTTATCGTTTTCAAGAAGTTCTAGTGCTTGTTGACAGGCCTTAGTGTAGCCTTTATGCCAGCTCTTCTTACGAAACTCCCACCATCGAGGGACATACTGAGAGTTAAGTTCAAGCCAGTTTTTTAAGTTCTCTATGTGTCTATCTAGGGCTAGGGACATTGCTTACACTCCATATATGTGTAGGGTTTCCATTGGGATCAAGAGCATAATGAGACTCTCTTTCTCTTTCTAGAACATGAAACTCATCTAGACCACAAACTACTACTTCTTTTCTATTTTCATCATAGTAGGCACTAGTGCACTTGATCATCATTAGACTCCAAGATATACTTTTCAACAAACTTTTCTAGAGCATAGTTGACATACTGTTCGAGACTCATACCCTTTTCTTCAGCTGCACTAAGTATCTGTTTAAGTTCAGCATCAGAGAAGTCTAGTTCTACTTCAACCATGTTAGGATCAATAAGTTTTCCATCAGAGTGATATAGATTTTTTTGTCTATTGATTTCAGTTAGCTCTTCATTGCTCATATCTGCCATCTCCTCTGCAGTAAAGTCATTATTCTTCGTCATACTCTCTCACAATCTTTAGACTAGTCTGTTCTCTTAATTCAAAACTCATCATATAGCTCTTGAGATCACTTCTACGACTCTTAAGTATATCTAGAACCAAGGCCTCTTGCTGTTTCATTTCTTTAGTAGCACCAATACCAAAAGCCCAGTCTACAATCTGCTCAATTTGACTAGTTAGTCCAATCTGGGCAAGACCTCCACGACCTTTTTTACTCTTGGTTGCTTCTCGGTTAAATTGGGCTAGCCATACACTAGCCATACCCATCTCTCGATTGATACTGGCTACATCAGTGATCACTTCAGCCATCTGTAGGGTTTGAAAGTTACTATTAGTACCATAGTTCTTTTCAGTAGTAATCCAACTCAACTGGTCACCGACCATTAGATCAGCCCCCCAGTGTTTGGCCTTCGAGTAAAGTTCGATTACTGTTCGTTCACTCTTACGACTAGGACTATCGATTAGAAGGTATTCACCAAACTCCATAACCTCTTCTCGTGCCTCTTTTAGTCTTTTAAGTTCGTTAGGGGTAAGCTGTCCTCGTTCATATCTCGTATATGGTACACCGGATACAAGGCAGTCTAGTCTCATAAGAGTTAGTTCTTTTCTTAGTTCTAGAGAAGCAAAATAAACCTTTTGCTTTCTTCTAGCAGCCTCAAGAGCAATAACACTACCAATCCAACTCTTACCTACGTTAGGAATACCGACCACTACAGCCAGTTCACCTTTTTGGATACCATACATCTGTTCATTAAGTTCATCCCACCCAAAGTAGATGCCTCGTTTTTCATGAGCCTTACTCAGAGAGTTTTCGATGTACTCATTGCTTCTACGATCATAACCCTCACCATAGATTTCGATTCGTTCACGAGTAGAAGTATCATTCTGGATTTGAGTAAGACTGTTAAGAGCCAAACTAATACCGGCCTCAGGATCTTTTTCTAGTTCACTTGCAGCCTTTAGTAGAACATTTTGAGTAGTACTTCTACGATACTTGGTCATTAGTTCATCAACTAGAACAATGGGTAGATACTCTTCTTCTGGCCATTCATTCTTAACAAAGTAGTCAGCAAACTTGGTCTCTAGAAAATCTCTATCAACCGTCTGTCTAAACTCACTCTTTAGATAGTAATCAAGAGTATATTCGAATAGTTCACGAACTCCAGCATCAAAGAAGTGTTCGGGCCTTACTCCTTTATCCCAAATAATCTTAATATTCTCTAACTTTACGAAATGAGGTACAAAACTCTTTTCAATGTCCACTAGTAAATCTTCCTCTGCTTACCTTCACTAATCTCGGACAAGGTTCTATCACGAGCATGTTCTCTAAAGTCATCTCCTACCATATGGTGGATAATAACTCGTTCCTTCAATAGACTAAATATAGCAGATCCATAGCCGGTATTCAACTCCTCTATGCTCATATTAGTGGTCATAAAGGTTGGACGATTATCTAATGCTCTTTGACGAAGAACATGGTCAAAGGTTGCTTCAGAGAGATTGTTTTTACTTCGGAATTCTTTTCCAACATCATCGAGAAAGAAAATATCACTCTTAACCACTTTAGACTCAAATCTAGCTTTTTCTTCATTGCTACCCCATCCTCGAGTAAACTCATCTACCATTTGAGTAAAAGTAGCAAAGTAAACTGTATATCCAAGTTTAACTAGTTCTTTGGCCATAAGTGCAGTTAGTAGAGTTTTACCCGTACCCCAACTGCCATGATAGAGTAGACCCATGCCACCCTTAACCATTTGTTCGTGTCTACCCAAGTAAAGTTGAGCAGTTGCTAGAGCATTATCGTCACCCTTAAAGTCATCCCAGTTTAATCTTTGGTAGTTAAGTCCAATACCGGCATTGAGATAGTGCTTATAGAGCTGCAACTGTACCTTACACTCTCCACAACTACGATCACTACAACTAGGACAACCACTCTTGTTAATCTTTTCAAATTGAGGGTTTTTGATCTCTAGGTAGTCGGTCTCTTCATCTTTAAGAAACTTATACTTTAAGTCCACATAATCTTTGGCCCAATTAAAGGGCGAGTCGATTGAGGAAGTCATTAGAATCCATTAACCCTTCTACGCTAACTTTCGGTTCACTTTGCTTAATTATATCTTGTCTAAGCTCTATATACAACTTGTCTTGAATCCATTTACTACCTTTACTAAAAGCAGTAACGGTCATTACTTGTCCATTGAGTAGACAATTGTATTTGTCAAATAATAAAGCAATCATAGGACCAGCATCTAGTCCATATCGTTCTTTAAAACTCTTCATAATAGCGATCTCTTTTTCCCAGGATACTACATATTCATATCCTTGTGCTTCTTTAAATCTATTAGCAAAATAGACAAGAAGGTCTTTGGGTTTGGCTTCGGACAGATCTATAGAAGCATTAAAGCCTTCTTTTACAGACTCAACTGCTACTACTATTTCGTCATAACTGTCATTGTCGTAATCCTGTAAAGGAGTACTAGCGGGTTTCTTTTCTATTGTCATTCTTATATCCTCTTACTGTAAGAAACTTTTCACTAACATCAGAGAAGGTATGGATTTTTTTATTAATCCATTCTCTAATGTCTTCATCTAGGTCATGTATACTTCTACCGTTAGAACCAATGGCCGAAATCTTGTCTTTACCGATCAAGATAAAACGCCATTGAATTGTAGGGTTATCTTTATTGGTCTCTTCGTGTCCGTAGAGTTGTACCCATCGGTTATCTAACCCACAGATAAAACCTTCATAGACGAAGCTATCACTATAGATCTGTACTTCTTGTTTTCTACTAGCAATAATAGCCAAGTTTCTTTCGAACATGACTTCTTCACTTTGTGCTAACTTTTCTATTTTGTCCATTACGACCACTCCATTGGGGAACTAGTTCCTTGATAAAAACCATTATACATCTTTGAACTACTTGCATTGAAGAACAACATCTGGGCAATACTAGAACCTACTTCGATATAGCTCTCGGCTTGTACTGAGACCATCATACCACATGCTCCTTGATACCCACTATCGAATAGACCATTTTCTCCACTACACCCACTCTTGGCCATGGTACTTCTAACCAGAGTAAGTCCACAAATATTACCGGGTAGGTCTAGCTTAGCACTAAACTCTATCTGGTATCTCTGTCCGGGTTCTAAACGGTACATGTCTACACTATTTTTAAGCTCTACATCTACAGGGTAGCTAAAAGCTCTAAGAGGAGAGTATTCTGGCAGTTGCCTTTGATTTTCTTTATTGGCAAACAATACCAGGGGCCCATTGATAGTATAGACATTTTCTACTCTTAAGTCAATACTATTCGGTTGGATATCTTCTTCATCTACTCCGGTAATAAAACCAAAGTCTACGATATCCTTAGGGTTAACAATACCGTTCATTATCGTCCTGATACTGCCCTTAGCCACTCGTCCTTAACAGAAGGTTCTACGAAGTTACCACGAAGTGTACTGGTCACTGTACTAGTTCCCGGCTTCTGTACTCCTCGCATGGCCATACAAAGATGCTCGGCCGAAATATAGACTCCTACACCTTGAGGTTGTAGTCCACAATCGTAGAGAGTGTCAGCAATCTGACTTCCTAGTCTCTCTTGTACTTGGAGTCTTTTGCTATAAGCATCAAGTACCCGAGCCAATTTACTGAGCCCAACAACACGACCGCCCTTAGGGATATACCCAATAGTAGCAGTACCAAAGAAAGGAGCAAGGTGGTGCTCACAAAGGCTATAGAACGGGATGTCACGGACGATAACCATTTCATTTGAACCTTCTTTAAAGATAGCTTTTTCTACAAGAGCTTGAGGGTCAATATTATAACCAGCAGTCAACTCTTGATACATTTCTGATACTCTACGAGGAGTGTCCAATAGACCTTCACGCTCTGTATCTTCTCCCATTGAGGCCAGGAGTGCCTTTACTGCTACTTTACCTTCATCTAGGTACATAATACTTACTCTTCTTTCTTTTCTTTTTTAGATATATAAAATTCTGCATTACAAAAATCACAAGTGATTAGTTCTTTGGGTTCTACTGCCCTAGAGGCTTTACTAAAGTCTCCGGTACACTCACTACACCTCACTAGCGTGCACGTTCATTAGCAGGCCAGATATAGTTGTGTACTTGTACATTTAGACTCCAAGGGAGCTTGTTCTCTAGAATTAGTTCTACTAGTTCACTAGTAGGAAACACATCCCAAGCACTACCAGCCCAGAATCGAACTCCCGGCTTGACTTCATCCTTGAGACTATTCCATACTTCAATGGCTAGTTCAAAGTCGTGTCTGTCTTTACAGACAAACTTAATACCACTACCACTACGAAGATTGAGAGCATTAGTTCTACGATTTTCTAGTTTAGTGTCCCCTTCACCAGAACCCAATAGTTTCCAGTCCATCATAAAGTTAACAGTTCTAAGAACATTCTCACTATAGATAAAACTACCATTAGAAAAACTCTCTACTTCAAATCCTTCACTGACCAATAGCACAATGAGTTCTTCCATTTTACTATTGGGCTGTAGAAAGGGTTCTCCTCCAGTTAAACAGATATTATTGGCTCCAGTTTCTTCTCTCTTGTCTTTGCAGTCTTTGAGAAGTTCTTCTGGAGTACGCTTGTAACTACCACCTTCTGCTCCCCAGATCTTAGGATCTACAGCAAAAGGAGTATCACAAGGCCAGCCAGCACAAGTCATATTACAACCGGCAAATCTTACAAAGTGTGTAGGAATTCCGGTTCTAGGACCTTCACCCTGGGTACTAACATAATGTTCTACTAATCTTAGATCAGCCATTTTCTTCTTCCTCTTCTACTTTCTCAGTAGTTGGTAGGTCATCTGCCATCTTTAACTTATCGTTAAACCAGCCAGTATCTTCGTTACCGATTCGTTCCATAGTTACTTCTTTTTACCACAGGTGCATTCACCACAACCACAAGCCTGTTGCTTTTTAGAGATTCTCTTGACCTGCTCTGGAGCCACTGTCTTCTGGTAGATACCATTCTTTACACCTTGGCTAAACATATGAATAAAAGCTCCAACACCCATAAAGAATAGTGCTGGTAGAATTAGTACTAATACTATATGCATTATTGTTCCTCTTTCTTAGGAGCAGCCTTCTTCTTAGGTGCTGCTTTCTTTGCTACTGACTTTTTAGTAGTATGACTAACTTTAGCTGGTTTATTGTCTAGAGTCTTTGGTGCCTCATCTCCCATTGGAAGTGGAAGGTCTGGAATACCAGGCCCATTATTACCACCAAAAGTTCCTTGTAACCAATTTAAAAAATTCTTTCCTGCACCCATTACTATACTCCTCTACAATAGGCCACCGATGTAGGCGTCTCCCACACGGCTACTTCATACAACTTAAGATCGTTACCAAATTCTACCTCAATGTCGTTCTCAATCTGCTCCCAACCCCAACGAGCAATATTTTCTGCTGTAGGGATGTAGGGAAATACAATATAGTTCCAGTCTTGCTCTTGGGAGATAGTTTCCATCATACTACGAACTATATCGTCATTTTGCCAAACAGCAAACCCATGATCTAGGACATCATGAATTCTATTGTTCATAATTGTCTTAAGATTACCAAAGTCAATAAGCATTCCATGATCAGGACGGCTAGGGTCATCAATTATATCTCCTTCACAGGTTACTCGAACTTTATAACGGTGACCGTGTGGGTTTCGACATTTACTACCATGAGTACTAACACGGTGTCCTAGATCAAATTCGATTTCTTTACTAATAAGATTCATTCTTACTCCTAACTAATATTAATTATAGTGCTTTTATTCTTCGGGAACAACTGTTTTAAGTTTTTCTTCCCATTGCCATTGCTCAATCCAACTCTCAACAATTCCATAGGCATGATACCGTCCTAGTTCATAGTTTAAGGGTGCATCTGAGTCATCTACATGTGGAGCAAATGCTCGTATATTATTCTTGGCTCCTGTTAATCGAAAGATCAACATCTCTACTAGATCCTGCACACTAGTCCTTTCCAAATCCCTTAAAAATCTTTTTAGTTCTAAACCCAGTTTGATATAGTCTTAGAGTTTTAGGCTTTTCTGGTTTACCCTTATACTTCCACTCAAAACGATGAAATTTACGAGCACCGATAACTCCTTCACGAAGTCCCCAGCGATGTCTTTTAAACGGGATGGCTTGTATAATTGGAGTACCTTTGGGTATAGTGCCTGTCCAACCTTTCTTTAAGACAAATGGGAAATTGACACTCATGGCATTAAAACGATCAGTGTCCACTATTCCTGGAAGGCAGTAGAAGGGTAGTTCATGTCTATGTAGAGGGTTAACCCATAGAATACTATAACCACGAGGAGCTGCTAATATATAGTCACAGTTCCATTTATGGATGGCTTCATCATAACCCTCTGGAATGGGGTAGTCAGGAATCTGCATTAAATCATGTCCACTAACTAGACTAGGAGTACAGGTAAAGCTAGTGTTATCCTCAGTTCGAGTAACAACAACATCTTCAGCAAGTGTTATAACATAGCCTACTGTTAGTGTATCCAATACCGGCATACAGAACTTTACAGTAGGTATAGACTTTCCATCATCATAGGTACCTACTGTACCATCTCCACCCCATAGTGGCATATCCCGCATCCATTTGGGCATTACTCTTAGAACAGGTTTTACGTTCTCGATGTTGGGCTGTATACCTGGAGTCTGTCTCTTAAAGTTATGACTCATACTTACACGTATATGTTTCATACTAGTTTTCCTCTACTGCTGCTCTTACACGCAAGAAAGCTGCAACTAGATCTCCACTCGGAGAGTTTAGAGCAGCATATAGTCTTACAACATTGGCTCCGTATAGTACACGTCCGGTAAATACTTTATTGTTCCAAATTCTCTGTACTAGTCCATCAATCTCTACATCAGTATCGGTATTGATCTTCATACCGAGCATAAGTCCCAATCCATGTAGACTAGCTTCAGTGCAGCCTTGAAAAGCATGTCGTGCCTGTTCACCACGAGACCTTACCTGAGCCAAAAACACTGGGTCACTAGTGGCTCGAAACATAGCATACCCAGCGGCAACACTAACAGGATTTCCTCCAAAGGTGCTCAAGTGAGTAAAGGGATTGTCTACGCTCATAGAGTTCCATCGTTCACCACTAGACAAAACTGCTCCTAGAGGATATCCACCACCAAGAGCCTTACCTAGTGTAACTATATCTGGGTGTACATCTTGATACTGATCTAGTACAAACTGAGTACCAGTTCTACCAAAACCCGTCTGTACTTCATCAATTACCAATAGTACTCCGTGGCTCTTACACCAGTCACTAACATACTTGGCCCATTCAGGGTCAATGGGTACTACCCCAGCTTCCCCCTGTACGAGTTCCATAAAGAAAGCAGCTCGGTTTCCATATTCCTCTGGGATTTCTTCTCCCTGCTGGACCCACCGAGTAAGCTCCGGACTAACCATATGAGCGAAAGGCTCACGATAAGTTGGCTTATAAGTGAGACTAAGACTACCGAGACTACGACCATGGAATCCATCCTTTAGTGCTATAAAACCCTGTCTCCCAGTTGAGAGAGTGGCTAACTTCATTGCTAGTTCATTTGCTTCGGTACCACTAGTACAGAACCAAGTTCTACACTCTTCGGCAATACCATTACTCATAGTTAGAGTAGAAAACCTTTCGGCAAGAGCTTCAGCATATTTCAATTGCTCTTTAATATTAAACTCACCGTAGACATTAATATGAGCATACTTCTCTACTGTCCTCTTGACTGCTTTTTGAATAGGTCCATAGTTATGACCCATATTATTAACAGCAATACCACAAGCCATATCAAACATATCACCATACTCTTTGGTATGTAGGTAGCTACCTTGTGCACCTCTAATAGTAATATCATAGGGCCAAGGATTAGTTCTCGCTAGAAAGTCCATCTTCTTCTTTCTTTTGTTCAATTAAAAATAGATCTTCTGCACTATAGGGATCAATCTCGTCATAGACCCACTCTACAATAACTCTACCATCGATGGCTTTACCGACCACTTGGCCTAGACTAGTCTTAACTGTAACTATATCCCCAACTTGAAACTGATATTCTTCATCCACTGGCATCTCCTACATATATATCAAAATCATCAACAGTATCAAACTGTTCAAAGAATTGTGGAAACTGCATATAACCGAGGTCACAAATTCTAGTAACCATAAGGTCTTCTAGTATATCATTTATTCCGTCATCTTCTCGAAGACAGGCTACTGTACTAATACTACTATGCCACTTCTCGATAAATTCTTCTACTTCATCAAGGTAGTCTACTACACAAAATCTAGCATCTCCATATAGTGTAGTAAAAATCTCAGGACTTATCAACTCTTCTCTGCGAATATACTTTTGTACATAATTAGCAGAGATAAATTGCTGTACTAATTCACTCTTACGAGTTAGTGGCAGTTTACCTCTAAACTGATCGACCATTTCTCCATACATAACAGTCATAATGTCACTAATTTCTTTCCATTGCTTTTCACTAACACGTCCTATAATTATATAGAACTTGGGACTTAGGCAACCTTCTCCATAGAAAGAAAAGAAATCAAAACAAATTTCATTAATGGTAACTGGAGTAAGATCCTCAGCACGAATTATCCCAAAACTAAACTTGGGTCCATGGACGTGTACTGTTCTATGTTCACTCTCTAGACCAATAAAGGCGTCTACTGTATCTTGTCCTCCAAAGACCACTACATCAGTGGCTTCTTCTAGAGCAGTTCTCCACTCCTCAGAAAGTTTTAATTCATCACTAGCAGTATTAAAGACTTTAGTTTGAACATCTTTACCGTGATGTTCTATCACATTCTCAATTAAGAAATATTCATCTAGAGTGGGTGCTTTAATAGTTACACTCTCGGGGCCAGCAAGCTTAAGGCATAAGAAGACACTTTTAGCAGTAGCACCAGGCACACTCTTGGCACCAATAATAACAAACTTTCTACCACTCTTTTCAGTATACTCTTCAAACTCCCTGGGGACCTCCATGGCCTCTATGGCCATACGATAGTCAGTCTCTAGAAATCGTCCATACTGAGAAAGTACACCAACCATATCTACTTCTGGATTAATTATCCATTGCTTGGGCATAAGTTAAGCTACATCCTTTCTCAGGAGCATTGGTTGCCCTTCCTTCCAATACTAGTGTTGGAGGCCCATCTGAACTATACTTAAAGTGACCCACATCTTCAGTTAATATAAAAGGACAACTCCAGATATTGGCTAGATCTACAAAGGCAATAATTCCACTTTCCCCATCTTTAACTTCAGTCTGAGTAAGTGGGTCTACTAAACGAACATTTAACCAGTTAGGCCATTCGTATTCTACTTCTTGAGAGTTACCGGTAGCATAAAGTTGGCTACTAATTTCACTCATACTATATTCTCGAATACTATCTTGAGGACTAATCCCAAAAAAGTCAGATACTCTAGCAGTTAGTTGACTAGCAGTAAGTTTAATATCTCTGCCCTTCCAACCACCAGTTTCAATAAATATAGAACCTTCTGGAAGTTTTATGGGCATTAGAGAAGAATTATTAATTGTAGTCATTAGGTCATAGAAAGCTAAACTAGTACCAAATAACAATACTGGTTCTTCCTCTTTTGCTAGATCTAATTCAATAAAACTTCTGACTCTCTGGGGGTCAGTCATTCCTTCAAAACGTTCAGTAATTCCTCTACGATCATGCTGAGCTGAGATATGTACCATCATATAGTAGAGACTACTATTACCTAATACTGGAGTTAACAATATCACTCGATACTTGGGGAATGGAGAACCATCTACAAATGCTCTAAACCCTTCTGCAATACTAATTCTATAGGCTTCAGTATCATACATACGATGCATACTCTTATCACCTTGAGTAGTACCACTAGAGTGAAATTCTATTCCGGGAAAGGGCATACGGTCACTAAGTACAATACCTACATCATGTCTTTTAAACTCACTAATAGGCATAAGTGGAATTTCTCTCCAGTCAGAGAGTTCTCCAATACTATAACGCTCGTATACTGGATTTAATTCTCGATGTAGATCATAGAGTCCGAGTGCAATCTCACCAAACTTCTCTTGGTGTAACGGATTCCTAACAAACTCAGTAGCATTCTTTATAGCTCTATCAATCTCGTTCTTATTCATTGAATAATTTCCTTCCAAATGTAGATTCGGTCCATAGTGTGCCTTTAAGCCATCTATCCTTAATACTATTAAGTTCAAAGTAATCAAACAACTTTAATAGGTGTTCTCCATGATGTGGAGTATCTGGTCCTACAGGTTTAAACTGTAAATTACCTAGAGGTGGAAATGGAATATCATCTAGTCCCTTTAGCTCAATTAGACTAAATGCTCTACGTACCACTTCTTCATGAGGGGAGATCTTATCATTACCTTCATTAAAGATATTGTCTAGAGAGCCATAATCTTGTATTAGTTTGGTTGCCTTTTTGGGACCAATGCCGGGGACTCCAGGGATATTGTCTCCTTTATCTCCCATAAGAGCCCAAATCTCTGGTAGTCTCCAGGGGTCTATTCCCCACTCATCTACAACTGACTCTACATCAAAGATCTCTTCTTTAGTATCTTTGCTCTGCCCTAAACTGGGCTTTACTACAATAACGTTTTTACGAATTAATTGACGTATATCGTGATCGGCACTAACAATTACTACTTTATCAAATACTGGGCCAAAAGCAGTTGCTGCCTTGGCTATAATATCATCTGCTTCTACATCTTGTAAGCGTAAGTAGGGTATACCCATACTCTTTACAATTTCAAAGACTAGTTCTAGTTGAGGTCTAAACTCATCAACTACTGGTTCTTCATTTTCTTCTTTCTTACGATTACGGTTGGCCTTATACTGTGGGTCGATAGCCAATCGTTTACTACTTCTACCTTGATCAAAAGCAATAAGAACATGAGAAGGTTCGAATCTACGAATCATACTAGAAATAGTATTAATTGTACCGTAGACTCCCCAAGTACCAACTCCATCACTATTTCTTAGTTCTTGTTTCATTAATCCACTATAGCCACGAATAAAGATATTGTGTCCATCAAAGATTAGGAGTGTACTTTTATCCATAATACTTTTCAAACTCTCCCCACAGAAGATTAATATCAGTAAAGCCTAGATATTGTTCCCACTGTTCTTTGGGGATCTTACAGGCAGCTAGATAGCAAGCAACATTCCAAGCAATCACTTCTTGTTCTTCTCGAGTATAAGTTCTACTAAAGTCTAATGGAGTCCAGTCTTTGTCTCTACCAAAAGAAATATTTCTAAGAGCCTTAAACTTAGTAGGGCAGGCATAGGGTGCAGTAGTATCATGACTATGCACTAGTCCTAGTTCCAGTATCTTTTTAAACATAGGATGTCTAAATAGAGTAAATAGTTCACGAACTTCTAGAGTGCCGAGCATATGAATGCCTGTACCATTACCCTTAGTAAATTCTTGACTAGTGGTCAAGTGCTCTAGAAAGCCCAATCTTTTAGCCCAGAAAGGTAACCCTTCACTAGTTTCAGTCTTAATCTTAGTATCATAAGTGACCCCAATACGATCTACAATACCACTCTGATCCCAGAATCTATAGCTCTCTAGCCCACTTTGGAGATCTTTAGCTTGTATAACTGCCATATATTTACCATGGTAGTCAGTATCTTTCATACTCTCATAAAACTCTATACTACGCTTACGAGTTTTCTTGTCCTTATGTAGAACATCCGGAAGGATAATCCAGTTGGGCTGTAAACGTCCAGCCAAGTAGGCCAAACGAGCCCCACCTTGACCTTCTCCTAGTTCATCTGCACCATTATCTAGAACAAGTTTGTTCATAGTCTTATAGGATTCAATAACTGTAGAATCTTTCATCTCATGAGATAAAGCATACCCTAGAGATCTTGGGTGAGATAACTTATGGGGTTTGCCCAGATATAAATCCATATTATTTCCTTACTAGGGTAGCAGCAAAGTTCGAATACTTTTCTCGAACATCTAATTCACAATTATAGCCATTCTTTTCAGCTAGTTCAACTATTTCTTGGGGGTCATGACTATTAAAGTTACGACTCCAATCCCAGTTAGGGTCATTTAGACTTCGATTAAATTCATGTCTTTGAGAGATAAATAGAACAGCTTTATTGCTCATAGCCATAACCTTTTCTAGTAATTCTAGGGAATAGTCATGAGGCAAAGAGTCCATCATGCACAATACTAGAGTTATATCTGCTCGTATTCCTTTATCATAAGCACTCTCTATACTTTCTACTTCGAAAGAAGCATTGGGTAAGTCAGCATAAATCTCTCGAGAACCATAGATCATATTTTCAGCTAGATCAGTCCCTAGGTATTTAATATCTGGGTTAATACTTCTTAGAGTCATAGCATAAGCACAACCCACTTCATGTACCGTAACATTAGGGTCTAGTGCATAAAAATAATCTGTAATCTCTTTGGCTTTTTCTCGAACAAAATTAACAGTCCTCTTACGGTAGAGTCCCAATACTTTCTTTTCTGTAAAATTATTCCAATACTCTTTACGTTGCTCGTCTGACAGTGTATTGATGTCAAACTTACCCAATCCTTTTTTAACCATTTTTAATCATTTCTATAGTTTCTTGTGACCAGTCTCTTACATATTCTAGAGTTGGTAGTTTTTCAGTGCTTTTAATACTAAATTCTGCAATCCTTTGAATTAACTTAGGGTCTCTAGTACCCGGCCACACTCTCCATTCGAGAGTATTATAGTTCTTAGTGGGGTCCATAACAGCACCAGGGCAGATTAGTCTACGGTATTGATATAGTTCAAAACTTTGTCTAGAACCATCCGGTAGTTTATGATGCCTACGGTATTCGTAACTATATTCTTCATAGTCCTTGGTCTTCAATAGATCATTTATAAAGTCATCACTATAGCGGTAGGTCTTGGGAGAATGTTGAGAAGTTGCTGCTTCATGTACGGCTATTAATAGATACTGTGCTTCTCTTACCCACTCAGTAAATTCTAGTAATCTTTTCCAGTTTGTTTCACTCTGGGCTCCAAAGTCCACGTGAACATGTAGGTCATGAAATAGATCTGGGTCAATTTCAGCTCCATATAGATCTAGATTTAATAGCATTTTATTAAGAGTATAAAAGTCTTCTTCCATATTTTCAGGTCTTAGTATCGGAGAGATTAGTTCTGCACCCTGCCAATATTGTCTATTGCTTTCTTTGCCTCCAACAATACTACCGTCAGGCAACATTACTAGTCTTCTACACCTAGTGCCATTATGATTGCTAATAGTTTTATCACTAGAAATATTCCAACGATCATACCTACGAACTTTTTCACTGAGTGATACTCCTCTATCTCGCCATTCCTCAAAGGAAATCTCTTGTAATTTAAAAACTACTTGAGCAGCCTTAAGGAGATTAATATCCCCCATCTCTATTTCTAGCCCATAAGTAGTCATTAGATATTAGGCCTTTGAGCAGTTGCTATAAAACCCTTCTCCAATTCTACATCAAAGGGAGCCCAAGTAGGAAAGTTCCATTCTCTACTCTCATAGATTCTTTTGGCTGGTCTATCTGGGTTATAGAGACCGGCTTCTACAAACTGTCTAGCAAACTCAAAACAGTCACGAATTTGTTCTGGATCAGTAGTATTGGGGAAACATCTAAACTCTACAGTACCATGAGCAAATACACTACGAACATTAATACCTGCACGGTGTACCCCAATATGATACTGTCTCTTACCAAGTCGTTCATTAAAGTGAAAGTGACCATCATAAAACTCTTGAGGAGTAGTAGCATCTAGAATAGCTTGCCAACGAGTGGGAGGAACTCCTTGCTTGGTCCAAAGATTTTTTTGTCTATTGAACTTCATAGCCAATGCATAATCTTGCTTGTTAGGATATTCTCCTTCTCTAGGACGTTCACGAGGCAGCATATCAGTGAATACAAAATCTTGGTTTTTAATTGTATAGTCAAATAGACTCTTGAGTGCTTCGACATCATCTACTAGTCCTGGAACTCCAATGTGTAGTTGTAAACTACCACGGTATAGTGCTTTGGGGTCTAGTAGGTCTCTTAGAGTAGAGGCAATCTCTACTTGTCTCTCGATAGAATCTGTTGGTAGAGTATTGATCTCTCCTCCATAAAAGTTTCTCTGGAGAGTGGGATCATTGGCTCTACCATCTGAGTTAACAATGGTCCATTCCTTGGGACTCCATCGTCCACAGTCCTCTGGCAGTTTAATTCGAGCGTCACAGTCACTCCACTCTAGTTCAGCACCATAAGTAAAAGTTCCCAAACGCTTTTTCCTTTTCTCTATAATCTTTTTTCTTGCTGCTGCAGCATTAGGGTCTGGGTACTCCATATACTTATGCTTGGTCGCTAGAAATCCCTTTTCTAGTTCCGGAAGGAACTCTTGCCATTGAGGGAAGTTCCAAGTTTTACTCTCATAAATTTCTCTAGCAGTTCTACTAGGATTATACAGAGCAGCTTCCATATATTGCTTGGCAAACTCTAGTGCATCTCTTACTTGCTCAGGATCTGTTGTTCCGGCAAAGACACGAAATTCTGTAGTCCCGTGCTTAAAGATTGCTCTAATGTTAATTCCAGCTCGAACAATTCCGATGTGATAGAGTCTACGTCCGAGCTTTTCATTATACTGGAAGTGGTAATCATAAAATTCTTTACAGGTTGTTGAATTGAGAATATCTTGTGCACGATTTAATGGTACTCCTTGTTTGGCCCAATAGTTTTGTTGACGATAGAAGTTTTTTGCTAGTTTAAGATCTCCCTTGTCTGGAAACTTTTCTTCCGTAGGCTCAGTGTAAGGAAGCATATCAAAGTATACAAAGTTTTGATTGTCTTGAGTATATTGGAACAGTTGCTTTAGTGCATCTAGGTCCTCTTTTAGACCTTCTACTCCTACATGTACGTGTAGATTAGCCCGGTAAAAGGATAGAGGACTTAAAAGATCTCTGAGTTCAGTTACGATGGCAACTTGTTCTTCTATAGAGTCAGTTGGTTTAGTATTAATCTCTCCACCAAGATGAGTCTTTTTCATAGTGGGGTCATTGGCTTGACCATCACTGTTAACTAGAGTGGCATCATCTTTGTTCCAAGTGGCAGTAGGGGGTAGTTCTATTCTACGGTCTACATCACTCCATTCGAGCTCTAACCCATAAGTAAACTTACCCAATGTCATAAGTAAAGGCCTTAATCTTTTCATTGTTCTGATCTATTTCCATTACTTTGGCTGGTTCATACTCTGTACTAGTTTTACGAGTAAATAGAATACACTTGTCTCCAATTTCTCCTAAACGAGCACCTCCACCGTTTAAGTGGAACTCTCTATCTGGACCATAGAGTACATAAGTTTCCCACCGAAGACCGTTGTTAGCATTTACACAATAGATCCACTCATATTCTTCAATACCAAGTTCCAGGCAGTAGTTTTCTGGAATAGTAACAGAACCATGGTAGTCCAAACTCTTATGAGTTACTCTAATTCCATGTAGCTTGGCTCCTACATATTGTCTCATTGTGTCTCCTATTGTTGCTGTGATTGTATAGCTTGGTTTTGTGGTTTAGTTACATTATAAACCATTAATTATCAGGATACAACTAAAAGTCTTTCTTTTACAAAACGCTCTTGAGAAAGATTCTTGGCCTTACTTTCAAGTTGGATATCAAAGTCATCATGGAAACGCCAAGCCCATTGATTACTGGCTTGGTTCCAATAGTAGTCACTATGAGCTCTTAGCTTGGGTTTATTAAAACCTTGCTTGATTAGTTCTACAAAATCAGGAGCTACATAAGGGTCATGACCTATTAGTACATCTTCACGAGGAAGGCTATAGTGAATAACAGGACGCTTGCCTTTCCAAGAGTCTACAATTCTCAATACTCTAGAGTCATCAGGCTCAATATACTCACCAGTCTTGACCCAGTGGTGATGGATATCTAGTACTAGGGGGACATGGTGCTCTAGCTTAAGACTCTCTTCAATACCCCAGTTCATTTCACTATTCTCAATAGTTATATTTTCACGAGCAGTTCTAGAAAGATAAGGTAGTGCCTCTATAATACCTCGAGCACCCATCTGACCGGCAATATGTACATTAATCTTGACATCTAGAGGGTCAGTATAGCCCATCCAATAGACCATATCAGCATGGTATTCCATCTCGTCTATACTACGCTGAACTACATCAGGGCGGTGACTAGCCAATACCGTAAACTCTCCAGGGTGAAAACTCAAACGTATATCATGCTCTCTAGCAAAGTCACCAATACGTCCAAAACCATCTTCAATCTTGGGAAGGATACCAGGTCTACGATATACTTCTCGCCAATAAGGTAGACTATACAGAGGCAATAGATCACTACCCAGACGAACCATATGATAGATATCGTCACGAGCAGCAACACGCTCTAGTAAAAGCTCTACACTACGAAGGTTATGCTCTAGGACCTCAATCAATTTCATATCGGCAGTATGGCCCAGATTATTATTCATCCAGGTCAAAGTAAGACTTCTAGTGCTTAATGCCCTAGCATCATCTTTGGGGCCAATACCGTTAATCTGACCATCATGGTCAATCCACTTACAACAAAAACCTACTCGTTTTTTCACTTACTTATCTTTCTTGGCTTCTTCTCGTTCTGATAGGCCATCTCTTACAGTATAGTAACCTCTTCTGGTCTTAACAAAGTAAAAGGGATTTTCTTTTATAGTCTTAATGGCGGTATCGTAACTTACTCCAAGTTTACGACCTAGATCAGAAGTACCATACTCTTGCTCTAAGTGAGCCAAAACCCACTCACGAAGTTTAAGTGTCTTGTCTTCCTTGGTCTTCTTTACTAGTTGTGGAGTCTGTCCGGTTAGTTCTTCTATTAGACTCTTACTGACCATATGAGTAACCAAACTCTCTATGACATTCCAACCGTTACGAGTGGCTTTTTCAATTATCCACTGTGCTCTTAAAACTTCTGACTTATCAAAAGTCTCTTGATAGTCTACTTTTTCTTGACTTTCCAACTCTCTACTTCCTTCCTAAAGTAGTCCTCTAGATCTTCCAAACTAGTGGGTATAGTTTTAATTTTAGTAGATCTCTTGTACATATTCAAGCTCATTTTGATTAGTTCGTCGATATCTACCTGGTACTCTTTGTCAGTAGGCCGGGTTCCATCACCGTCTACAGGCCTTTGATCTGCTGGAATATAGTAGATTCGGTCCCAGTAATTGTGATACTCCCAGTCCATTTCCATCTGACACACTCTAAGAGTAAAGCCAGTGTCACGGTCCATCATTTGCTTTTTGGCCTTGTGTAGTTGATAGGCAGTCTCGTCCATGGCCCATCGTTCACTAATAACAAAGTCAGCGGACATAGAACCTTTGGCCATCATCATTCTACGACGTTCATAGATGCAGGCTAGTTGGAAGGAGTTTCCTTCTGGGGAAAGTATTGGTCCAGAATTTGTTGGGCTACCACTGCCCCAAGACAATACATTACGAGTGACACTTCCAAGAGGAGCAATAGTGACTGCTTCCATTTCTTCATTGATAACCTTTCTTAGAATTCTAGCTGCCGTAGTCTTGCCGGTTCCATGACTACCAGTAAATGCTATTCTCATCCTTTTCGATATCTCTTTCTATGTTTTTTAATGGGTTCCTTAAAGGCATCCACTCTTAATACTATAAGTCTCAACTGTCTATCGGTCATCTTGCTCTGTCTTCTTAGACCATGAGCTATTCTAACGATATCGTTTAAACTATATCTTCTGTCTCCACCAGAGGTTCTCCTAATTGTCAAAGGATTACCCTCACGGTCAATAAATTGACCTAAATTCTCTTTACGTCTAAATGCTTGAGGCTGTAAATCAAAGAAAGCAGCAGCCATTCCAAGAGTGAACACTGGGTCATCATCCCGACGAGCCAGTCCCTGTCTCTTGACGTCATTTGGCTGATCGGACATAGAAGGCCGTCCGGTTCTTGCCGGGGATTGCTGCCTTTACAATCTGCTCCATACCAATATTACCGACTTTGAGCTGTCGTTCCAACTCTTTTTCATTGAGTTCGTATTCTAGGGTATAGGTTGTCTCGGTTTTACCTCCCGGATACTTGATGGTCCTATTGGTACCGATCTCGTTGGTAATACTGGCAAACTGATCTGGTTCTAGAACAGTTTTGAGCAAGTCTATGTCTAGGTTTAGTTTACCACCGGACACTTCTTTGCTGAGCTTGACCTTGTTCTCTACACTGTACAGTGAACCACTCTCGGTCAAACTGTCTCGTCCATCATACTCGATGGCAAGATTGATAACTTCGGTGGCATAGCTCTTTAGAGCGTCTGCACGACCGGTAATGATATCTTGGGCAGCACGAACTGTCAATAGTTCAGTGGCCAAGACATCGATCTCGTCATTGTCTAGTCTATGTGGATTCGAGATGTCGGTCATTCCCAACACTTCGAATAGTGCACCGAAAGTTTCATCGGCACCGGCAGCAATTACATCTTGTGCACTCTCGCGACGAACTTCAGCTCGACTTCTTGACCGTGCTGACTCCCCAAATGCAGGTGGTTCGGTCACCTCGCGTAAATAGGTAGTTTCCGGTGTTAACTTGTTTTCCATACTTGGAGGCCTCCTCTTGGCTCTTACTATATACTATGATAGTGGGATTCGAGTTCATAATCAACTTATCCCAGTCGGACTTCTAGTCCTCGAGTAGTGACATACCATATGTTACCGCCCACTCCGGCAGCGGTCCGGGTAGACACACGAGCGGCCCGGATGACATCGTTCTTGGTCCACGGACCGTCCTCGCCCAGGCTTCCGAATGCCTCCGATAGTCCCGAGCCCATGGCCCATCGACCGCTGGTCGGTATAAGTACACTAAAGTCCTCGTCGATGGCTACAAGGTTATTGCCCCAGGCCATAATGAGTCCGGCACCAAAGGTCTCTACACTCTTGCTTACGCTCAGGCTACCGTGATCGTTAAGAGCCTCGCGTATGGCCGGAACAACCTCGCGGATTACAAATCTCTCGATGTCGTTCTGATGATAGTCTCGAAACTCGGGCCAGTCGGTCCAGTGTTGTATGACCTGAGCTGCACGCACATCGCCGCAAGAGGCAAATGCAAACTTACGCTCGCGTTCGACCCATAGTTTGCCACTGCCCTCGTGACTCTTGGTATAGTCCCACGAGATCTCGCTGTCGGCGGCTATAACTACACCGTCCAGTCTGGTTACTGCAGCGGCAAGGACGGTCACGTTCGCTCCACACGGTACACTAGTAGTAGTCCTCTTCGGCTGACACTACGGGTTCTGCATCGGGGTCCACGTCGACATCTGCCGCTGTGTCTGCATCGGGCGCCGTGCCTTCGGCACTATTGGACTCGAGCTCGGCGGCCCCTTCTGCTGTACCCAGTAGTTCACTTACAACACTTCTAAATTGGGGCCCCACTACAGAGTCCCACATTTCTGCGAACATAATCTGATGCTTACCTTCGGCTACTTCACTCTCCCATAGGCTTAGTTCTGCTCCTACTTCAGGTTTAATCCAGTCCCATTCACCTTTGGCATTCTTTACTTGGAGAGTGGCTCCAATCGATACTGATAGTTTAAGTTCCATTATTGACCCTGAGAATACTTTTCAGCATCTGGGGAAAGCATCCAGTTAATGGTACCGAGTAATAGTTCAAAGTTCTTCTTTTCTTCGAATGTTACTCCTTGTACGTTTCCATCCGTAATATTGGCCAAGAGTAGAATTAGAGCGTGCTGCATCTCTTCTGCACCCTTTTGACGAAATACATATTCTGATACATCTTCTGTCCTAAGTTCAGCAATGCCTTCTAGTTCATTGACTACTTCTGGTTCATTGGTTCCTTCTACCATTTTCTTTAACTCCTTTTGTGTCTTACGAATTCCATTAAAAATATAGTTGGTTAAAACTATACCTGCTGTGTCTATAACTAGACTTCTACCCGAATGCTTTAAGGTAGACTTCATTGCTCCACTACCCCATGTATTACTAGACATACTTACTCTTTCTCTATACTAATTCGTAGTATAATAATTCTTCTTGTAAAAAACAAGATAAAAGTACCTCCACTCGGAATCGAACCGAGATCAATGGGTTAGAACTCCAGTGCACTATCCGTTGTGCTATAGAGGCTCAATTGCTATTATATAGACTAGTATCTATTCCATAGGCATTCAAGATATTTACACATTGAAGATAGATTCCACTATTCATAGCTCCCACTCCAGGGTTTGCTGCTTTTACTACTCCTTTAATCCAGAGTTCTGTACCTTCCTCTTGGAAGTTTACAAAAGCATTGATATTGGTAGGACTAGCTGGAATATTGGCCATAGACATTAGTGTTAGTGCAGCCCATTGTATAGTACCTTTAGCCATTATTCTCCTTTGTTAAAAAATAGTTCTTTGTTAAAGTAGATCTCTGAATCAATATTGTTTAGTTCATATAGTCTATCAATTTGTTTAGTAGATAGTTGTGAAAACATAGAAGAAGAATCTTTGTTAATATTATAACCCATAGTAATAATAGTATTTTGAGGTGGAGCTACATATCGAGCATTAAAATCTCTAAGGACCCTACGTGTTACTAGTTCCATTCTATCTCTAGTCAACTGACTATCTCTTAATAAGACTTGTATACGTTCTATCCTAGTGTCTAGTAGACTTCTATCTATTTCTAGTGACCTAAATTCATAGTTGTTGGCAAAAAAATAAGCATTACCCTGACAACTAGAGTCATCAAAAAGTAAATTCTTCACTTGATAATTACTTATAAAGCTTTGCTCTCTGTCTACCCATTGTAAAAGTCCATCTATGTCTAGTGTATAATCCTCAAAAGATTTAAACTTATCATAGAGTACATAACAAAAATGACTTACCGTTCTTTTTGCAGGATCACGAAGAGAAGTAACTATATAAGTGTCTTCCTTAACTGGTTTCCAAGCGTGATGATACTCGGAGTTAATGTTCTCTATTCCAACTGGTTCTAGACTTGATATTAGATGGGAGAAGAGTTCAGCTTTTATATAATGGCCCCCACACTTGGGTATGTGTAAGTAATAGATATTACTATTCATCGATAGATTTTCTTTTTCCAATGATTCTTTCGATAATAACCGTCTTCAAGTTCTTCAAGTCCAACTGTATTCCAATGTGCAGTTTTATTGAGTTCTCCATCCATACTCTCTTTGGCTATCCACTCTTCTCTACGAAAAGGGATTAGTTGTGCTACCATAGTCCCTGCAGGAATCTTTCCAGTAAAACCAATCTTTAGATGAAAGGCCATATTGGCACCCGGACAGTTATAGTCGTCTACAACTGCACTAGTACTGATAAATGGAAGATCCCAACGATTTAATGGGTGAGTAAAGAGACAACTATATCCATCGGGTATTCTAATAGAAACTGGAAGAGACCAAATAAAGTGCTCTTCATGATAACCCGGTGGGTGTGGAGCAGGATCAGTTATTGCAGGTGGACGATTAGATACAGGTCCTCTTTGTTGATTGTTATGACTTATAACTATTTTACCATCTACTTCTTGTACCCAGACATCTTCAGCCAAAAATACTCCATAGCCAGTGACTAATGCATCAAGAAAGGGCATGCAATGCTTAAGTCCTGGAAGTCTTGTTCCATCAAACTCGACCCAACGTTGAGTTTGTTTATACCAGTCAGGGGTATGTCTAGACATAGTCTGTACTAGTTCATCAAATTGTTGATTTGGATATCCACCTTCCCAGAGTAGAGTGACTGGTCCTGAACTAGAGTCAGTTAATATTTTTTTATGTTTTTTTCTAGTGAACATTTTTATCTAGTTTCTGTTCTGAGTTATCTGTATAGTTTATAGACATAGATAGTTTTACTCCCTCAGTGATCTTTCTTACTCCGTGTACATATTGTGGTGGAAATAGCAATACACTTCCTTTAGAGGGCTTAAATTCTAAATCTAGACTGGGGAAGTAGATTTCTCCACCTTCATACTCTTCAGGATTATTTAAGTATACTACAGAAGTGAAATTTGCTTCTGGCATATCTTCGTTGTCTATGTGGGGAACTATATATCCTCCCACTGGGTAGTAGTTAATATAGTGTTCATAATCATAGACTGCTTTAGAAGACTGTAAGAATTCAATTACTTTTCTACCACAACTACGATAGAGAGCTGTAACTGGACTATTTACTATTTTATAGAGCAATAGCACATCTCGAGGGTTAACTAATAGTTCTGACCTATGGTCTTCATTATCACTACCACTAATCATCATATTGCCATCAATATAGGCTTTCCTGACATAATCTGATAAAAAGTCACAGGTTTCTTTGCCTATGAAGTCTTCTACTAGTACTACTTCACTTTCTTCTTCCATTACTAATACTTTACACTTTCATCTTCAGTGTAGTTTAATGCAAGAGTTCTCTTAAATCCAGAAGTAACTTTACGAGCTTCATGCCAGTAGGTCCCTGGAAAAATTAGTAGAGTGCCCTTTTTAGGCTTAAGAACTAGATCTAGATTGGGGAAATATAGTTCTCCACCATCATAGTTCTCAGGTTCATCCAAGTATAGAACTGAAGTAACAAAGCAGTCAGGCATTTGATGATCATCTCTATGTGGAATTAAATGTCCATTTACTGGATAATAGTTAAAAAGACAGTTGTCTTTGTGTGCATAGAGTTTACGAGAATGGCCTATTAATTCTATAGCAGAGTCCAAATGCTTACGATATGTAGAGACAAATTCTTCATCTTCTATCTGATAGGCATCTACTACTAGTCGAGGGTTTTGTAACTCTAGTTCTCTCACTTTGGGGTCTTTTACAGTAAGAGGCTTCATTCGTTGTAGTTCTAGTGCTTTGTCTAGATATCTATTATAGAGATCACATTCTTCAAAACTAGTAAAGTCTTCATATATTCGAATTTCTTCTCTGGACTCTTCCATACTACTCTTTTTTATTAGCTTTTAGTAGTTGTGCTGACTTTAGTTTGTTTACTGCCTTATTAAAGACCGAGTTCCAATCTTTACAAACATTTTCCCAAGTTACATTCGTGACCCAGTTGTAGGCATTGTCTACTCTCTCTGGGTATAGTCCAGCTTTTACTTCAAGAATAGCATCAGCAGCAGCTTCTACATCCATTAATGGACGAACTCGATCATTGTCATTTTCTTTCATTACCCAGTGACTTGGAGTACTACCACTAGGAACTCTCCAACCACGATCTTCTCCAAGTATCTCAGGCAGACTGGTATTGTCCGGAGCAACTACCGGAAGTTTACAGGCCATGGCTTCAGTAATACTAAGGCCCCAACCTTCACCTAGAGTAGTAGTCAAATAGCAGTCACTCGAGTTATAGAGCTGATTTACTACCTCAATGGGAAAACCACTATGGGCACTAAATTGTGCTGGGTTAGGGATAGTAAAATCAGTATTAGGGTCTAGTCCTAGTGCTTGAGCCATTGCTAGTACACTTCCACCAAAGTCACTCTCTTGCATATGTAGATAGAAGAAGATGTCATCATGGCCTCTACGTTTGAGTTCCTTAAGTATCATAAGTGTACGACCAATGTCTTTACGTCCTTGATTACGATTGACATTGGTAACAATAAAACGGTCAGCATTGACTCCAAAAAGTGCTTTACGAATAGTTTGAATTTGCTCTTGTGGAAGTGGGTAGAAATCTTTGGTATTAGTTCCATGATAGATTACCTTAAAACTATCTACTACATCACCTAGGTATCTACGAGTTTCTTCTCTAGCATACTCTGTATAGGGTACCGGGTAGTCAAAACTAGCAACTGCTTTTTCTACCCAAGATGGCTTAGGCGGGCAATCAAATGGGTAATAATAAATACTACTAAAAGACTTGGCTTTACCGGCTTGTATTTCACGAATTTTATCGGCAATAGGTTCTACAATAAAAGTATCTTGAATTACAAATACTAAGTCATAGTCTCCACGTCCTAGAAAGTCAAGAAATACTTGTCGTCCAAAAAGATCAGCATAGGAACCCTGCTGTCTTAATGCACTAATAGCAGGCCAAACTTGTCCAGGGAACTTATTGGTGTCATATACTCCGCCATCATAATTGACGGCAATAACATCAATATCATAGTTGCCGGTTTTGTATAGTTCTCTCATGATATTACTATTTACTGTAGCAAAACCAGTAGAGCAACAATAGTCACCCCATACTAAGATCTTTGTTTTGGCCATTGGAGTCCTATCTGTGAATATATCTGTAACTATTGTAGTATATTTACTAACTTTTATCAACTACATCAGTCGTAAAGTACCATACTTTGTAGGGTTATTGGAATAGAGTTCTATTCTTCTTTGAGCTGATTTAGTCATCTCTTCTGAGATATCATTGGTAATAAAATTTCTTTTATTCTCTACTGCAGCTTGTGCAGTTACTCCACTGCCACCAAAAGGGTCTAGTACTGTATCCCCTGGCCTAGTGTAGAGTTGTATAAATTTATGTGCAAGCCCAATAGGGTAGGTGTCCAGTAAAAAACCTACTCCTTCTTTTTCTAGTTCTTGGTCTAGTAATTGCCCTATATTATTGTTTATCCCAGGACCCAATCCCCAGTCTCTTTTCTTTATGTTTTTATTAAAAGGCAAGTGTGATGAAGATCTAGCTAGATGAAACCACAATACTTGAGATCCATTCATTGTCTCTAGAAAAGAATGGGGAACATTATAGTCCCAAGTAGTAAAGCCCAAATAGTGTAGCTTGGTTTTTTTTAAAACTTTGGCTAGGTAGAGATAGGGCATAGCTCTCTGATCTCCAATACAGATAAATAGACTACCATTGGGCTTTAAAACACGTTCCATCTCTTTGGTAGACTTAACTAGCATAGACAACATATCTACTTGACTATGTCCAAAGTTTATCTGCTTTTGTGGATCACCCTTATAACGTTCTACATCTATGTCAAGATAGGGTGGGTGGGTAATAATTAAATCTATACTACCACTAGGGATGTCTAGTTTACGAGCATCTCCTATGATGAACTTATTGTTTTCAGATTGATACATTGCTTTTGGGTTTACGACCTCGTCCAGAGATTTTAACTCTATTGGCCTCTGACTCTTTTCTAGCCATAGAACTATCCATCCAATATAGTGCTTCGGGTTTATGGCAGTTAATATTCATTTTTTTTCGAATACTAACTCTTTGTTTCTCACTAGTACCAGCCCAATAGCCATAATGCTCATGATGTAGAGCATGTTCAAGACATTGCTTTTGTACTGGACAGTCCTCACATGTCTGTACTAGTATCGGGTCTACTAACTCTCCTTGTGTTGGAAAGAACATTTCAGTTGCTAGGCCTTTACAGAGTGCTTGATCTTGCCATCTAAAGTCTATTTTATTTTTACTTATTACGGTCACTTTAGTGTTTTTTCTATTTCTCTTAGACGAGGAATTACTCGTGTTTCTACTTCTCGGTCCCAATTAAATTCTTCTTTTAGTTTAATTGCTTGTTCTCTATAGTCTAGTTCATAGTCAGAATAGTTATTGTATACTCTTCTCATCTGGTCTCTAATTGACTTGATAGTGGGTTGAAATGCTTCTCCTCGAAGAAAACTTACTTCTTGTATGTTCTGAGGAACAGCTTCTTTACGAGTATGCAACTTAGCATGTATATATTCAGCATAGTCAGCCCAATCGGTTACTGAAATTACTGGCATGCCTGTAGCCATTGCTTCTAATGGCATCATACCACCACCCTCTCCCATACTGGGGTACACTAGGCAATGTGTATTGTAAAGTAGATTCTTGTAGTCCTCTTGTTCTAGAGCACTAGCAATAACTGTCACTCTATCATAGAGCTGTATTCCAGTAATAGAAGCAGGTCCATAGGACTTAAACACTAGGAAAGCATTACTATCATCTTCAAACTCTTGAAGAAATGCTTCTAGTACTAGTCGTCCATTCTTTCTTAGAGTGGGCTCTCCAGTATGTAAAAAGTAAAAGGGTCCATCTTTGACTCTCTCTACTGGGTCAAAGCCATCAGTTATGCATGCTCTTACAACTAGAGTTACTCTATCAGTATACTTATCAAAACAGTCTTCTTTAACCCAAGTGGCTGTAGTCCAGATCTCGTCCATGAGATTTAGACCATCTTGCCATTCGGGTATTATTTCTGTACTCTCATGAGTGGCTATACCAATATTATATTGATTGGACTGTCTACATAGCCATCCAGGATTATCACAGCAGATGTTGATTTCTGCAGTAGGGTCATTAATCACTACTTCAAAACCATGTCTCTCTAAAGAGTTGTAGATTTGACGTGCAACTCGTGCATACCCATTCTGTTGAGTATTGAATGAGTTATTGTTGTGTAATGCTACACCTGTAAAAGAAATCTTCATAACACTAGTATAAAGGGTCTAAGTGTAGTAAACAAGAGAAGGGTCCCCGGGAGGAGTGCAAGGTGTAGAAAACCGACTACGACTCCCAGGGAGACTGAGGCCCTTCTTCATCAAGGGAATTACACTAAACCGAAATAGTTACCCTCACTGTCTACTGTTACTTTTTAGGACCTTTTACATTGTCCTTTCCAAATTTTTCTGCTTTTTTCAGTAGCCCAATAACATACTCTACAAAGTTTTCTACATCTCTAATGTCTTCGGCTTTATCACTGTGATCAACCATAATGGTCATACCGATCATAGTAGAGTGTAATTCACGAGATAGGATAAAGTTCATGAGCTCTCGTTGCATCTTATCATATTTGTTAACAGGCATATTATCTCTTTAGTATTCCTAGTAGAGTTGCAGAAGCCATAGACATAATTGGGAACACTAGAGAGCAAATAATTGCCCATCCAGCAGCAGCTCCATTATGGTTAAAGAATGCTGTAATCAGTAGTGGAGCTAGAGCAAGTGCACTCAATAGAGCCAACCCTGCTGTAATCATCCCTACTATTAGTAGTACTCTTTTCATCATTCTTGTCATTCTATCTCTTTCCTTTACCAGCCATGCCCGCAACCATATTGATCGGGGACATAGCTACTCGAATTTATCTTTATTGCTATATATATTTGTTCTTCTATGGAAGCATCTGCTGCATTATTAGCAAACTGCTTACCACCGTATGCAATCCAGTTATAGTTAGTGATTCCTAGACCCCCAGAATATAGAGGGCCTCTAAGAGTCCAGTTATAACCAGTTTCACATACTGATACCTTTTCCCACTTTAGTACTATATTTCTGGGAACAAGTCCTACATCTACTACGGGTGTTACTATTGTTCTTTCTGTTGTCGTTGTTACTGTATTGTTAGTATCAGCAGTAGCACTATTCATTATAAATATTGATACTACTAAAGTTCCAAGTGCAATTAAACGTCGCAAAATTACTCCAATGTTAGATTAATAAGTGCTTTTAGTTACTATAGACATCACCTCTTTCTTCTTAGATTTTAAGTTTATGTTCTTTTATTGCTTTAATCAAGAACCAAAGAGTAGGGCTCTTGGGCTCGTATCGATGGTGTCTTCCATATCAACATTTTCATCTACTACTCCTCGAATGGCTTCTGCTTCTGCTCTTCTTCTGAGGATTTTAGCATCCACTCGTTCTTCAATTGTATTTACAGCAACTGGACGATAGATCCAAGTTTTTTCAATGCCCTTACTCTTGCTATCCGCTCTATTAATGCGATCTTTTCTCTGCTTGTATTCAGAGTATGTTCTGGGAATTTCGATATTCCACAAGTAGGGTGCATATAGGTTTAGTCCTTCTTGGCCAACATCACTAGTAATTAGTATAGCCGGACCAGTAGTGGAGTTAAAGGTTTTAATATTTTTAGTAATCGTTTCACTATCCATACCTACACCCCATATAGGTAAGACTGGTATATCTTTAAACTTATTTTTTAATGATTCTAAATATGGAAATAAGGTACCGTGAGTCCAAAACGTAAACAAGACTACTTTATCCTTACTTTCAATATAAGTTTCCAAGCTACCCTCAATCAACTGATATTTTGAACTATTTTCTAAACTTATTAAATCTCCATATTGTTCTACTATCTCTTTGGCAAACTTTCCCTCACTGGTTAGTAGTCCAGACGTGGTATTACAGATCATTCTTAGTGTATCGATATAGCCCCATGCAGTAGTGGGATTATCCGGGTTGAACTTTTCTCTTGCTAGTTTTTCAGCATAGTCATAAATTTCTCGATCTGTATCGCTCAGTTCATAGATCATTCTTTTGGGCATACTCTCTGGGAATTGCTTGGCAATATCTGGGTCACTCTTCATAGCAATATGGGTCCAGTTTTCGTGCTTTTTACCCAAAAGTGGAAGTTTGTTTTTGTCCCATTCTTTTACATAGAGTTCTTTGACATAGCCTCTTTCAAAAGTTTGTATTTCTTTAGCATACAATAGTTTAAAAGCATCTCTTTTTAGATCACTAACTCCAGGAATACCAGGAGCAACTGTACTAAGAATATTACGAATATTTAGAGGACTTGTAGTATAGGGAGTGGCTGTAAGTGCTAGAGACATGACTCGCTCTCCCGTTAGGTTTAAGAGTGTATCAAAACCATCACTTAGTAAACTAGTTCCGGTATTAATCTTTTGAGCTTCATCTATAACTACTAGTAGTCTTTGCCCCTTTACTAGTTCGAGAACCTGTTCTAGGTCTGTTCTAGAGTAGTCTAGGACCTTAGCCCTTTGACCCTTGACCTTAACTCGACTAGGTCCTCGAATTTTTTCATAGTTCAATACTAGAACTTGGCTTGAGTCTTCTAGGTAGAAGTCATGTCTTTGTTTTCTACTCCATTTGCCTTCTACTTTATGTACATCAAGATAGGTCATACGCTTGAACTCTTGTTCCCAGTCATACTGCTTAATCTTTTTACAGAAGACTAGAACTTTATCAATGCGTCCTTCATCAAATAGCTTTTGTGCTGTTAAGCAACTGAGTAGAGTTTTACCAGCTCCTGTATCCCACTGCACTAGTACTCTGGGGTTTGTAGTCTTTAACTGTTCCCAGACAGTATTTAGTCCAATATGTTGGAATGGAAAGAGTTTGTTGTCTTCTAAAAATGGACTTCGAACCTCGAATGGGTTACTTGCTGAAGCAACAAGAGAGTTATAGTATAGTTCACACTCCTCGTCGTTAAACTTTAATTCTAGATTGTTAGTCTCTAGAAACTGTTCAAAATCTAAGACCTTATCACGGTTACGAAGTGTACCGTAACTGTCCACTAAACGTGAACTTTCTAGTTTTCTATCTAGACTGGAGAACCTTAGTACTCCATTGAGTTCTCGACTTTTTTGTACAAAGACGATTCCTTGGGAAGTCATAGAACTAGTATAGTCTAGATTAGTGTCTTAATCAAGAATATAAATCTATTCCATATGCGCCTACATTACTAGAAACTTGAGCTAGTCCAAATCTAGTGGGGTGTGGGTCTGAGTTTAATAGAAAGTAAGGTTTTTGGTGTACATCTAGTCGAGTATAACTTTCATTATTTTTAGAGCTACCGATATAGTCTATGTCTATGTTTGTATAGTAGGGGCTCTGAGAATAGACTGGTACTATGGTTACTCCCGAAGCAAAAGTATTGGGAGTTAGTGCAGTTAGTCTTAATTGTATTCCACTTACAGTCGTACCAATATTAATAGTAGTATTTGGATTATTAATGTCTACTACTATTGGAGTCCAGTTGGGACTAGAACTATTGGTACTATATTCATATCGTACAGGGAAATAGAAAGGTGCAAACATAGATATAAATAATGGTTCATTTACTGAAGTGTTCACTTGCTCAATTATAACATTGAAATTAGTATAGTTCGAACTAGGAGTATAAGAAGTAATACCTAGATCAATCCAAGTTTGAATCGGTAAAGAGCCACCGGCATAAGTCCTAGACACTAGAGTCACTGTACTGCCCGTAACTATGTTAACTGCATTTAAAAAGAGTTTGTAAGTTCCGTTATTAGTGGACGGCAAAAATACTCGAGCTACTCCACTAACTCGCATATTAGATCTATCTTCAGTTGAAATCCAAGTGTTTGTAGGGGTATTAAAAGCACCCAATTGGTATAGGGATACTGCAGTATTACCACTAGAAGTAATCTTTAACTGAATAGTATTAGAAGGTACTGAACCAGTCCACATAGTGCCACTAAGGACTGTTTGACCATAACCACCACTAGTAATAGTGGTAACTGTACCAGTGACTGTAGTACCAGCAATTCCAGAACCTGTAGTGGGGTTAATAAATTGACTGGTAAATGTTAACTTATCATTGACTGTACTTTTACCACTAGAAGTTGTTGTTGTTCCAGCTCCAATTAAGAAATAGTATTGAGGAAAAGTATAGTTACCACTAACAGTTACATAGCTACCCATACCCACAGTACCGTCTGGGCTATACCCTAATTGTGGTTTCCAAGACTGTAGTCCACTAGGAGAAATAATATTCGGTACCGGAAAGTTATAGGCCATATAGCCATTAGTTGCACCAGAGAAGGTCAGGGAATTAACAACTCCATTGCTAATGCCACTAGAAGTATATAGAGTAGTAGTACCAGTACTTGTAGTTACTCCAGGTCCAGTGACCCAACTATTGGTGAGATAGTTATAACCCGATACACTAATAAAGTTAGCGTCATAATAAGGTATTAGGTTACTTTGTGAAGGATAGGGCCCAGACTGTAATCCATATATCTGTCCCGCTGTATTACCACTTACAAGAATGATTCTACTACTACCCAACTTACCGAAAGGTTTTGGTATAGAGTTAATACCATAGTTTAATACAGAACTATCCGTCATTAAAGTTTGTGAGTCAGTTAAGAAACTGTTCCAGTCATTGGTCAACCCAGCAACTTTAAAACTACTAAATCCATCCAAAGTATTAAAAAATGGAGTAAGAGCATATTCATCAGTGTTTAGTAATACATAATTATTGCTCTGACTAGTAAATCCTGAGTTAGTTCCATTTTTGGAAATAAAAGTAGTTGGCATAGTAGACAAGTATGACTGATTTGTTTGATAGTAAAAGCTCAAAGACTGTAGTCCAGTAAAGTATGCTTGATTCCAAGTTTGGTTAACATTAATTTGCTGGTACTGATGCTTAGTAGCATAAGGAAATCTTCTGGTTAAGAACTGATTGTAACTAGCATTGTTATAGACTCCATTATAGTCTAGTAATTTATAACTAGTACTGGGGTCACTTACATATGAAGTAGTGGTTAATCCTTGCACTGTACTATTGTCCAACTGAGAATTGTTTAGTGCTGAAAGTGATGGCCAGTTATTAGAATTACTGGTTTGTGTATTACCTAAACCAAAAATAGTTGAAGTACTAAGTTGATTTGCACCGTTGGTTGGGGCTATATAATCATTATTACTATATACTGTATAATTGTTACTATTTATATCTTGAATAGTATTTTCTAAGTTTTCGTAATATTGTTCTACCCAATAAGGAAAAGCATTAAAGACTCTAGGAATAGTATCTGTTGCTAGATCGTATACTTCCCCGGATAGTTCTGTAAACTCTAATTTTAAGTAACTGGCATTAATGGTTGGAAACTCATAAAAACCCTTACGAAGTATAAAGTCTCTTTGCACTGGATACCATACACAGTTACTAAAATCTAGTGGGGTGTCTAGAGTATCAATCTGTGAACTTAGAGGAACCACTGGTGCATCATTGGTATAATATAGATTCATTCTACAATTAGAATAGAGTGGGTTTGTATACATTCTATTAATGTTACTTGGAGTAACCTGCATTGTAGCAGTATTAGTACCAGACCCCACTAGAGTGGCATTAGTTCCAATTTGAGTATAGAAATATACAACTGCATCTTTTACAGGCTGAGGAGCACACTTCCAATAGGTTCCAAAAGCAGCATTAGTACCTCCAAAAAGAGTTCCCACTGAGTCAATAACTGGTTGATAGTTTTCAGTGAACCCTAATGCATTTTGAGTGGTTATAACTGGAAATGCTGGAACATTATCATCATATATATTATATGAACCAGTAGTGGTAGCATCACTCAGTTCTACAATATTTAGTCTTATTGAAAATTGTTCAATACCTACACTGTAGGGAATATTGATAGCAACCCCACCATTGGTTGGAATTTGTTGAACAGCTACATTTCTAGTTATAACTACCTGTATAGAACCATTAGCAGGAATCAATTGTGTTCCTATGGTGTTGTAAGTAATAGTCTGCCAATCAGTAGTGGTAAGTATATCATTACCACCCTCTACTGTAGCAGTGTAAAGTTGATTGCCTAAACTATCCAGTAGTTTTACTGTACAAGGTACATTAAGTACATTAAAAGAAACTGCATTATAGTAGGTGTTAATTGAGAAATTGTAGGTTAGTACAATAGGAATACTATTAGTTCCACCAAAATCACGAGCTGAAATCCAGCTAGTTGGAGGATTGGGGGCTAGGGTAATGAGAGAATTATTGGTGTCAGTTTGATTGAGACTTGGGTCAAGATAAGACGGGTTAGTTGCTGAACCTAGAGTATCAATTACTCCAGTATAAGCATATACTCCATCTACGACTAGACCATCAACAGTCATAGCAGCACTAACATTAGGGATTACATAGTCTTGTAATGGATCTGTATTATATGAATTAACAGGCATTATTGTGCTCCATAAACAGTAGCTGTAATACTAAGACTTGGATTGGATAGACTATCTTGTGGGAGTGCTGTACCATCTCCTGTTAAAGTTACACTATTAATATTTCTAGTCAAATCTATAGTCTTTTCTTGAGTTTGTAAGTGTGCAAATACTGGTGCAGTTATAGTTGATGAATTTTGTAGCCAATAACGTGTACTAGAACCCGGTTGTTTTACTGTTGGAGTATTGATGTTGGATGCTTGTACTGTTCTTTGCATATAAAAGTTTTCTGAATAATTTTCTGTAGCACTAACCCATACTGCTGTAATGTCTTGAAGAAGAGCTTGGGGAGTTCCAAAAGATACTACAAAGTTACTGGGTAGTAATAGACCCATAACTTGTAAGAGTGCATTAGCTTTGTCTTGTGTCCAAGTTACTTTACCAACATTATCTATAGTAGGCACTAGTACTACTTCAGTAGTAAGAGAACCAAATCGGCCTAGATTAGGAGTTTTCCAGCTTTCTACTACGGTAAAAGGTATTTGAGTAATGGCTTCAGCTAGAGTCAATATCCCCCAGACTGTAGCTCCCAATTGGAAAGCTTCTGCAGCACCCAATAGACGTTCTCTGTAGCTAGCGTCTTTACGAGAAATTTCTTGCCAACTATTAACAGTCAACTGGTCAATAAAAGGGTTAGTAGAAAAACTATAGATTTCTGAAGATAGTCTTTTAATATTAAGGATTGAACCTAGAATAGTATCTAAGTTTGAAAATTCTACATTTTGTTGAATAAGTCTTGCAACAGTCTGTAGCATAGATAACTGACCGGTACCGGCATTACCCAGCATAGTTTTCATAAGTAGAGTTAGATTATCATTAGAGTCAAAGTTATAGACGTCATCAGGAAAGTTTTGTACTTTTTGATCAAAAGTTGGATGAAGTATAATGGGGAAAAGATTACCAGCCATTAGAAATTACTCATTCCCTTAACTGTAAAGTTAACTGCATTAAGAACTGGCAATTGATTACTAGATAGTAGGAAGTCACTATTTTTATTAGTTCCGATGGTTGTAGTACCGTCTAGTGACATAATACTAATACTATTTACTCTAACATTATTTACTCCAACTATACCCACTATTTGAGAGAGAATATTGGCAAATGAAATGACTCCCAGATAAGGAACTTGATTAAGATAACTACTTAGAGTATTACTTATGGCTGAATTAACACTGGCTTGATTACTACCTGGAGTATAGACAATTGTAAGGTTAATGTTTAGAGGTACAAAAGTAGCTTGATGAACTAATGTATTTACTCCAATGGGGCGAGATTGTTGTATTAGGTTTTCTACATTAGTAACATCATAGTTAATATAATGCATATAAGTGCCCCAAGTGTTAGTATTAGGGATACTCCATCCTGCATTATAGGTTGAGCTCTCTATTCCTAGCCCAGTCATACTAAGTATACTATTACTTGTACGAGTGTTGTCATAGAGTGGATAAACTATAGTTCGACCAGTTAATGTACCCGTAGCACCACCAGAACCCAGTACTGTATTATTGAGATATACTCCACTACTAACAACCTGGCTAATATAGGAGAAAGCTGGAATTATTGCTCCACTAGGTAGAGTTAGACCACAGTAGATGTAGGTATTGGCATTGGGTACTGAAATAAAGTTTGTACCACTAATAGCAGTACCACTAAAAGAGACAGGTCCTGCTCCATGACCCGAGTTATAGTAGTTGTCTGCTATAGGATAAGTAACTCCACTACCGACAGTAGTATTAAAGACATAAATAGAGTCACATATTCCAGAGTTACTGGTAGTAATTTGACTAGGAAAAGTAATACAAGGCTGCTGAGTTAGCTGTATATAGTAGTCACCACTAGCTACTATTGCACTACTACCGTTAGCCATAATATAGTTATTGGCATTTAAGTAAGTAGGGCCACCAGTGCCACTTAAAATTTGAGTAGTATTAAATACCACTTGTTCAGTTACTTGATAGGTACTAGTACCATTAATAAATATATCAGCATAGTTAGAGATATTGGGCATAGTCGCACTAGCACGAGAGCAAGCTGGGGTATACTCTGAAATTACTTCTATTGTACTACCAATAAAGAGTGCAGGATTATTGGCATTATTAAGTATGGTTAGAGAGAGTTGAGGAGTTGGATTAGTAGGATATAGATAGTCTACGTTATTGCTATATACAGTCTGAGTAGGGGTATTGAGATATTGTCCTACAAGTTCTCCACCTTGTGGAAAAATATAGCCTGAATAAGTAGTTCCATATCCAACATCTGGGTTATTGGAAGTAACTGACTCAGAGTAAGTAAAACCACTTATAGTGGTAACTCCACTAAGAGTAGTTCCACTAACTGTAAGTCTATAGGGACTACCACTAAGTGCTGTAATTGTTAGTGCATTACCATTAATAGTACTGCCAGTAGGGGTAACTGTAAAGTTAAAACCACTAGAAACTAGTGTAGGGTAGACTCCAGATACCAAAGCAGTTAATCCAGCAGCAAGTGTAGTTCCTGTAGTACTGCCTAAAAATCCACTAGAAGCTACAGTTGTAGTTGCATTATAGGTGACTCCATTAATGGTTTGTCCACTATAAGCTACTAATTGAAACTTAACAGTATTGGTACCACTAGTACCACTAATTGTAGATACTACCTGTAGTTGCTCATCATAGTACTGTTGAGGTCCTATAGAGTTTGCTGCAGTAACATTTGAGTCTTGTAGAGCAGTAAGAGTATACTTGTTACTAGTACCAACATTATTACTAAATACTGTACTAGTCCAACGACTACGAAGTTGACTATCGGTTTCTGGATCAACTCCACCTGCAATACTAGAACTATTAGTTACTGAAGTAATACCCACTAGTGTTTGACCCAGACTAGTTATAGAACCAGCAGCAACATTGCCCAAAGTTCCAGCCAGTACAGCAGTGACTGGAACATCAACACTAAATGAACCAATAGGTATAATGGCTGGTGAACTAGTTATAAAGTAGATTACGTTAGGGTTTGTAGGAGAAATCGGTACTACTACTTGAGTACCTGCTGCAATAGAGTAAATACTGGTAGCAGCTGTAGCTACAGAAAAAGTAACAACACCATTAGATCTCTTACCCAGTTGTCGATAAAGTCCAAATAGATTAACAAAAGCATCTAGCTCTGGTCCAAACTTAGTATTAACATCATAACTGTAAGTTTGTAGAGTAGCATTGTTGCTAGCATTAGCAATTTCTTGTGCTACTGATTCAAAGATCTTGTAAGTAGCACTACCAACACTAGTGTCCCAGGATGGGTCTGAAAGTGAGAGTGCTGATAATAGTCTATTTAGTACTGAACTAGCGTTAGCCATTGGTTACTGTAACTCCATTATTTCCTATAGAAACACTAAGATTGACTAAACTTCCTGACAATGTCTCAATGTTTACGTTTGCAAGAATACTATTAAAACCTAGTTCAACAGTTATATTTTGTACTTTCTGTATAACTTCATCTTGACTATAGTAGGCAAGCTGTGCTGAATTTTGTGCTGCTCTTAAATCAAGAATCTGCTGACCTTGGTATAGTTGTAGTACTCTAAGTATTTCTGTACTTACCATATTAGTACTAGCAGCTGTTTGAGGCGTACCGATCATGGCAGAGAGGGTAGAGCCAAAACCTGGAGTGGTCCAACCAGTGCCCAAAGGTTCTTGTAACCATCGAGTGATGTCTTCAACTAACTTAGTGGTACCCTTGGCAAATAATAGCTTACCGCTATTTACCTGAATATCACCATTACGTACAACTAGTGTCTTCATATTAACTTAGTGTCTTTCCGGGATGTATACATTAGTAGACGTCTCCTACATAGGTCACTGTCATCCAAGTTCCTGCTGTGGATAACTGTGCATAGTTAGAGACATTGGAAGTTACTGAAAAGCTTCCTGAAACTGTAGGTATGTAGAGAGTGTCTGATAGGTTAATAGAGTTAGTTCCCGTAGAATAGACACTAGAAGCAGCTCCACTAATAGTAGTACAGTTTAGAGTATTGGTTAGTGTACCACCGTTTATAGAAGGAGATACTGTTAAGTTAACATTATAGTACCCGGGAACTGGTACCGTTATAGAACCGCCTGAGTAGACAATATTTCCAAATGTACCCGAATGAGTGGTATTGGTAGTCCAGTTTAAAGTCTGACTATAAGGTTGATTCCAAGTATTACCACTAATAGTACTTACTCCCAGCTTAATAGAATTAGAGAGAGAAAATCGTGCATAAGACTCAGGAGTTAGAGAAGTAAAGACATTCGGGTCACTATACTTGTTTAGTATACCAGCATAAGCAAAAAGACGTATTAGAGTGGATCTTTTTTCTACCCACCAGACTTGATTGGGTTGAATCATATTAAGAGTAACCCTAGGGGGGAGAGACATAAGATCTACCTGGTACTGAAAACCCTTCATATCTCTAGCCAAACAATAAGTGTTATTGGCAACTGAACTTAGAGGATGCTGAATTGGTGGGCTTAAAATAATAACTTTTCTAACTAACTGGTTGTAACTGCCAGTGTTCTTAGGGACAACCATAACTACCAGCTCGTTTTCTGTACTTGGCCTTGGAAGCCCATTAGGCCTGTATGTGGAGCATTTGCATTACTCTTGATGTTTGCTTCTGTCCAACCTGTACCAAACATATTGAGTCCATAGTCTAGTAAAGAACCATTTTTAATAGGGGCAGTAAAGGCAGCAGTGGTAGTAAACCCTGAAGTACGAGAACCCTGATGTTGTACATTTACACAATAGAACTCATAACTATCAGTTCCACCACTTTCATTGTCAAGACTCATCTTAACTCTCATACCCGGATAGAGCTCGGGCATATAGGTGAGACTTACTTGACTAACGAACTGATCTGTCCACTTTTTCATAAAGACCATGAGTGCATAGAGATATTCTAGTGCATGTGTGTGAATCATTTGCTGTTCTTCTACATATGGTCTCATACCATATTTATTTAAAAAATCTACAGAGTTTTTCATTGCTGTAGTTAGTGCTTCTGCATTAAGATTTAATGCTCCAAATAGAACCTGCATTGTACTAGTGTCTTGTATACTAACTATACCATTTGTACTTAGATAGTCACCAGTAGTAACTTGCTGCCCAATACCGGTAGTGTCTCCAACTATACCTACATGAGTGGTCAATTGTGAGTCATCATGATAGATTTGAAAGTCTATTACTTCTACATCACTAATTTCAAGTGTAGGAGTTGTAGTATAAATACCATAATAATCTGGAAACCAAGCTACAAAATCTCCATTGGGAGCACTCTGGAAGTTTCTTAAACCAGCACCCACTATTTGCTGAAGATCAGCAATCAAAGGGTTGTCCATAATAAAAGATCTAGGAGTACCTAGATAGGCTAGTGATCTAACATCAATAGTTGGAGCACCATATGCAGTATTCCAAGAATTGGTTAAGTTTAGACTACTACTATTGTTAGCATTGGCAGCAGCATTGGCAGCACCACTTGTATTTTGATTAAGCCCAGTATAGTTAGCAGAAAGTGTTATAGGCCTTCTGGCTCCTAGGTATTGAGTTCCCTTACCGCTATACACTTGACTATTAGAAGCTACTGTCCCACCCTTTATAGTATTCCAGTTAAGAGTCGAAGGCCCCTGCATTGGACCAGGGCCCCCAGTACCGATTTGTGTTCCATTTCCACTACTATCAAAGTCACTATAGAGCATTATGACATGACTAGGTGCATTATTGGCAGTTTTTACTCCTGGAAAATTAAAAAATAGCAAATCTCCTTTTTGTGGCTTTGTATTTACATCAAGGTATAGACCAGCAGGACCCCCTGACTTACCGGCTACTCCACCAGAAGCTCCAAATTGAGCTCCAGTGTAAGTTCCGATATCTATACCAGCACCATTTTTCCAACACCAATACATTAGGGCAGAGCAGTCAAAACTTACACTCGATGCACTAGCATTAGGGCTACTTTGAAGTCCACGATTAGTTTCACTATATTTAGAACCCACTCTACTCTTGGCTAGGGCCAATACTTTGTCTACAGTGCTACTAAGTACTTTAGAACCACTAGTTGTATTAGTGCCATAGGTAGATTGAATGTTTTTAGCAGCAGCCTTTTCAAGTGCAGTTTGTGGACCAAAGGCACTAATTTGTGTACTGTCTCCCCAAGTGACATTTATATTGGAGAGTACACTACCAGCAACTGGAGTATTCTTTGCAGTAATGGAAGTAGGGTCAGTACCATCCTGTAGATAAGCCCATACTCCCGGGTGTATTTGAAGAGTATTCTTGAGTTTGGGGTCATAGTTTCCAAATTTGTCTTGAGGAACTGAAGTTGCTCTTAAGACAACAATGTGTCCTGTATCATTATTACTAACCACTATTGGGCGTCCACTTTTATTACCAGCACTAGCAATATTTCCAAAATCTTCAGCAAGCCATTGTTTTGCTACTGAGATTGAATCGTCTATGTTTTTTCTTTGAGCTAGAGTAGCTCCTGCAGGGTGAGTGACTTCTAAGTAGGCCCAATCAGCAGTACACCAATATATATCATGATGCAATATACTAAGGTCCCCATTGTTATCATTAATTACATCTAGAGCAGGCAAAGGATATGGATAGTATTCACCGGTACTACTTTTGTGTAGTAGAGGGACTGCTTTACTAGCACTAAATGTTGTATGTGCTGGTGCACCACTATAGGTAATGTTTGTACTACCACCCAAACTTGTAGTAGAGTTTCCAGCAGTAATTCCAGCAACTCCTAGTATGGTAGAGAGCTCTGTTACAACATTTTGGTCTAGTTCATTTTGAGCTGTAGTTAGATTACTATAGGCAGCACTAGCAAAATTTATAAAGTTTTGTGGAATACCTTGTACATGAATATGAGCAGCATCCCAACCTGCAACTCTACTGAGTATGTTTACTAGAGCTTGGTCGACTCCACCGTCACTATTGACAGTTTTATTATTGCTCATAGCTGCAGTATCCATATAATTAAGTAGCAATTGTTGAAACTCTACGAGAGTATTGTCCCAATAAGTCATCTGCAATTGATAGAGAGTACAGCTAGCCTGAATAGTTACTGGAGTAGGCACTAGTGTTTCTATTGGAGCATAAGTAACATAACCGGCAAAAGCCTGTACCCAAGTGGTTCTTTTTAAGAATACTACTATTCGATCCATCGTATTGATAGTTCTGTTATATTTTCTTCTAGGATTGTTAAGAGTACACTGAAAAGTACTAACAGCATTAGTCTGTCTATTCATATTGAAATCAGTTAGGTCTTCAGAGACATCTACTGCTCCATTTTGTTGAGTATAGATTACCACTCGAACGTCTGGGCTATAGACAAAAGTACCGGACTTATTAAATGTCATTTAGTAGGCAATCCTTTTGTTGGCGCATTATTGATAAGAGTTTGTGTATCAGTCCAGTCACCATTATAGTTCCTTTGAGTGGCTGCAGTAGGGGCAAAAGCTACATTTGTCCCATTCATCATAGAAGTTGGTGCAGTACCAGCAGTATTGGGATTAATAATGTTCATGGTATAGGTTTTAAAGAATACTGTCTTAAAACGAGCGTATTCTTTTTCTGAAGACTGTATCCAACCTTCAAAACTTAAAGGTGCTAGTTTTGTCCCAGCAAACTTATTGGGCTTACTTGGATCACTCCAAGAATAAGAGGTTAGAGGATCAGGGGTTGTAGTATTAGAAGCTACATCTCCAGGACTATAGTGCAGAGACATAGGTTGTGGAATAGTAGAAGAAGTCATAGCCAGTTGATGCTGTCTAATGGCATCTTGAAATTTATTCATACGAGTAAACCCATCTCGGTAATCTATTCCTTCAAAACCCAAAGGAATACTATTTAGATGTCTAGTAGCAGTCTGTAGAGGCCAAGCAATAGTAAAGGTAGCAAACATTTCACTACGTCTAATGGGAATGAAATTCATACCAGTTTGTAGTTGCTGAGCAGCATACTGATTGTCAGTAGCAGTAGAGATACTGGTTATATATACTTCATAAGGAAGTAATTTATTTTGTGCAGTACTATATAGATAGACTATTGCGTTCCCAGCCATTGCTGCCAACTTTCTTCTGAGATTGGAACACTCTGGTGTATCATACCTGAGCTAGCTGACCAAGCAAATCCATTAAACCATACTACTTCTTCACTGGGTCTAAGTATTGGTTGTGATACTCTACAGTTTGCACGAATAGATTCTGACGACATTTAATCTCCTACTTAGTTGGTGTTAATAATGACGGGAATAGAGCTGTAATTTGATCAAGATTAATCGATAGTCCAGCTTTACTAAGACCAGTCCAACCGGGGCTAAACCCAATACCTGCAGCTATTTGATCTAGTGCTGCAGCAGTACTAGTTTGTGCTGTAATAGCATTAAAGTCTTGTTCTACTTCTAGTTGTAGCATGTAAGGATAGGTAACAGTACTAACATCCCAGCCCATCTGCATTTGGGTGACCCATACTCTAAAACCCAAATTGGTACTGGCACTATAAGTAACTACCGGAATACTTAGAGTCATACTCTGTTGATGAGTATTCTGACTATCCTGCATAGCTTTTATATTAGTATACATGTCTAATAGTGCTGCTCTACTACCGGCCTCTCCTTGAATAGACATAGTGCTAATTTTAACTGATACTAGTTGAGTAACACGTCCACCAATGGTATCAAATGATCTATTGTTCATTTGATATTGCCACTCAACTCCATTTACATTAAAAGGAAAGTTATAGGTTTTACCAGTAATAGCATCATACATAGTGGCAGTACTACTCTTGGTATTATTAGTAGAATTAGTATAGCCAAGTGTATTAGACATTATGCATTACTTCCGGGAGTAGGTTTGGTATTGGCACTAGCTTGTCCTGTACTAGCTTTTTGGCCTGTATAAGTAGAGCCATTTTCTAGTTGAGTTAACCACTTTTGAGCACCTGCAGTAAGAGTAAATGTATGAGTAGAGTTATTATAGGTTAGTCCCGATACATTTTGAGAAGTAGCATATGGAGTAGCATTGGCATAGTCTTTGACTCCCTTAGAAGTTAAAAATGCACTAACACTTTGAGCTCCATAGTTTTTGGCCCCAACTCCCATACCACTAACTTGAGCTGCTCCACTGGCTAGCATTGCCATTACCTTGGATTCACCACCAAATTCCTTAATTGCATTGTCCCAGGATACTGCTTTACCATTGACTACTATTGATTTAGCACCTTGTTCTAGAGTTAGTTGTGCTGCATTTGCCCCATAGTTATAGCCCATTTCAGTGTCTCTATAGGCACCACGGAAAGCTTTACCACTATCACTCATTGTTCTGAGTGCTTGATCACGTAGAGATTGTCCAGTGTTTCCCCCATCAGGTATATATCCAGCAGTATAACCTACAACTCCTTCAGCAAGTCCTAGAGCTCCTTCAGCAATTCCCTTAACTGAATTACCAACACCCGCTGCAACTGTCTCTAGAAAACCCCCCCACCCACTGCTATGTTTATGAGCAAGATCTGTAGTCATCTTCTTTTTAGCGGCATTTGCTTTCTTTTGTGGTTGATTACTATAGAAGTTCCAGAAATATTCAGCAGCAGCCTTAGGAGTATCCATACTCTTCTTTAGGCCTACTGATTGACCAATCATCTGTAGCATTTGAGGGTTAGACCCGGACATAAACTGACCCTTGGTGAGTCCTGGTTCAATACCAGCAAAGCCTATAATTTGCATAGCAACACTTCGTTCATCTCCAAGTAGAGTGGCTCCAGCATTATTGCCCATACTGTTTAATTTTCCAGCCACTTCCATATAGCCCACACCCAGTTGCTGAGCTAGTAGTGCTGTACCCACTTGTGTATTGAGTATTTCACTTCCGTTAACTCCTTGTTGCTGTAAGAACTGATTGCCTTGACCAAACATTGCTGAACCTTGACCAAATATACCTGCAGCTGCACCATTTAATCCTATACCGGCTCCAGTTATTGCTCCGCCTTGAGCCGCTTGGTTAGTATAGGCTGTACTGGTATTGGTACCTTGCATACCGCCCAGTGCTCCACCAATCATACCGCCTACTTGGCTAAGACTCATACCGCCTAAAATACCAGCTTGTGCATATTGCTGACTGGCTTGATTGGTTAGACCATAACGAGCGAGATTGTTTAGAGCATAAGAGACATATTGACTATTGGCATTACCTTGATAACCCAAACCCATTCCAGCCATTTGTGCTTGTACTACATCTTGTGAGCTTACAAATGGGTTGAGTCCAAATCCCGACTTAAACATAGCCTGTAGACCTAGACCCATAGCATTTTGTTGATTGTTAGCACCCGTCATACTACCATACTGTTCAGATACTTTCATAAACTGTTGTATTGGAGCCATTACTGCTCTAGCTGCATTATAGCCAAATGCAGCTACAGTAACTGCTTGTGTTAGTACTGGAATCTTATCTAGTAGAGTAAAAGCAAACTTGCCTATTGTGCCTTCTAGTCGAGAAATCATTTTTTCTTCATGTTTACCAAAAGGACTTGTACCTTTTTCAAACTTGCGTCCCACTGGCCCGACTTCTCCAGTTATAGGGTCAACTCCTCCGTAAACAGAGTCTTCTGCAGTTTGCTGTTCACGAGCAATACGTCCAGCATAGTTTCTTAGAGTTCTACGAGCAAACTGTGCCATTAGTCCACCACCCTGTGGACCACTAACACTACGTAGTGTTTCTTGACCGTACTTGACTAGTTCTCCAGCCGGATTAGTTATGTCCATGTTGTTCTTTTTAACTATATCATAGACACTGGGATAGTTCTTTTTAAAGTATTCTTGGTAGGGGTTGTTGGCAGATGAGTTGTTGGGACTAACACTCAGTCTACGGTAACCGCGACTATTATATTCATTGCTAAGGTCATCATCGTAGCCATCATCTCCACCGCCTCCACCGCCTCCACCGCCTCCTCCACTGCCACTGCCATTACCTCCAGCACCAGCACTAGCACCACCACCAGCTGTAGGAAGTCCTCCTCCAACTGTTTCAACTCGAGGACCTCTTCTGCCCCAGTTGACCACTCTTCGAGCATAACCGGCTCTATCAATGCTTTCTGGAATACCGTTTATAGTGGTTTCTTGACGGCCTGGTAGATCGGGATTTGAGATTGAACCGGCATCAGGGTTATAGCTAGAGCCTCTGACCATATTGTTCATATTGCCAAATCCACCAAATGGAAGTCCATATTGACCTAGTGTACTAAGCACTTGGTTTCCATTAACACCTAGACTACGAGCGGCTGTTAAAAGTTCACGAATACTATTGACTGCATTAGAGAGAGCAGCAGAGTTAGACTGATTGAGAGAGACAATGCTTTCCATTACAGTCTTTATATCTTGACCAAGGCCCACTTCATCTTCAAGTGCAGCCTTAAACTTGATTAGACGTTCAATACTATTGTCAATGGCATTAGGAATAGCCTCTAGGTCTTTTCTAAGTTCATTAGCAATAGTGCCACTGGTTCTTAGGCCTGATTCAAGAGCGTTAGTATTACCATCTACCTCAAGATAGATGCGTTCAGTCTGATCACCTCTACCGGGAATATCAACCATCTAAGTCTTCTCCAAACTTCTCTAGATCTAGATCAGGTAATAACTGTGTTGTTTCTACTTGACCAATATAGTTTTGTATTGAAGTTTCAGTTGTTTCTTCTCGTCGATTAATTCTTTCGACTTCAGAATCCATTCGTGCAAATAGTTTTTCAAGTTCACGAGCTTCTTCAATACTTTCAGGAGCACCCCAGAGTACTCCTTCATTTTCTTGTGTTTCTTCTTGTCTCTTTTTCCAGTCCTGATAGAGTTCTGGCTGAGAAACCATAAAGTTATTTTCGAATCTCATCTCTTCTAACTCTACTTCTTCTCTTCTCTTCTTAGAGAGATATAGTATTAGTAACTTTTCTTGGACCTCTCCAAGTTCAGTTCCAGAGAGTAGTCCTCGTTCATATGCCAATTCCATATGGAACTGTACGTAGGGGTCTACTTCCCACCTTTTGGGGTATCAATACCTTCATCATTATCTTCGAAGACATTTATTACTGGTGGGAGCTCTAGGATTCCTAACTCTTCTAACACTAGTACCACTTGATTCTCTAGGTCATCAATGGCATCAAATAGTATATCTGTTACTGCATCATACCAGTTGTTAATGACATATTCATACTTTTGTCTTACTACATTTGTATTTCTATTGGTTGCAATCAGTGGCTTATGATCTACTGAAACTAGTCCTGCTGCTACTATAGCTGCTTTATAGGCTCTAGCGTATCCGATCGAGTCCATATAAGGTTTGCTTAGTAAAGACACTTCTAGTTTTTCGTTGACTGTAAGTGTTCTAACTACAAAGTGGTGGAATGGAATTTGAGTTATTTCTTTTTGAAGGTATCCTAGGTATAGGAGTCCTTCGAACTCATTTTTCCATTCATCAGGGAAACTGGTGCTATTGTTGGAATCCTGAGCAGTGGTATTAGCATCTGCCCAGGATTCCCCATTGTTAATAGTCATTCTAACTCTCTCAGGTTCAGGACGAATAAAACGTCTATCTGATTATATATACTTAATTACTAAAAGCTATTGATACTAGTTCTTGTTAAGGAAACGGTTGTAAGGCTTCTTGACCTTACTTACACTACGAATGTCAGCTTGTACAAATCCTGCACTAGTTGCAGTAAGAGCAGTACCGAATGTATTGTTGGCAAGAGCACTACCGGTAACTGTATTGTTACTAGCAACCACTACTGCAGTAGCAGGTTGTGCTTTAGCTTGTCCAAAATTACTAGTGTCTACACTAAGTGCATTACCGGCAGCAACTACACTAGAGCCTACATTGACCTGAGGGCAGAATCCTTCTGTTTGAATCCAACTAAATTGACCATCTGATGTAGAGTTGACTGCAACTCCAGCAAAACCACCCTGTGGTGTTATAGACTGAGTGTATTCTCCGGTCACTGTATTGACTACATAAGGGGTTCCTTGACCGTCTTCTTTGACAACATAGTTTGCAGCAATGCCTGATGAAGTCTTAATTGCAATACCGTTAGACTCATCAAACCATACCACTACATCACCAGCAGACCAGCCACCATCACAGTAGACTAGTACATAACGCTCTTGTGCAGGTCCTGTAAGACTCTTGAGCCCATTAGTGGCTCCAAGATAGAATTGATTGTCATTTGCTGTACCTGTAAGTCCAGTACCGGCAGCACCTTGACCAGCAAAACCAGCAATGTTAAGCTGAGCATCTGCAAGAGTAGCATAGTTCTGATTTAGTATATCAGCAAATGTAGGATTAGACGAAGATGTCTGAGCAGCATAGTTAGGTGTAGCTACACCATCTGCTTGTACTGAGACAACTTGGATGACATTTTGACGAGCACCATTCGAGATTTTCTCGAAAGTCTCCCAGTCAATGACGTATTGTACTCCAGGGAGCATTTTACGGTGGTCAGGAAGGATGGCTTGGCCAATTCCTGGCTGTAATTGTACGATAAATGAACGAGCGGGCATTTTGATTCCTTTTCTTTAATAAATATTATTGGGGAAGAACTTCTGTTCTCTGTGTATACATTAGTGTAATGGACTTCGGTATAGTCATCGTACCGATTTGAATCATTTCATCAATTGTAACATTTTGGACTATACATCCAGCATAGTTAATTAGTCTCTGTCCACCACCAGGAATGGTGATAACTTTCTGACATGAGACTGGTCCTTTGGACAGCTGTGCTCGGTAAACACCCAAAAGGTCACTAGCAGTGTAGAAAGGGTTTGTAGTATCACCCAGGGCTAGTTCTGCCCACACTTCTGTAATCCACTGTTCATAGAAAGTAAGTTCAATAGTACCGGCTTGGAGTGCAGCTGGAAGTGCAATTTCAATTGGATACGGTTCATTCAATGGTTGAATAGGTGTAGCCTGAGCAACTGGCTGTGGAGCAGTCTCTCTGATCATCTGGCAGTAAGCTAGAACTTGATTGTTGTATTTGAAAGCTGTATAGCCTCCACCTACGCGGAAAGTTGATTGTGGTTTATTTGTAGCCATTTAATCTCCTAGGCAGTAGTGTAATTCGAACTTAGAGTACCTGTAGTAGTCAGCTGACCAGTGTTAGGGTTAAGACTCAGAGTTACATCGATGTAGTTAATTGGATAAGTTGGAGCATACTGGAATGTAATATAGATGGTGGTAGGATTAGGGTTTCCTGTAGTAGCAGTTAAGTTTTGGTAAGCCTGGATTAGTCCAGTCTGTACACTACTAATTAGTTGGTTCTGTACGATACCTTGTGCTCCTGCAAAAGTCTGTGCAGTAAGTGGAGCACCGATAAGTCCACTACTAATTAAAGCTGCTTGAATGTTGTCGGCCAGTACGTCCCCGATGGCATTAATTGAAATTTCTTGTGTTAACCAGTTGCTAGTGTTAGTAGTTAGACCTTGCTGAACATACATATTGCCATTTCTACGCTGTCTAATGACACATAGACCATTGGCTTGGTAGATACTGGTTGAGTCAACTGCACTAACCTGATTAGGCACTGCAGTAAATCCAAATACTTGCTTATTAGTAATAGGAGTAGCAACACTAGGTTGACCTACAAATAGACCGGCTAGAGCAGCAGCCCCATAGCATCCGGCAATATTAATAAGTGTATTGGATAGACCTGTAGTGGCATTTAAACCCGGGTTATAGGTAAGTGAACCTGGATAAGCTATACTAACTCTACTATTACTAAAAGCTGTAGCAAATGCTACAACTGCAGTAGAAGTGAGATTGTTAGCAGTTCCATCAATTCCAATAAAGAATCTTTGATATATTCCATTGTTAAATTGTGCAGTTAGATAACTGGTAATACCTGTAGAGACTGCATCACTACTGTAAGTTACTACACCGGCACTAGTAGAGAATGGATAGGTAGGAACAACTACATCTACTCCCACCTGGTTATTTAGATAAGTTTCATCACTACCGGTATTGCTGGTAGTAAGTGTACGAGACCAGTCACTGGTACTAGCGGTAGAACCCACAGTAATTCCATTGTAACTACTGGCTCGAGCAACTGGAAGTACAGTTACACTTGCTGCTCCATTAAGGAATGCAAGATAACTAGCTAGACTGGCTTGAGAAGAAACATTAGTTCCACTAACAGCAGGACCAAAAGCAGTACTTACTGCATTATAGTTAGTGTAAGTACCATATCCACCAAATGAGTGTTGATAGTTAAAGGTTGTAGTACCACTAATAGCGGGGCCACTGAACCCTGAAGTAGTGTAGATGGCAGTATAGATACCGGTTGGATTAGCACTACCATCTGAGTTGCATCGAACTGTACTAAAGTTTACACCGTTGGTACCAGTAATGGTAGAAGTGTAAGCAGTAATGGTACCTGAATTAACGAGTGGGGTACTGAGAACTCCGACTAGGGAACCACTGACAGCTACGTAAGTATCTGTATCATAGCCGCTCACTGTACTATCTGCTAGAATACAGATATTAAGTGTAGCATTACTTACAGAGACAAAAGAAGAGCCAGATTGGGTTACATAAACCCCTGGAGTCTGATAATTAGAAATGGGCATAACTTCTCCTTCGTTACAATGTTGTGTTGACTAATAAGTTACAATGTTAAATACTGGGAATCTGTGGAGTTACCATAGTACCACTGGCTACAATAGAAGATATAGATAGAAGACCATAGTTATACTTGTCTTCATAAAACTGGCCAACACACTTGATTCGAACACTGGCCTCGTAAGTCAACTCCTCAGGACTAAAAGGAGTTCCAGGACTAACTGTATCTCCAAGGGGTATTACAGTGTCAGGGAGTAAAGTTAATCCCACTAGATCATTAGAGTCTATGTGATTATAGAATACATCTGAAGCTATAGAACCGGGACCCATTAGAACTAGGTTGGTAATTGCATCCCATAGCTTGTCTCGTTCTTCTGAGTGCATAGCCATAATTTGTAAGTCTATGCTACCTTCAAAATAACCTGCACGATAGTTTATCCAATCAGCACCACTGGGTAGATATTGATCTGGCATTAGTCCAGTCCATTGTACTTTTTCTGGTCTAAACTGTACAAAAATTGCAGGCCATGCTACTTCTTCTAGAGGATATTCAATGGTAACACTATTGGGCACTAGCTCCAGCCCGGTATTGCTAGGGGAACTAGAGATCTGTTGAAATCCTGCAATTAATGCTTCTACAATGGCAGTTTTAGTGGCGGTAATAAACATTATTGAGGTCCTAGTAGGTTATTTACAGCATCTTTTGCATCACTATCTCTAAGCATACGAATGGTACTAGAATAGGTTAGTCCATTCTTCCATTCGGCAACTGCCATATTTACAGCTTTTTCAATAAAACCCATTGGAGCTTCTCCCGGGTGAACCCACTGTACTTTAGAGCTAATGAGTTGACCCTGATTGGTTCGAGTGATTACTTTCTTTTGGCCTATAGTACTAGCACTCGCTCTACGAAAAGCTATACTACCGTCACTATTTCTAATCGGGATTACTTTTCCAGCTAGTCCAGTCATGGCATAAGGGTCCATACCCTTATCTTCATAGTACATATAGGCTACATCTTGGGGTATGTCTATACCGACCATGCCATCATCTGATATAGGTACTAGTCTAGAAGCACCCTTACCACTCTTTTTGGGAGCAAACAATTGAACAAGTTCTCCAGCTCTACGAGAAATACTGAAAGTAACTGAACTAGGAAGTTTCATTTAGATCACCGGAACCGAATAGTAAGGATGTCCAGGCCAAAGATTCTCTAGGGTTGCTGTTTGATTTACTATAATGGTAGTATTGGTATAAGGTTGTGACCCTACTCTATACGGGTATTGAGCACTAGGACCAGGACCAGTTCTAATAGTTACGGGACTAACCGCACTAACTTGAAAACGAGTAGAAGTAGCAGTAGCAGTATTGCCATTCCAACTTTCCACTCGAGTGACTAGATCACCGGTTCTAATCTGAGGATACCAAGAAAACTGCACTTGAGGGTTTTGTTGCCAAAATTGACCAGTAGAGAGATTTTTACGAACATCTGGAGTATCACTAGCCAGCATATATAGATGATAGGCTACCGGTTGAAATCCACCAGTAAAAGTAGTGCCGTAACAAGCGGGACAATAGCTATTGCCACTCTGACGATAGACTTTACTAACTCGTGCTTGAATTGCTGGATTAGGCATGGTAGGGTTGGGACTATCTTGACATTCTTGACAGTAAGTGACCAATCCTGCAGCAGCATCTTCAGCACGCCAAAGCAAACGAACTATACACTCTTCTCCAAACCATTGTAGAGTTTCATCATGAAATCTTTGCTGGTCTACCTGTGTCCAATTTTCTCTCTGCTTGATTACTAGTAGAGGACTCTCCACTTGATAAGATAGAGTTTGAACAGGTGGTGTTGGAGGTATTACTGGACCCGGTTGTGGGTCAATTGGGCTTAGAGCGGGGTCTACCCAATTTGTAGACACTACATACCACCCATGTTTACAGCAGCATACTGGAAGTGAGGACGAGCTGGGTTAACAAACATACGAGGAATAAGTCCTCCAGCAACAAGTAGACTTCTCTTGGAACCGACCATAAACCAACGCTTCATTTGTCGCAGTTGCTTGTCAGCAATCTCTTTTTCAAAAGTATAGAGACTCCACCAACGGTTATAGTAATCTCTACGATCCATCCAAGCGGCAGTCATACCTTGAGGAGTTGGCTGTTCAATGTAGTTACGAGCAATATGTTTGATAAAGTGAGCATAGGTTTGGGTAGCCAATACTCCATAGTACTGGATGGGCCATGGAGCCATTGCATTAATACCCACTTCATAGGCTGGTTGAAATACCGGCTGGAATTCATAGTTACAATAATCCATGACTTCTGTAGACATTAAGAATGCTGTATCTTCATACATAGCAAACCCACTTTGCTGTAGTTCTTGTAAGTAAGGACCACCACTAGTAGAATCAAAACTTCGGTCTAGTCTATGAACGATACCGGTAACTAGTTCTTGTTGTTCAGTGGTGAGATTTTGCCAATAGGGCATCTGACCACTAACAATATAGTAGTCTTCATAGTATCTGACTACTCCATTGACATAATAAGTCCAGAATACTGTATAGTTGTCTTCTACTGAAGTTTGAGTAGAGTCTAGCATATAGTTATATACACCGGTACTCTCTCGTGTAGCCAGAGTGCCACTGGGCACTAGAACAGTATTATTGTTGGTATTGGTAATGGTTAGAGTAACTGAGTCAGCATCTGGGTCAGTGAGTACTCCATTTACATAGATCATAATACCTACGGGTTCAACCGCATATTGAGGGATTGGACGTACTCTCATTTTTAGACTCCGTTTGTTGCTGTACTTAAATATCGAATTATAACTATGCCTTGGTAACCGGCTCCACCAGTATTACCACCACCAGAACTACCGGTAGTTCCACCACCGCCACCACTGCCGTAATAAGTGGCACTAGCACCTCCCGCCGAACCAATATACCCACCTCTACCACCACCACCAGTGCCACCAATACCGTTAACATACCCGCCACCACCACCGCCACCAGCGACTATTCCTAGAGAGAGTGTATTAGTATAGTACCAGCTTTGAAAAGCATTGGTTCCGGTCCCACCATCACCACCTTGAACATTGGCATTATAACCATTGGAAGAGTTAGTGTCAATTCCAACAGTTCCAACTGCACCAGTTCCACCACCACCTCCACCAGCAGGACCTAGGTTTGCTCCACCATGTTGACCATAAAAAGCGGTATAGCCTTGTGTAGAGCCCGGTTGATTGGCATTACCGCCGGTATCAGCACTAGAGCTATAGGCCACTACTCCACCACCACCTCCACCACAGCCACCATCATTACCACTCTGTCCAGCGGGAGCACCACCACCACCAGCTTGACCATAGACAGTAATTCCAGTGTTGATTTCAACAAAACTAGAGCTACTACCAGTGGCACCAGGGGTACCTGCTCCAGAACCACTTGATGCAGGTTGACCACCAGTAGTGCCACTACCTACAACAATATAGAAATTACCAGTATTTAGTATATATTTTTTATAACCAATTCCACCGGCTCCACCGCCACCACCACCACGACCACTAGCTGTAACAGTTCCACTAGTACCGGGACGATAACCGGCTCCTCCTCCACCGCCTGGACCCACTACCAGCACTTCTGCAAGTAATGAATTACCACTAAGACTAAAATTACTACTAACACTACCGACTGTAAATACTCGATAGATGTAGCCGTCTCCAGGATTAACAATAGTTCCACCACTAGGCACTGGAAATACTCCAGTGACACTAAAGTTATAGCTAGTGGCATAAGTGAGCGAGTTTCCAGCACTATCGGTCACTTTAAAGGATATATTATTGGCACTAATTGTACTGGTTCCTGTATTGGCAGCAGTTCCAGTTAGTGCACCTGAACTATTAAGCCCCAGTCCCAGTGTACTTAGAGCAACTCCCCCACCGTCTACTTCAGCCCAAGTGTAACCGGAACCTGTACCACCTGTAGCACTAAAGCTACCACTAGCAGCATCACCATTGTTATAAGAGGTCTTTATAGAGTTTGGAGTAATTACCAGTGCTGGGTAACCGCTTACAGTTACTGTAGTTACCACAGATGCTGCATAATTACCGTAGATATCAGTTGCTGTAAAGTATACACCAGTGGCAGTTTTACTACTAGTTGTTGTATTGGTAGCTGTTCCACTAATGGTTAGAGTCGAGTATGGACTACTGCCAGCACTAAGGGTTAATCCCAGTGTACTAAGAGCAACTCCCCCAGTGTCTCCTTCAGCCCAAACATATGGAGATTGACCACCCGTAACACTAAAGCTACCGTTACCGGGATTACCATTACCATAACTACTGGACATACTTCCGGTAACTGACATTGCAGTTAAACTTGTTACACTAAAACTAATGGCACTAGAGAGGGCTGTCTGACCCAATCCGTCGGTTACACTAAAAGTTGTAGTATTACTTACACTACTGGTTGTATTGTTGGTTGCAGTTCCAGTTAATGCACCTGTACTGGTACTAAAACTTAGTCCCATATTGGTTAGACTAGTGCCAGTAGAACTATAGATTGCATAAGTATAAGTACCGGTACCGCCTGCTCCAGCTACACTGCCATTATATGCAGTCTGTCTGGTTAGTGCAGTAGTACCGAGATTGTTAGTGAGTGTCACTCCCGGGTAGGCTTTGAAAGTTACAGTGCTACTGGTTGCAGTATTGTTGGTTGTAGTGTCAGTTACTGTAAAGGTTACCGGATAGCTAGTGATAGTGGCTGGAGCAGTGACTGTACCAGAAAAAGTACCACTAGAGGTAAGACTAATTCCACTAGGCAGAGTGCCACTGACAGTATAGGTGTAGTTGCCACTACCACCACTTGCAGTAACTCTACCGGTCATACTACTGCCACTTATTAAGGTAGTATTAGCAGTGACATTTACTGCACTAGTATTGATGGATAGAATTGTTGGAGAGACTGTAAAGGTAACAGGGCTACTGTTACTAGTGGCTGCAGTAGTATTGTCAGTGACTCTAAAAGTTGCTGTAGAAGTAACGGGTACATATGATTGAGTCACTGTACCAGTAATGGCTCCTGTACTAGAACCGAGATTCATACCGGTAGGCAGTGTACCACTAACTATAGTATAGGTATAGCTATTACTACCACCAGTTGCTGTAAGAGTTCCAGCACTAGTAGTTCCACTGGTAAGAGTGGTAACTAGACTACTGGTACTAATAGTCAATTGAGCGGCAACATTGAAAGTAACTGGAGTACTAGTTGCACTCTGGTGAGTACTACTATCGGTTACTCCAAAAGTAACAGTAAAACTAGTGGGACTGCCACTGGCAATTACTACCCCACTAATAACTCCGGTACTACTATTTATAGTCAATCCATTGGGTAGACTACCGGTAGCAACACCATAGATGTAGGGTCCAGCTCCACCGGTTACTGAAACTTGCCCTCCACTGGTACTGCCACCGTATAGAGTGGTAGTGAACCCGGTAGCATTGACTACAAGTTTGGCATAGTGCTTTCCTGTATTTAGACCAAACCCTCTTGCGGAGTCAGCTCCAAAGCTACCCAGTAATGGCATATTAGTATGCAGTCCACGCAGCAAAGACTCTAACAGTTGAAGTACTATCCTTAGTAACTGTTATAGTATAAGTATCATATCCACTACTACTACCATAAGTTGGAGCAGCTCCTCCACCACCCCAATAGACTGTAGCAACTCCACCATCTACAGTTACTGTTCCACAATAGCCATTATTGACAGCAGTTGCTACTACAGTAGTTATAGACTGATTGGTCTGTAGATAGTTAATAAGACTTCCGGTACTGGCAGTAACATTAATAGTAAATCCCGTTACTGTAGTGGCTCCTGTAAACAAGTGTACACTAGTGCTATCAGCATTGATTGATACCGAGTTTCCGATTGTACTAGCATGAGTAGTAAAGTTTTCTACCGGACTAGTGAGAGTTAAATTGTTGGTCCAATAAGGAAAACTAGCACCACTTGCAGTAGACATTAATAGTTGTCCACTTGCACTAGGGGTAGGAAAGTCTCCATTGACCATTCCACTCTGTACTGTAAAGTCACTGGCCAGTAGACCCGAAACCCATGGAACAGAAGTTGCACTAGTAATACCACTAGTGGTCTCTTGTGCACGAGTAACTGAAGCAATTCCTACACTACCACTACTAGTGATACTATTAACATAAACAATTTCTGGGTTTAGTACAGAACCTAGGTAACCTGGAGCCAAAATAATTGGTAAATAGGTACCACTAGGGACTGTAATTCCATAGAAACCTGAACTAGTAATGGTAGTATCACTACTACTTATACCACTTGCAGTAAGTCCATAAAGAAAGTTTTTGCGAAATCTAGTGGTCATTTAATCCTACTTAGTGGGTGGTGTGTGACTCGAATTTGCATTAATTGCATTAGTATTAAAACGTAGATAAGTTTGTGGTTTTCGTCCATCTTGATTAACATGGCAGTAGCTGGGGTCACCCTGCTGACCCATTGAAATAGTCAAGGGATTAGAAGCATTAGCACCAGTTACATCTACAATTAGAGCAGTATGCCAACCGGTACCGGGTCCGTAGACAATTACATCTCCGGGTTGTACGTCTTTAAGAGCAATCTTTTGCCCATGAGCAAGAAGTGTACCAGTATAGCCCGTGTGATTGTAGCTTTGACCGTTAGGGTCAGGAGCTCCAGCCCAGTTGTAGCAAAGAGTTACAAAGGCCGAGCAATCGGAGACAACTGGTAGTTTACCAGCATGTCCAATTCCAGACATACGCTGAGGACCTTCTGAATAAGTAAATTTTGCATGATTAGTAGCAGCCCACTTGGCCCAAGCTACAATAACAGAACGAACATCTGACATAATTCTCCTTATGGACTCGTATAACTCTTATGTGAAAACAAGAGTCTAGTACATTCTATTAACTAGTAGGTTCTGTGTGACTATTAGAATTTCCATTACCAGAAGAGTAGTTACCGGTAGTGTTATTGGGTTGTTGTTCAGCATAGTCAGCGACTCTGTTTTGGGTAAAGGTATTGACATCTGTATTTTCAACTAGTCTAACATTCATTAGTCTCTTGACATTAAATCGTATTAGACTAGTGGCAGTGGCAATAGCTTGTCTAATTGCAGTTCTACGTCTACTAGTGCCAATCTGATAACTAACTGTTACACTAGCACCACGATATTTACCCTTAGCCTTGGTAACAGTAGCACTAACCACTTGTGCTGCTTGAGCAGTCTTGTGTTTACCCTTACCTCTAAAGGCACGACCCAAGAATACAGCTACAGGACGAACACTCCAGTAAATTCCACGGGTAAAAGCTCCAAGCATTACTACTGGAATTCTAACTGTAGTTCTTAATGCTTTATTGGAACGCACTAGAGAGAATGAAGTAGAAAATACAAGCTTGAGTCTATTAAAGATCTTGCTATTGGTTACTAGAGCCATAGAGTTTGCAATAGCGGTCTTGGGTCTATTTATAGTCTTAGTTCCAAAGGCAATATTGATTAGATTTATTACCGAGCTTCTAAAACTATTGACTATCTTAAGTGAACGACCCACATTAACTCCTAATGCACGAGCCAAACGCAGATGAGTGGCTGTTCTAGATACCGTAGCTAGACCAAAGAAACGAGCTGTAGCCCATCGATAGAGTGCAGTAATAGGGCCCTGTACACTAGACTGTATTACTAGTGCACTAGCTCTACGGAAACTGACTACAGTTCTACTAGCTATGGCTCTATTTACTACACTTGCACTAGATCTACGAATTGCTCTTACTAGTCGAGTATTACTGGTCAATTGTATTCCAGTGGCAATTGAATGTCTAAGCTTACGAGCAAAGTTAGTGGTCTGTACTATAGAGAACGATACTACTGTACTGTTTCTAAACTTAACAGCATACTTGACTGTAGTTATTGCAAGTGAACTAGTAGCAATAGAGTATCTAAGTTTATTGGCTTTTTTAGTTGTAGAAATTAACTCTACAAAAGTGGCTCGAGCGTATCTATAGAGTCTGGTAAATGGAATTTCATAACCAGCAAGCAGTGTTTGTTGAGCAACTGAACTTCGTATCTTAGTTGCAAATTTATTACTAGATACTAAACCAAATACTCTAGCCTGGGCATATTTAAAGAAACGTCCAATGGGATTGTCACTAGCTAACGATACTACCGTAGCAATAGCATAACGTAATTTATTGGCAGTCTTGTTATTGTTGGCCAAGTTGACTAGTGTAGCTCGAGCATAACGAAATAGACGAGCAAAAGGAATCTCTGGACTAGCAAGTAGTAGTGTTGTTACTCTACTGTAGCGAACTTTTTGAGCAAATTTATTGTTAAGTACTAGATTGAATAATGAAACTATAGAGTGTTTAAGTTTATTGGCAATCTTGATGTTACTGGACAGAGATATAAAAGTAATTCGAGCGTAACGAAGCAATCTATCAAATCTAAAATCCCCAGCTCTCTGTACCACAGTAGCTATAGCATAACGTAGTTTACGAGCGGTATTAGTAGAAGTAACTAGACTAACTAAGCTGGCTTGAGCAAATCTAAATAGACGAGTAAATGGTATTTCAGGACTGGCCAACCAAATTTGTAAGACTGTACTGTATCTAAGTTTTCGAGCAGTATTGGTAGTGGCTATAGAATTGATAATATTGACTACTGAGTGTCTAAACTTGTTTGCTGTTTTATTCAAAGAGGCCAATGGAGTAAGAGCGGCTGTTCCTATTCGCAAGAATACTCCACGTTTACTGACACTAACTAGAGCAAATGCTCGAGCGGTAGCCCATCGGTATAGAGCAGTAATAGGGCCCTGTCGAGTGAGTGAGATTACAGTAGCTAGTGCTCTACGTAAGTATACACCAGTACGAGTTACTTGTACGGTATTAATAACTGTACCTATACCCCTACGAACATACCGTCCAACTCTACTGGTCACTACAAAGCTAGTAGCAATAGCAGTTGCTCTACGAACTTTGTTGGCTACTCTAGAACTACTAACTAACTGTATAGTAGAAGCAATAGCATAAGTAAAGAAGTGCCCAACTCTTACACATCTAGTAAGAGATATTTGTACTACTGCACTAGATCGAATCTTTCGAGCAAACTTAGAACTAGCTATAGTTGTAATAGATAGTGCACTAGAGAATCTAAAGCTAACAGTTCTACGAGTAGTAGAAGCAAGATATATAGCAGTTACTCTAGCACGACGAAGCAAACGGGTAAACGGTATTTCAGGACTAGCCAAAAATACTTGTATGATATTACTGTAGCGAAGTTTTTGAGCAAACTTATTATTACTTGTTAGAGATATAAAGGTGGCTCGAGCATATCTAAATAGTTTTGTAAACGGTATTTCTGGACTAGCTAGCAATGTCTGTATTACTATACTAGAACGAATTTTTTGTGCATATTTATTATTGTTTACTAGACCAATTGCTAGTGCACGAGCATAACGGAATAATCTATCAAATGGTTTTTCTGGAGAAACAAGCCAAACTTGTACTATATTGCTATAGCGTAGTTTATTAGCATACTTACTGTTAGTACTTAAAACAATGAAAGTTGCTCTAGCACGACGAAACAGTCTAGTAAATGGCACTTCAGGACTAGCAAGCCAAGTTTGAATTACTGTACCGTAACGAAGTTTTTGAGCATAGTTGTTAGTAACTATAGAGTTAATATAGTTTACTACTGAGTATCTAAGCTTGTAAGCAAAATTGGTTGAAGCTACTGATAGTATATTGGTAATCGTAGAAAAACGAGAGTGAGTAGCAGTACGAGTAGTTGTTACTAGAGCAAATACTCGAGCGGTAGCACGTCGATAGAGTGCAGTAATAGGACCTTGTCGAGTGAGATTGACTACAGTAGACAATGCTCTACGAATATGAGTGGCTGTTCTTGTAGAAGAGACAAGACCAATAGTAGTAGCAATACTTCTACGAACATTTCTAGACAGTTTACTATTACTAGCGAGATTTATAGCATTAGCAAGAGCATAACGCATCTTGGCTTTAATATTAAATATCTGAACTAGTGGTACTTGTACTACTGTACTATATCTAAGTTTACGAGCATATTTGATATTGTTTATGACTGGAGTAAGTAGTGCTAGAGCAAAACGGAAGAAATGATCTAGCTTAAATTCTCCAGCTCTCTGTACAGTTGTAACTAGTGCATTACGAACTTTATTGGCTGTTCTACTGTTATTGGCTAGAGATACAAAGGTAGCTCGAGCAAAACGAAGCAATCGAGCGAATGGAATTTCTGGACTAGCCAATAGTGTTTGAGCTACTGTACTGTATCTAAATTTAACAGCACGATTGGTAGTTTTAATTAAACTCACTGCCAATGCAATTGCATATTTAATATAGTGCTCTATACCGTTTGATGTACGAATCATAGAGATGTTTATTGAACGAGAATATCTAAGTAACCGAGTGTATCTCTGTACTGTAATAGAAGCAATAGTGCTGACTAGAGAACTACGAACAAATACTCCACGCTTACTAGTAGAGACTAATGCAAATGCTCTTGCAGTAGCTCTTCTAAAGAATTGACCAATTGGTCCCTCAACAGTAAGACTAACAGTAACTGCTATGGCCCTACGCAAGAGAGTGGTAATACGAGTACTAGAAACTAATGAAATCATAGTAGAGACAGACTCTCTAAAATGTATGGTTCTCCTAGTGCTATTGACTAGTTGTACAGCAGTAGCAAGAGCATAACGTAGCTTAGTTCTAGTACTAGATATCTGTATTAGTGATGTTTGTATTACTGTACTGTATCTAAGTTTTCGAGCGAACTTATTGTTACTCGTTAGAGATGTAAAAGTGGCTTGAGCATAACGAAATAGTCTAGTAAATGGAATTTCTGGGCTGGCAAGTGATGTTTGTATTACGGTACTAAAACGAATCTTTCGAGTAAACTTAGAACTATTAGCTAACTGAATAAAGGTAGCTCGAGCAAATCTAAACAATCGAGCAAATGGTACTTCAGGACTGGCCAGTAATATTTGTGTTACACTACTATACCTAAGCTTACGTGTATACTTACTAGCAACAATTAGAGATATAAAAGTAGCTCGAGCAAATCTAAATAGACGAGTGAAAGGAATCTCTGGACTAGCAAGAAATACTTGTACTATATTTGAGCTTCGTATTTTAGTTGCAAATTTATTATTATTAGACAAATTAATTAATACAACTCGAGCATAACGAAACAATCGAGCAAACGGGACTTCAGGAGCAGCAAGTGATACTTGTACTGCATTTGAATTTCGTAATTTATGTGCAAATTTACTAGTGGTTACTAGTCCAAATATTCTAGTAGTAGCATATTTAAAGAAATGTCCAACTGGACTATCACTAGCTGACTGTATTGTAGTGACTAGTGAATATCTCAGTTTATTGGCAGACTTAGTATTGTTAGTTAGACTAATTAATGTAGCTCGAGCGTAACGAAATAATCTTGCAAAAGGAATCTCAGGTGCAGCAAGAGATGTCTGTACAGCTCTAGCAATTCGAAACAGTACAGTTCTTCTAGTAAGAGAAACTAGAGAAGTTAACTGTACACTAGCATATTTAAAGAAACGTCCAACGGGACTGTCTAGTGCCCTATTGACAACGGTGACAGTGGCGTATCTAGGTTTGTAGGCTCGTTTAGAAACAGCAACCGTAAAGATACTAATGGCTCTAGAGGTTCGTGTAAACACTCCTCTACGGGTTGTAGAAACTAATGCAAATGTTCGAGCGGTAACACGTTTAAATAGCTCGTCAATACGACCCTGTCGTATCAATGATACAGATGCTACCGTAGAGTGACGTATCTTGTCTGCAACAAATCTTGCAGCAATAGCCGAGACTTGTACAGCTACAGCAAGTTTGAATCTAATATTGTATTTTTGTACAGAAATATAGTTGGTCGAAAGAGCTCTACTGCTCTTGTTTCTGGTAAAAGTTCTATTGTTCTCTACAAATAGTGTAGCTAGTGCTATAGAATTTTTTAGATAGTGTATAAATGGCGATAATGGCCATTGACCTTTTCTATAGCCCAACTCGTAGGCATTGGTATTGGGGCTATAGTAGGCTCTAGTAAAAGAGTGTGGACGACTATTGTACGGTGGGTAAACTGGACTAGCACCACCACGGTAACCTTCAATAACATTGGCAGAGGGAGAGTGATAGCCCTTCTGAATATTATTCTTGGGAACTTTAACGGCCATTGTTTACTTTCACTAGACTTCTAAGGCCGACCACTTTCCCAGTGGACAAAAAGCCTCAGCTAATTTAACTTTTGCAGTCATAATACAACCACATTCTTTGCATTGCATAAGTTTCTTACGAAGTCGAGGACAGTCCTTACAGATGTCTAGTCGTTGTTCTTGTATCTCTTCTGGGACTCGTTCTTTGTTAGGATTAAGTAAGTCCCAAGGACGAACCTGTCTTGGTTTTTCTTGTTCCTGCTCTTCTAATAAAGCATAAAAAGGTTCTGGGCTTTTTGTAGATATGGGTATTTCTTTAACTTCATTGTGTATTTCTAGAAATTTTCTTTCTTTTTCTAGATATAGATCCCAAGGTCTTGGACTCTGATCAGACATTTCTAGCCTATCGTGTCGTTTACTGGAGCTTGAAAACCTGAGTCTTTGGAGTAAGTCCAACCGATACTTATTTCTCCCACTAGTGCTGGTTCAACAGCAACAATAACTGGGTTACTGGTTAGTAATGCAGCAAAACGCTCTTGCGTAGTCATTACTTCTTGAACTTGTCCGTCTATAACAAAGGCAACGGTTTCAGTCATACTGGGTACTGCTGGATTATCAGACATTTTGTCTCCTGTTAGTAGTTAGTACCATTATATATTATTGACCCGTAAAGGTTCCAATTGTTGTACCCTGAGTAAGTCCACCGGGAGTTAGTGCAACGCCTACTCCTGCAGTTGCGGCAGAGGGTATACCAGTAGTAGCAGTATAGCTAGTGGTACCCAGGCTGGCTGTTAACGCTGTATCGGTATATGGAGTCACTACAATTACTCCAGTGGTGGCATTGGTGGTAACACTCAAAGAGTTAATGTAGGGAGTACTACTGGTATTGGTCCAGCTGGTACTCCATACACTAGTGATGGTATTTGCTACTGATCTCCATAGATTAACTGGCCATACATAGTAGGTTGTAGTGTATCCAGCTGTACAACCATAGGCAGTGCAACCGTTGGCAGTGCAACCGTTATTGTTGGCAGTACAACCGTTAGTACAGCAACCACTAGTAGTACAACCGTAACCGGCACAGTTACTGCCATTATAGGCATTGCAGCAACCGTTACCACAACTACCATAGGTGGGGTTAGAAGCATTGTACCCAGTACAACCAGTACCAGTACAGCCATAACCAGCACATTCATAACCACCACAGGTAAAGGTCGTACAGATAGTATTGTAGCCAGTCTGACAACCGCTACCACAAGAACCATAGATGGCATTACTGGCATTATAGGCATTGCAGCAACCGTTACCACAACTGCCATAGTTAGCATTACCACCAGTTTTGGTCTTGGCATTGTAAGCATTGTATCCAGTAACACAACCGGTACCACAACTACCACTGGTCTTGCAGTTACTGGCATTGTAGCCATTGAGACAACCGTTACCACAACTACCATAGGTTGCATTACCCTGACCATAAGCATTGCAGTAATAAGTCTGACAAACAATAACGGCACAACCGGTACTAGTACAACCATTAGTAGCACAAGTGGCAGCATTGTAGCCAGTCTGACAACCGTTGCCACAACTACCACTGGTCTTGCAGTTACTGACATTATAACTGGTACAGCCAGTAGCACAGCAACCGGAACTAGTACAACCGTAGGTGGCACAACCGGTTACTCCATAGGCAGTGCAGCCGTTGGCGGTACAACCATTAGCAGTGCAGGTATAGGTATTGTAAGTGGAGCTAGGTCCAGTGGACAGTACATAGAAATCACCAGAGCTGGTTTGCCAAAAAGCAACTCCAGCACCCTGACTGACACTCTGTGCACTAATTGTAGCACTGGTTTTAAAGGGAGTTGTAGCCAGTGGAAAACTGGTATTGGACACTGTACTTGAACTAGTGGCCACTCCACTATTACTGTACCAAATTCCAATGATATTGCTCCAGGTATTGCCGGTATTACTGGTGCCTAGACTACCGCTTGTAACTCGAGCCCAAGTGTCAAGGATGTTGCTTTGATACCAAGTTTTCCAGGCTCCACCAATATTGATAAAGCTCTGTGTAATCGAGTGCCAAGTTCCGCCAATATTTACTGACATTCCATTGGTAGAGTGCCAGTTTCCGCCTACGTTAAGATTTCCTGCCATTAGCTATACTGAATCCAGATGTCTCCGTTAGCCCCACCTGAGGGAGTAACTGTTCCACTAACTACCCAAATGTTTCTTACGACTCCAAGACCACTAGATGTAGTGGCAGTTGTCACTACTGTACCACTACCGGCAGTGTAAGAGAGATTAATCTGTGCACCGGGGACCCAAGTTCCTGGAGAACCGGGGGAGGTACAGACCCAAGTGTTGCCATTCTGTCCAATTAGAAAGTCACCGGCTACATAGGTACCACTAGTTGGAGCACCACTAACGGTTGCTCCTACATAACGTGTCCCTTGGGTTGCTCCAGGAAGACCGGTAGCACTATAACTCTCTCGGGTTATTGATTCAGCCATAATTTATCCTTAAGTTAGCTTCATGTGTAGATTATATTGCATTGCAGTGGCACCACTACTTGCATATGCTACAGAGTAAGAGATGTTGGTTCCACTCTTGGCATAGAATTGGAAACTTCCGTAGACTGCACTAGAAGTGGTATTTGCACTAGTGGAGTCATCGGTGAGAGTTATTGTAGTTCCATCGGGGTCAGTAAAGATTACACTCACGGGACCTAGGGTACTAGACGTAGTTGCAGCAGTAGTGACCTTACCATAAAAGTTTAGATTGTACAGTTGAGCAGTCGGAGTAGAGTATATGAGAGTGGTACCAATAGCGGCACTTTGTGTAGTCAAGTCTACTAGTCCATAGTATTCTATGTCATTGACTGGAGCCCACTGAGTTCCATTGTAGGTTAGTACACTGCCACTTGCTGGAGCAGTATTGCTTATGGCAACACCTTGAATTTTGGCTACAGTTGGGTTTGGAAGTGTACCCGTTAGATCTCCACCAACACTGGCACTAAGTGTACCGGTAACAGTTAGACCACTAGCAGCAACCACTAGGCCGGCACTAGTAATGGTCATAGAATCATTGGAGCTATTATTGTTTACAAAGTGTATAGAGTTGGCAGTATAGGTACCCAGTGTAACATCACCATTGGCAGCACCCACATAGACGGCATTGGGGATATTGAACCCACCGGTACCGGCATAGTTACTGGAGTTCATTCCAAACTCACCATAGTAACTGCTTGCAGTTGCTAGATTATTACTGACATTAAAGTTAGTACTACTAGTGGTTCCCGAGTTGGTATTTTGCATAACCATCTGGTTGTAATTACCAACATTACTGGAGAACCCGGCCATAATATTTACATCAGAATAGTTAAGAGAGCCATTGTTAATTGGTGGAGTATTGGTACCACTACTTGCACTAACTGTATAGGGAACACTTAGAATACCGGTTACAGTTACGTTACCGGTTACGGTTACACTGCTATTAGAGTAGAGTGGACCAGTGAGACTTCCACCGGCAAGAGGTAGTTTGGTAGAGTCCAGTGGAGCACTTGTAGTTACTCCTGTCACTCGACCCTTACTGTCAGTTGTAATAACTGGTACTAGAGTAGCACTACCGTAGGTACCGGCAGTTCCAACTCCACTGAGTGTTGGGTTCGGATAGCTACCGGTAAGGTCACCACCGGCTGTACCATTGGGTGGTAGAGCCGTAGGAATTTGACCAAAGGCTGCAGCATCTGAGGCAGCTGAGCCATTTGCAAGTCCTGTAATCTTGTTACTACCCATTGCAATAGCACCAGACATGGTACCACCGGCTTTAGGTAGAGCAGCAGCAGCAACTCCACTAACAGTTGCAATATTTGTATTGGCAGTGACCATCTGCCCGCTAAGTGTGGCTATGTTACTGTTTGCAGTGACCATTTGGCCACTTAGAGTGGCAATATTGCTCTCGTCTGTAATTTGTTTGCCACTAATGGTCGAGACATTGCTATTGGTGGTCACTATACTGCCACTATTGGTGGCAATATTGTTATTTGCAGTGATCATTTGACCACTTAATGTTGCAATATTGCTATTAGCAGTCACCATTTGACCACTGAGAGTGGCTATATTTGTTTCGTCTATAACTTGCTTGCCAGAGATGGTGTTTACAACACCACTGGTAGTGGCATATTGACCCGAGAGAGTTGCATATTGTCCACTAAGACTGGCTAGGTTACTGTTGGTAGTATTGAGACTACCACTAAGTGTAACTAGATTGCCACTTAATGTTGCAATATTGTTTTCGTCTGTAACTTGCTTACCGGAGATGGTGTTTACAACACCACTAGTGGTGACATATTGTCCACTAAGGGTTACAAGTGACCCACTGGTAGATGCAATGTTTGCATTGGCAGTGACCATTTGACCCGATAGGGTAGCAATATTACTTGTATTAGTGGTTACAATTCCTGAGGTGGTAACATATTGACCACTGAGTGTTGCAAGATTGCTATTGGTTGTAGTGATTGAACCACTCAATGCTGACAAGTTTCCAGAAAGACCAGTTACTTGACTTTGGTTAATTTGTACACCAGTTACAGTTACAGTCGAACGACCATAGGTATCTGTTGTAATTACTGGAATACCACTAGTAGTACCGTATGTACCAGGAGTACCGTAGGTTTGTAGTTCAATATCTGTTTGACCAGGAGCAACCAAGTAATTAACAGCAAGTGAGTTACTAGTCAATGGTTGGATAGCAGTATCCCATGAAAGAGTAGTTGTAGCTACACCTTCCCAATAACTAGTTGGTGGTAACCAAATGGGTGCTCCGGTTGAACCATTGTCAATGTATGCTGTTGGTTGTGGGTAAACAAGAAGCCAACTAGTTAGATCTTCGTTGTGAATTTGCATCCATTGACCGTTATATGTTGGCGTAGGAAGAATAACTCCTGTACCAGATGCTGTGTTACCTGAAGCAGTAGCACCAGTTACTGGGGCATATGTGCTAAGAGTAAGTGGAGTCGCAGTAGCAGCATTAGTACCACTAGCAGCAACTGCATTGACTGTGTATGTACCCGTTTGGTTGTACATAATTTGAGAAACAGATACAAATACTCCAGGAGCAGTTGGGTAGTTGGCACCAGAGGCAATAGTTTTAATAGTAGTGTCAGTGTTGGTTGGCATCCACATGATTTGGAAGTTGTCATTACCACTTGCAGTAATTATATGTGTTACAGCAGCAGTTACAGCACTTCCAGCAGGACCATTTGGTACTGCAAATGTTGCATTGGTATTTGGAACATTAACACCATTTTTACGGAACCAAATATCTACGTTTCTAGAAGCATTGGAAGAAGTAAATAATTGAACTGTATAGGCAACCAAGTAAGTACCAGTATAACCAAATGTAATTGTTCCACTAGCCGATCTAGTTATACCATTGGCAGTAAATGTACTACCAATTGCTACAACATTTCCACTTGTAGTGCTTGTAGCAGTTTGAGTGGTAGTAGTGTCATAGAAGGCACCATAGTAACCATTAGCTCCACCAGGACCAGGTGTTCCTACTCCACTTGATGTAATAGGAGTCCATACTCCACCGACTGATGCAAGAACTTGACCAGTGTTTGGAGGGGTAGAGCTTACAGGTGTACCATTGAGATAAGAAACTGTTGGGTTAGGATAAGTTCCGGTAAGATCTCCACCAGCAGTGTCACCAAAGTTATTGCTACTAATTAACCATTCTGTTCTAACAGAATCATAATAGAATTCTACTGAGTTAAATACTCCGTTACCAGCTAGAACAAAACTGCCATCACCTGCAATATTGTCACTACCACTTGCAACAATAGTAACATCATAGGTACTTGTAGTTTGACTGGCAACTGCAATGACTGAACCATTGGCAGGAGCATTGGTTAGAGTGACTGTCATTGCACCAGCAGTTGCATTACATACTACATAGTCATTGGGAACTGCTGTATAGTTACCACTCTTGGTGGTAGTTGGGAATAGAGCATTACCCGTACCAGCATACCAAGTGCCAGATGTAGTACTGTAACGTAGAACTTGGTTATTGGTTGGAGCTGTTGGACTTATGGAAATACCCTGGATTTTAGCTACAGTTGGGCCTGGGTAAGTACCCGAAAGATCACCAGTAGCATTCGTACCAGAGAAGATTGTTCTTCCACTAGTAGTTGCAAATTGACCACTCAAACTTACAATATTGCCCGAGTTGGTTGCTATGTTACTGTTTGCAGTGACCATTTGGCCACTGAGTGTAGCTATATTGATTGTATTAGTTGCAGCAACTCCACTAACAGTAGAGATGTTTGCTTCATCTGTCACTTGCTTACCTGATATGGTATTTACAACACCACTAGTAGTTGCATACTGCCCACTAAGAGTAGTAAAGTTGCCACTAATGGTTGCAATATTGGCTTCGTCTGTAACTTGATTACCAGAGATGGTAGCAATATATCCAGACTGGTCTGTAACAAGGCCTGAAGTAGTAACATATTGGCCACTGAGTGTTGCAAGACTACCTGACAATGATGCAATATTGGAAGTATTAGTAACTACTTGACCACTAATGGTTGCAATATTGGCTTCATCAGTGGATACATCACCCTCTAATAAAATAAGGTTTTGATTTGTTGTATACCAATAGCCAGAGAGAGTAGAAATGTTGCCAGAGTTGGTTGCAATATTTGTATTTGCAGTAACCATTTGGCCACTTAAAGTGGCAATATTGCTTTCGTCAGTGATCTGATTGCCACTTATAGTTGCAACATTATTGGTAATTGTAACTACTTGTCCACTAATAGTGGCAATATTTACTTCATCAGTAACTTGCTTGCCAGAGATGGTGTTTACAACACCACTGGTAGTGGCATATTGACCCGAGAGGGTGACAAAATTACCACTAATAGTGGCTATATTGCTTTCATCGGTCACTTGTTTGCCACTTATAGTTGCTATGTTGGCTTCGTCAATCGCTTGTTTGCCACTAATGGTGGCTATGTTACTTGCATCAGTAATCTGTAGTCCACTTAGAGTGGCTATATTGCCTTCGTCAGTAACTTGCTTGCCTGAGATAGTTGCTACATAACCACTAAGAGTACTAGTGCCATTTTGTAGTGCAGTAATATTAACTGCATCTGCAGCTTGTCGTCCACTAAGACTAACAATATTATTATTAGTGATATCGAGACTGCCACTGAGAGTGACTATGTTGCCCGAGTTAGTGGCAATATTACTATTGGCAGTAACCATTTGACCCGAGAGAGTCGATATGTTGGTCTCGTCAGTTACTTGCTTACCGGAGATGACTCCAATGCTATTGCCTTGATTGGCAACTTGACCACTTAAGGTTACAAAGTTACTTTCATCGGTCACTTGCTTACCACTTATAGTTGCAATATTGCTGTTTGCAGTGACCATTTGGCCTGAGAGTGTTGAGATATTACTAGAGTTAGTAACTATCTGACCCGAGTTAGTTGCAATATTACTGTTTGCAGTAACCATTTGACCACTAAGTGTGGCTATGTTATCTTCATCCGTGGCTTGATTACCACTAATGGTGGCTATATTACTATTGGCAGTAACCATTTGGCCACTTAAGGTGGCAATGTTAACTTCATCAGTGATTTGATTATTGACAACACCACTTAGAGTACCACTTATAATGACCACTTGTCCACTAAGTGCAGCTATATTGCTTTCATCAATGGATTGATTGCCACTAAGTGTAACAAATTGTCCACTTAATGTAGTAAAGTTATTGGTAAGTGTAGTGAGATTTCCACTAAGAGTGGCTACTTTAGTATTTGTAGCAATTATTTGACCCGACAGTACTGCTATATTGTCTTCATCAGTGGCTTGATTACCACTAATTGTAGAAACATAGCCACTTAGTACTACAGAATTTTGATTTAAAAGATCAATATTGTCGTTGGCAATGCCTAAACCAATACCTAGATTAGTTATGGCATCTTCGTCTGTAACTTGCTTGCCAGAGATAGTGGCAATCTGTCCACTCATAGTAGTTTGATTACCACTAATTGTTATTAGATTTGTAGTAAGGTTAGTGACTTGACTTTCAGCAATCTCGATCTCATTGACATAGGTGTCAATTACTCGACCTTTATTGTCAAGTGTAAGAGTTAAAGAGCTAGCATTATTACCGTAAGTGCCACTTGTAGACACTGGAGGTAGTGTTGGATTTGGGTAGCTACCTACTAGATCTCCACCGGCAACACTGCCACTAATAACGGCATCAGCGGTTATATAGTTAAACTGTGCTTGCTCTATGGCAGTAGAGACTGGAAAGACATTAAAGTTATCAGGAAATCCTGCAGCATGTGGTTGAGCAAGTGTACCGTCATAGCCTCGACCATTAGTGCCACTGACATTATAGATATTAATAACAGTATTGAGGCCTAGTGCAATGGCACCACTGGCACAAAGAATTTTTTCTTCTGAACCCAAACCATAGTCAACAACCAGTGTATAGGGTCCACTGGTTCCCAGAGGATTGGTGGTATTATAGCCATAGGGGCTAACTTCATACCAACCGGTGGTGTTGGCTACGGTTAATGTTTGGTTAGAAACATAACCACTAGCAACTGTAGCTACAAGATATGTAGGAGCCGCACCACCGGGGTATGAACGTATTACACTGGAATCAGGAAGGGCCATTTAAATGGACTCCGAGGGTTTCGTATTCTCTTAGTAAGGGTACGAAGCCGACTGCCAGGTAGGAGTTACTGTAAGGGAGTCACCACTAGCAAGTGTCACTGTTGAAAGGTCACTGAATGGAGCATACCATAGAACTGCACCGTCTCCACCAGGGCCCGAAGGGTTACCGGCACCATTAAAAGTAGCAACAAAGATACCGTTAATGTCACTAGCAGTATCTGGACCAGTATTAGTCCAAGTAAGTGCACCACTGTATGTAGTCTGCTCTACTGGAATGTTGCTTTCACCATTAATGGTAATTACTGTACTGGTAATGGCTTGCCATCCACTGGCAGCAAGAGGAATACGTGCATAACCATCAAGGTCACTCACTTCCAATACATCATAGCCGGAATCACCATTGTTTAGATAGATTGGAAGGTCTCCACCACTGACCCAACCACTAATTGTTGACCAAGGAGTTGCAGTAAGTCCAAGGTAGGTAGTGGTAGGAGCTGCTTGTGTTCCACGTGGAAGAACATTCAACATGTAGTCGAGTCCTTCAGCTGGGAAGAAGAAAGTAGAATTGAAGTTTGCTGTCATAATTTTATCTCCTAGATAAATTGTATACTAACGTTGAACTGCATTGAGTCTCCGGGAGTTAAACTAACTACAGGAAAACTACTTTTTAAGAACATGGTTCCTGCAACTCCCGTTACCGGGGTATATGTAGGAATTATAGAAGTAGAACGGGTTGAACCGTTATACCCCCTTGTTACATAAAACGTATCGGTCCCATTGCCCGAAGTAACTAACATTACTTCAGTTGAAACCTGTACTTCAAACGGAAACGAGTTCCCGTAGGTACCATATAAGTTAACTCGAATACTGGTATCACCGGGATTAACCTGTGAAGTTAACTGTCCATTAGGAGCAGTTAGACCACTATCGAATAGACCAATATTGCTAACCGTTTGGTATATATCAGAATTTATTGTTCCAATACATAGATAAGTGTCTCCAGAAGTTACAATGGTCTCTTTCGAGATTGTGCACCTTACCGGATTAAGAGTTGGACTAAATAATGCTACATCTGTAGGTGAAACTGTTTGTGTTCCAGACCCCCACGCCATATATTGTATGGGTGCTAATCCGAAACCCGAACCTAGAATACAATTAACTAGACTAGTTCTGCCCTGTGTCGTTAGTAACGAGATCATTCTCTTCTTCAGTCCCAACCCTTACTAGGTCGATGTCACCATATACTTCTTGTGTGCCATCGGCTCTAGTAACAGTTGCGTTAACTTTTATAGTAAAGGGTTTGTAATTCATACTAGCACTGTTGTTGCTTAGTATTCCTCTGCTGAGTCTGATTAAGGTTACCCTGGTACTTAGTGTAATAAGCGGCCCATTGCTGAGTCTCTGATCCACCGTCTGGGCCTTCGCCTGTATTGATTTGACGAACTTGTACTTGAACTACCTTAGTAGTATCTTGTACTACAGCTCCACCACCGTTAACTGGGTAGGCGTGTACTGTAGCATCATCAATCCAAGTAGGATTAGCATTAGGAGTACCAACATAGTTAGGGTAAGAAACATTTTCACTAGCAAGTGTTATATTGGTAATAACTGGAGTACGACCAGTTCCACTAATTACTGTAAGTACATCTCCAGCACCAGCACCAAAAATGATGTCTGTCTTATTACCGGCAAGGAATTGATTTCCATTGGTATCAGTAGTTAGATTTACTGTAGAAGGCTCAACTGCTTGAAGAGCTGTAATTAGATTTCCAGCAGTAGAGAGTCCACTTAGTGTACTAGTCTTTAGGTGAGTTGTACCACCACTAATAGTAAAAGTGCAAGTGGGGTCAGTTACAGACAATGACCAGAGTCCATTGGTTGCATAACCAGCATCAATTACACTTTTTGGATTAGCAGTATAGGAGTTGGCTCCACCACGAGTGTTGGAACGTACTGTCTGCTTGGTACTTTGTTCTAATGGGACATTAACAGTCATAATTAGAATCCTCTCTGAGTTGTATTGTACTGACCAGCTTGATAAACAAAACCACCAAGGTTTTGACTACCGTAACCAGTGGCTTCTGGGTCTACTGTAAGTACATTATAGGTTTGTGGTAGCCATGGGTAAAACCAGTTAGTATTAGAATAGGTCAAAGTATCTTGATCTGCATCAACCACAATCCCTACGGGACCAGCTGACTTTACTGGCTCGGCCTTGAGTTCAGAGACAGCCTTTTTTGGGGCCTCTGTCTCAATTACATTTGTGTTTACTGTCTCTTCGCTCAATTTAAGCTCCTTGTAGAACGGGAGCGGGCTCCCGATTATTATTTAAGGTTTTGCGGTTTATTAGAGTCACCCCAGATTTGAGCTGGAGTTTGTCCTGGTCCCTTAGGTTCTGCTTCATCAGGCAATGAAATTTTGTACATTCCATTGTTCTCACTGGCAGTTGGTCCAAGAGACTCCATAAGGTGATTCAAGTGATTTTCACTTTCACTTGACTCATCTGCGAGTTCATTAATTCTATTCATGGCATCATCATCATTCAAGAAGCGAATCTTACCACGTTGTACTGCTCGAAGAATAAAAGGATCTCTTCTAAGTGCTTCATCAATAGTTTGTACACTACCGTGTAGACCGTTAGCCTTAAGTTTAAAGCTACCTTTAGGACTACTAAATACTGTACTAGCTGTTGTTAGATTCTCAATCCAACCACCGGTTTCTACATCCTGCATTCCTTTAAAAGCAGTTGGAACTGGTGTTCTGGCTGCTGCTAAGTCTTGTGGATCTGCCTTGTGATCTTCGATGTAACCGTCCTCATAGGGGACTGCTACTGGAACACTTTGACCGTTATCTCCGGATCGTGATACTGTTTTTGCCATTTTATTTTCCTATCTTCAAGGGAGACTTTTTTTATCTCCTAAATAGGTACGAGATATTCATACCTAGTTGTTACATCAAGGGTATTTCTTTACTACAAAAATTTTACAACTTAGTGGAGCTTGAGCCATTTATAGACCCAAGCTCCACCAAATGTAAATGTTAAGACTAAGCCTTAACGATCTTACCAAGACCACGTGGGTTCAATACGATCTCTGAAACGAGCTCGTCCATTACCCATCCCTTGTGGAACTTCTCAGGGGTGTGGTTCTCTTCTACATCGAGTGAGTACATAACTGGGAATACACCGAGGAACTCTGGTGATGGAGTCATGTAAACTGTTCCCTGTGGAACTTCGATTGAACGCTGTACTTGGAAGCCACCGAACTGAACAATACGCTCACCGGCAACAACACGGTCCTTAAAGGCCCAACCTGTTTGGTTAATGTCCCACTTGTAGAGGTCACGGTAGTCGATTGGGTTAAACAAAAGACGACTGGCTTCCAACTGGTGGACTTCAATCAATGCTACGAGGTCATAGAGCGAATCAGGAGTAATGTATCCTGAAAGTTCGTTAACTACGTGGTTAGGTGATACTGTGTGGTTAGGGTCGACAGCATAGTTGTTAATTGCAGCTTCAAGAACTGTAATTAGACGAGCGTCTTCCTGCATCATAATAGCCTGCTTGGACATGTCCTGAGCATATTCTACGATGTTAACACGCAAGTACCATAGGTCTTCCTTCTTAATTTGAGGGAATGTAGCGATACGGAACAAACGGACCGGAACCTTCTTACCTTCGAATGGAGTAACGCGGACTTCGCCTTCGTTACCACTCAAGATGTAGGCCTGACCATATTCGTCAAGTACGTCGTACATAACTGGTACACCAGGTGTTAGTGGATCTTCCAGAAGAACGTTACGAGTCATACCTTGGTAACGAAGCTTAAGCTGGATAGGACCAATCATACCCTGACCAAGACGAACCATGTAGTTGTCCTTGTCGGCGAGGATTCCAGCAAGACGACGCTGCTTTTCCTCACGGGTGGCTGTCTTACGACCAGTTGCAGCAGCGAGACGCTCTTGAGCCTCTACAATGTTTGCAACATAATCATCAGACTTCTTTGCGGTACGAGGAGCCAAGTGTTCAGCTACTGCACCATTAGGAGTGATTGAACTCATTATGGATATTTCCTTTCTTTACCAGTAACTAACTAGTTCTGTGGGTTAACGTTGTTAACGAGGCGAATAACGATCTGTGTTGGACTAACAACATCGATCAATTCAGCAACGACTACACCGTATTGGTTACTACCAGAAACACTTGTAAGAGCACCTGGGTTAACAGAGCTAGCATACAGGAACTGACGTGATCCGTTAGTTGGAACCGTGTAAGCCGCTGCAGTGTCGAATGCTGGAGCACCGATGGTGAAGAAAGCATTGCTTCCTCCGAGCCATACAGCCCAAGCATTTACACCAACTTGACTAATGTCGTCAATGTTAGGGTTACGGTCCAAGCATGAGAGTCCAAATGGTTGTGCAGCTGTACTTGTGCAAGCAGCTCCACCCAAAAGGGCCACTGTATCCGGGCCAGTCTTAGCCATGATCATACCAGAGTAAACGTTACCGGTCTCTGCTGGATCAAGGAATGTGTTGTATGGTGTAGCCTCGTACTTTTCGTACAATGGAGTGCACGTACGGTGTACCCCAACGTTTGCTACGCTATTAAGTTGCAGCATAATTTATTTCTCCTTAGTAGGGGATTGTGGTTAAAGTGTCATCAACCAATCGTCAGACAAAAGGTCCTGACGAGTAACTGATGAGGCCGTCGTCATACGACCCATTTCGGGCAAACGGTTGTTACCGCTGGCCACTTTTTGGCTCCGAGGCTGACGGGCCCCAGACTCTTCGAGCATATCGAGACTAGCTTTAAATCCTTCAAGCTTAGAATCTGACATTTGCTCAAACTTTGCGATGTGCTTAGCACGGTCATTATTGTTGACCATTCCAAGCTTCTCGAGACGCTCTACAACTTGTAGGGCTTCAAAAATCTTTTCACGACTGGCCTGTACGGCAGCAACCGTTCCTTGATACCCAACGAGTGCAGGGTTAGTGCCATCGAAAGGCCAAGGGTTGTTGTCATCGTCGACCTGAGGAGTCTTACCAGTTTCGGCTCCGTCGTTGTAGTAGTCTACATAACCGGCATCTTCTCCGTTTACATTTTCAGCTACTTCCACATTTGTTATGTGGTCAGGAGTCATTGCATCTTCTTTGGTAAAGTGACTGCCCGAATCATCCAAGTCACGAACGTCAGTTACCTGAAGTGTCTCTTGGTTACCGTTAGTAGCAATACGCTTTTCACGTTCTGCAATACGATCGGCAATAGTTTCTGTCTTAGAAGCAGTGGCTTTCATGGCATCATCTTCGTCATTGTCACTCTTATCTTTCTCCATCATAGCATCTGCACTATCTGCAGCAACCTTATTAATGGTTTCGGTCAAACTTTCGAGTGCCTTAAGGTCTTCGTAGGCTTGCTTATAGTTAGAAGTAACTACTAGTTCGTTCTCAATGTCGTTAACAATACCGGCAATAGTACCTACAGTGTGTACTAGATCTTGCTCGGTAGAAGCTGTTCTTACAAAATCATTGGCTTCTGCAGCAGCAGTAAAGAGACCCGAGAAGTCAAAGTCTTGTTGAGCATCAATAGCATCACGAATTTCACGACTAGCCTTATAGACCGAGTAGAGACTTTCTTCTACAGCAGCATACTGTGGTCCCTTTACAGTGTAGACTGCACTAGAACCAGGTCCACCAACAACATCAGTGTCCACTGAATCAAGATCAGTTACATCAATTGCTGATCCACCTGGGTCTCCGGCTTTCCAATCATCAAGCTCCTCAGCTACAGGAAGTTGATCCGGAAGAATAGCTCCCGGGAAAGGGTTAGTAGTTTGGTCATAGTGCTCACCAGTTGTTGGCTTTGGTGCACCACTCTGTTGCCAAGCATTTTCTGCTGTCTTAGTTAGCTCGTTGTCGAATCGACTCATCGCTACTCCTGTTCTTCGTCGGAGCCTTTTTGGCCCTCTTGCTTGTTCTTAAAAAACTTTTGCTCTGCACTATCTCTTAATGCGTTCATGCCTCTGGTAATTTCAGCGTCACGAACCACACTAACATCATCTAGTTCATCACTGCCTAGACTTTGATCTGCGGAAGACTTCTTATTGTTTAGTTTATCTTGTTGCTTTTTGATTTTAACTCCGGCAGGACTTAAAAATCTAAACTTTTTGCTCTTTAAAAGCTTTTCACTAGGACCAATAAAAGTAGTATTGATGTCTAGTTGAAGCTTAGGGTTAGCATAATCTTTGACACATTGATCATCATCGCAACTAATGGCATCTTCATCCATTTTGTGCCCACAAGGACCCTTGATCTTTTTTACCTTCTTTTGAGTATTTTCAAACAACATATCAGCAAAAGAAAATCTTGCTGCTGCTGCTTTCATACCTTGAGACTGTTGCCAGGCTTGTATTGCCTGTAATACTTCTTCAGCAATATACTGACAATCTTCACAAACTCCATTACGATAAGCATTGCCTTGGCACTGTGGACAATCTCCAAGAATAGTAATGTTAAGTCTCATGACTTCCATTGCTATTTTTTCTAGGTCAGAAGATACTTTTAGAATTGGCATTAATTAACCATTCTTTTCTGTAGCAACCAAGCACTTTCGTCGGCCGGTTCGAATACAAAACTTAACTCGAAGAAGTTAGGCTTTACACACGATTCGTAAACCAAAGACTCAATTCTCTTTCCCTGTTTATAAACCGTTACTGTACGTCCCTTTAATGCCGGGATGTGTGTACAATATTCTGCAGGCTTGCTAGCATACTTGCCACAAGCACTACAAGCTGTTCCTTCTACGTCGGCTCCCATACTTACTGCATTTAGATTTCCTTCCATGATGGCTTTTGCCAACTTGGGGAAAGTCTGTGCATCTACTTCCATAAGACAGTAGACACTTGCATCGGTAATTCCTGAAGCCAACTTCGTTTCTTTATACACTGCATCGAGGATTACTCCACGAGCACGATCTGGATCACTGTTATTGTGCTCCACATAAATTGGTCTACCTACGAAGGTTTTATAGGACTGCTTAATCTCGTCTACGGGCCATCCGTCGTAGTTAGCATTGACTCTAGAACTAATAGCTCTAGAAACTACATATAGATAACCACTGGCCATTTTAAAATCAAAATCGTCAAAAGTTACTGCATGTAGAGCAATGGGCTCCGAGTTTGCTGTGAGAGAACTACGTCCCATTAGGCTAACAGTCGGAGCACCAAATTTAATCATATGTATACCTTAACTCTATTGGTTCTGAACACTCTTTACATTGTTGTAATCGTAAAAAGAACGAATCTTATAATTCTTCTGCTTCTTTTTGGCCTTTGTGCCAACCAATATGTTCGACTAAAATCTCTCGAGTCTTTGCACCTTCGGCTCTAAGTTCGGCTAATATTAACTTCATTTCAATTATTGAATCTTCTGTTCGTGCTGCGATGTCACCTATGTTCTGTGTATTTTTTCCATTGGGAGATACTTTGTAATTGATATCTTTAAGATCTGATGCAATTGTCTTAACAATGATTTTTTTAAGAAAGAAAAGAATAGAGCCCGCTGAAGTAATGATGATGAGTATATTGGCCCACCATGCTGAATTCCAGACAGTCCCTAACATTCTACTCGTTCTCTATCTTTTCATAAATAGAGTTAGAGAGATCTAGCTTGGAGGCATTACGACATTTACGTCCTTCACCCTCTTTAATTATATCGAGCTTGATTAGAGGACTAACAATATTAAATGAAGTCTTGGCATAACCTACCTTGGGCAGTATGCGAGGCTTTGGGGAATTAAAGGGATTATTCATTATACCTCTTAGTTAGGGAAAGTAAAGGTATTACATTATTTACTGAATAATGGTTGGACTATTAAATCCATCTGAGCCATCATGATGCTTTTCTGTCATGCCATCTAGGGCTACATTCCCGTCATTAACTGTAGGGATTTCCATTTCTTCTTGCTTACCAACAGTATCGGTCATAGTATCTAGTACACTGGCCAGGTGTTCTTTGAATTCGTCTTCATTGAACTTTTCATAACTATCGTCTACAATAATCTTCATACCCTTAGCAAGCTTCATACGCTTGCGTTTCTTTTGCTCGAAGGGTACAGCAAACTTCATACGATCACCATAGGTAACGGTCTCGAATGGGTCTTCGTCTTCATCATCCCAACCGGCTACACTAGCTGTCTTCTTCTTGGGTCCATTCTTAGGACCTTTCTTGGATGGCTTAGGTTGACTCTTTTTCTGTTCGTAAGAGATCTCTGGACGTTGACGTTCTTGAGGACCACTAGGATACATATCGGGCACTTGACTAACATCACTAGCGGGACCATTTCCGGTCATATTAGGGGCAGCAGGCATACTGGTAAGTCCGGCCATGGCTCCTGGAGCTAGTTGAGCAGCCATAGCAGGATCTTCTAGCATCATTAGGTAGGCCTGGTATTCCTGCATATATTCTGGCGGGATTGGAAGTCCTAGAGTCATTAGACGGTTAAAGAGGTCTTTCTTAAATTGCTGTTCAGCAATAACTGTCTTGATCTTTTCATCCTTACGAGCTTCAACTTCATCATCAAAGTCGATTGGAATATTAACTGCAAGTGTAGCAAGAGAGATTGGGAACCCACTAGCCTGTAGTTGTTGTAGAAACCCTCGTTCTACTGATTCATCTCGGAGGTTCATACTACGGAATCGTACCTCTGGAATAGCCAACTTTGGACGTTCTTCTACAAACTCAGCACCAGTTTCTTCATCGACCATGAGAACAGTTTCCATAACTGGAACCATCTGTCCACCAACATTACGGTACTCATAGTGTCCTTGTCGTTCTGCAACTGGTTCCATACGACTACGAATAAATTGCTCGATCTTGTGTTGATAAGTAGAGAGCATTTGAGTAATAAGTTCTCGGTTAAGAGCACCCGAAGCGTAAGTACCACCCTGTCCACCCTGAATAAGATCACTACCAATACCGAATACTCCCATAACATTGGTCTGTACTCGCATAAAGTCTTGATCTAGTCTAGGCATACTTTCACGACCAAAAGCATTCTGAATCTGTAATCCATGGTGATAGGTCATCAAACGGAAGTCCGAGTTAATGGCCATAGCTAGGTCATCTCTTAGACTCTGTAGTTCTTGAGCATCCGGAATCCATGGACCGTCTTGGTCTACATCTGGAAGTCCAAGTGTAGCTAGAATTAATGGGCTATATAGTCGGTCAGCAATGGCATCTTGAGCAGCATTGAGACTTTCTTCCAGCATAAGCATACGGAAAGCACGAAGTAGAATAGGAGTACCGTGTTCACTCCAAGGATTAGTCTTAAACTTGATCTGCTTCATAATGACATCAGAGACTGGAATCTCTTTGTCTTGACGAGCCCAAGCTACAACATCCGGGTAGAGTTGCATAAGCATAGCATACTCTTCAGGAGGGTCACGACGTTCAATTAGACGCTTGATCTCTTCTGGAACCTTAATGTGATATTGATAGGTTCTTAGTGCACGATTTTTAGCCACGATAACATCATTAGGATTAATGATTTCATCTTCTTCCCAAGCACCAATACCATCATGCCAAGAACCCATAGCAAATACTTCTCCTACGGTCCAGTGTTCACGACCTAGGTCGAAGAGGAACTCTTGATAGTTAAGTCCATCGAAGAATAGTTCATTATAGAATTCACTAATTCTCTTGTCCGGGTGTATTAGTTCAATGTCTAAGAGTGGGAATCTCGTATAGATATCAATAAGTCCAGGAACCAAATGATGAGTCGTGTAGAGAAGTCTGGCCCAGTCTCTAATTTTACGTGTTTGTTCATCTGGGTCCTCCATATTGAACCACCAGGTGCGTTCACGCCAGTATTCAAATGGGTCATGTAGTTTAGGCCAAGCCCACTGTGCATCACTACCAGTAGCAGCACCCGTTCTGCGGTTAGCAGTATTGGATACTCCACCTTCAAGAATCATATTGTTCTTAAGGCTATTAAGTCTCTCTCGACCCTGAGGAGGACCACCTAGTGCTGTAGCCATAGGGCCAATTTCACTAGCCATTGCACCTGGAGTTTTAGCTCTAGTGAGCATATCTCTGGCGGCTACACGAGCGGCCATAGGATTTTTGGGGAGAGTAAGTCCCGCTTGCCTCATTCTATTAAACTCAGATGAAGCACTCCAGTCCTGAGGAGACATCGATTATCCTATCTAGTTATTGCAGCAGCCAATGCCGGGAGCAAGTTCTGCCATGCAAGTCGGGCAGATACTAGCACCACGACCGAGCATAATAGTTCCACCACTACCCTCACCGGAAATAATTTCATTACCACCAAGAGTGAAGTTGGCACCAACTCTACGAGTATTAGCAGTACGTATATTTTGGTTTCTTTCCATAATTAAATCAACTCCTATTATAGTATATTTATTGACCGATGTAGGTGTGGTCAGCGTTGGTATTTGAATAAGGGGTTGGACCATCAATTTCACTAACAATGGCTCCACCACTAATACTGATATTTTGAGGATTAGCAATATTCATTTGACCAATTCCACCATTGGCTGCAGTAGCATTCTTACCGACTCCCATAGCACTAAGGTCGGTAAACATACCGCCCAGTGACCAATCGATAATTCCATTACCACCACTGGCGGTTAAACGATAGGCATTGTAGAGATTTCCACTAACACCAACTAGACTAATAACATAGGGAACATTGGCACTAGTCACTGTAACTGAACCAAGAGTATGCCAGTTGGTGGAAGAGTAGACATTTAGTCCACCATAACGGTTACCGGTACCTTGTAGTCTAACTACACAAGAACCACTCCACGCAGTCTCTGCAGTAAGTACGGCACCAGTACATTCGATGTCTTGTATACTAGTAGTAGAGTCAGGGGTGCATACATACCCTACATCAGTTCCCCCACTTACAACTACTAGTCCTGGAACTAGACTTCCCGGTACATTTCCAGAGATTACTGGAGAAGTAGGATAGGGTACTGGGGCTGGGTTAACATTACTTGCACTTCCGTTACCATAAAGAGTAACAAACTGACCCAATACATATGGGGTCTTTGCTTGCTTGGGACCTTTACCTTCTGCGAAATTCATAATTGCTCCTATAGACTTAGGTAGTCGATACCCAAATCATCACTTTGTGACTCTTGTAAAAATTTCATAGCATTTAATGCTATTTGATCATCCGCAACTGAAGTCATCGGTACTTCTATCGACTCTCTGTTTTGCATAGACGGTTGTACTGTGCTAGGCTTAGGAGATGAAACTTCTGGTCTAGAAATCATTTGTGGACGAATAGTAGATGACTTCTCTATCTTATCTTCCAAGGCCTTGAGTCCTTTTGTAAGGGTTATGTCAAGGTTTTTATAGTGCTTCTCTAGGATAGGTTCTATCTTAGACTCAATCGTAGTTTCCGGATCACTAAACATCCCTTCTAGAACTCGAGTGGCACTATCCCAGATAAACTGTGAAGATAAGGAACCAACTAGTCTACACAGACGTTTCTGTTGATCGTCCCATTCGAATTCATATGTTCTACCGTCATAGTCTGTTACTGACCCATAGTGTATATACTTTACTGAACCTTCAACAGTTGCAAAGTCTATGGCTACGAGTTCTTTAGTGACGGGGACTTGCTTAACCTCAAGGACCTCTTCTACCGGGGTAGAAACAATCTTAGTTTTTTTAAAGTTGAACATTGTCTTAGTTCTGAACTACCAATTCATAGTCGTTTTTACGCTCTACTGAAGCCGTACGGTCATCCCAGATGACGGCAAACTCTGCATCACCTACGGCAACTACAGTACCGGCAATCTTTACAGATGGAGTTTCTGTATAGACACGACTACCTACGAGAGTTGCAGCAGTTGAGCTGGCAATAACTCCCATTGTAAAGTCTTCACGAGTCTGTTGACGACTAAAACCTTTGCTTTGCATAACAAGCTGACCATAAGGTGCTGTCTGCTGTGCTGGGTTCTTAAATTCATTTACTTTGTCTGTGTGCTCTACAATAGCATCATTCTTGTCAAAGCGTTGTGCAAGACCTTGCTGTTGTTCTTTGTAAGCCTGCTCATTTTGATCATAGTCAAGACTGTCAGCATCCATATAGTCATTGGGCATTTGCTTACCCGGCATAATGAAGTCTACGTCAACTGGACTAGGTCCGTCAAATAGATCGGCGATTTTAATATTTAAACGTGGTTCCATGATTTCTCTTTCACTAGTATAGATTGAGATCTATACGCTATAGTTAACTACTACCTTAAATTACATTTATTATTGGTGAGGCGGGATAAACTTACCGGGCTGTGGTGGTTTGGCTTTAGGAGTTGGTGCAGGGACTCCTACCCCATCTTCCATATTAGTTGCTTCTACTGAAGTCATAGGGGATACTTCAGGAGAAGCATAGGTCATGTGTTCTACTTTTAGTACATCTCCGAGACTAGTAAGAAACGGTGGTTCTATTGGAGTTGGGGGAATGTGTCTAAAGTTTTGCATAAAAGCAAACGGATCAGACTCACATTCAGTGTGTGCAAATAATGCAGTTCCATCAGGGGCAGTAGAGGTTTGCTTTACTGCTCCTTTACCATTGTCATTAGGCGGATCATCACAAAATCTACAAGGCTGAGCTATACTCTGCTCTGAGTTAAGATCTTTGGGTTTCATATAACCGATTTTTTCTATCATACTCGACTATTAAACTTTCTACTAGAGGTCCTAGGTTTAAAACTATCTACGATGTCTTCGACTTTATGACCCCTATTAACTAGTCTATCGGCAACATCCATTTTTTCTTCTAGACTAAGATCACGACCAATTGATTTGGAAACATGCTCTACGGCTTCACTACCAGACATGGTGGCTTTTGGAGCTTCTGTACTAGTTGTGGAGCTAGGAGTACTAGGAGTAAACTTTTTAAACTTAGGCGACATATGTCCGGTGTCTCCCATAAGACCTGTTTCTGGACTAGTTTCCACTGCTCGAGTAAACCCACTACGATCATTGTGCTCTTGTGCAGCACTAAGTATACCGGTAACCCCATTGCGTATTTCTGGGTCAGGGTGTCTAGTAGCTAGATCACGAAGAGCGTCACCACCGAATGGGTTAGGTGCTATACTACGCTCTTCTCCTGTTATATTCTTGTCTAGTTCTTCATTTGTAGGTGGAGTCTGTCTTCTACGCCCTGGAAAAGTACGAGCAGGAGCTGTAATTGTATGAGTACCAAAGTCTAGCAAGTGAGGTAATACAGCATTGTCAACGTGTACTACATCATCTTTGTGAACTCCTCTAACAATATTATATTGCCAGTTGCTTGCTGCTTTTACCTTGTCGGGGTTAACATTCTTAGGGAAGTTTCTACGTGATTCACTAGGTATATAGGCTTGTAGAACATCATGAGTACCATTATCATATGTATGTAGAATCATACCTAGAGTACGTTCTCCACTAGAAGCAAACTCAGCAGGATTTTGACCCAAGTGACCTGGCATATGTACTACGTGACCTGGAGTACAAGCTTTACCATCAGTGGGATCATGCTCAGTGTGTCTGGCTAGTCCTACTGGGATGGGATCAAAACTACCACTAATACGATATGGTCTTTGATAGTGTGTATCAGATTTATGTAATTTTGCACCGGGGATAGACAATATCTTGTTACGTATTTTATCTAGCTTAGATCTATATGGGCAGTCAGCCATACAACCTACACTACGTCTACCAGAAGAAAGCATTCTACCCGGTTCACAGTAGTTCATGTGATAGTCTAGATCTGCATTGTTTTTAATCATTGTACTTCTACGAACAGTCTCACCTGAACGAGGTTCATAACCTGTACCACCACAGCTAGGGCAGTTTGATTTATCAGTCCCTAGACAACTGAGGCAAGGACTATTCTTTTTAAGTGACTTAGTAATACCACTATAGGTTTCACGTAGTCCAGACATATATTTGGCTACACCTTGACGCCAACTTTCACGAGCATCTTGGTTAGCAGCCACATCTGGACGAGTGGCTCTTAAATGTCTACTCTGTTCATCAAGTGAACGCAAACGATCTTCATAACCGGGTTCACCCTTTTTAAGTACAGTCGGTCCTGGAATACTTACTTCTTGTTGACCTTCTCCATAGTCTTTTAGAGTAGGGGTAAGCTTTACTGAAGGAGTATTGGAGCTTGAACTTTCTTCCATTTCATCTTCATAGCCAGATGCAAGCTTGAGAGCATTAAATATTCTACGGAAGTAAGAGCCTACCTTTTGTGAAGTAGACATAGTGTAAGGGTTTTCAGTACTAGGAACAGCCATGGGAAGTGTTCCATTATTCCTACTTAAAAAACCTCTTAGGCTCTTTAGATATCTACCGGTCTTACCGTACTGTGAGCCAGAACTAATTGAAGTCTCTTTCTTTAATTCTGAATCATTCCAGTCTACTCCGGGAGTTAGAAAGCCAGTAGGGATTCTCTCTCTACTTCTAGTACCAAAGTTTTTTTCTGAACGATCTTCTAGTTGTATACGTGAACGAGGGGTTATAGATGTACCAGTAGCATTCTGCTCTGTATCATTACTGGGTAGACTCTCTGTACTAAGATGGGTCTGTACAGATTCTGGTGAACTAGCAAAGTGCTTTATAAAGGCCATTGGAACAGCATTTCCAGGCATATCGGGTACATAGGCTCTATTAGGTTTTGACTTGCCTTCCTCAACATGACCTGAGTGACCGGCTCTACAGCTACAAGGTTTTCCATTGCTCTTGACATAATCGTCATTACCCTTACAAACTGGGCATTCTGGGTTAGCTGTGTCTTTATAATGAACATCTTGCTCATCATGAGGGCATCTAATAGAAGTAATAGGGTTACCGAACCCAGTAATACGTTGTAGTATTTTTTTAGCACGGTGTTTAACAATTTTTGTTATTGCTCCAGTGCCACCACAAGGTTTGTGGGTATTGTCTGGAGTAGTAGAAATTGAACCAGTAGAAGACATAGAACCTTCACTGTCCGGTTGTGAACAGTTTTCACAAGAGTGTAGTCCATTCCCTAGTGTTGGTTCAAATCCTTCACCTTTACATTCAGGGCATCTTACATATTTACCAGCAGGAGAGAATTTGGTTCCTGGTTCATAAACTTCACCATGATGAGATGCATCACCGTGTGTTGAAATACAAGTTTTGCATTTACGAGGAGCAACTTCTTGACCTTGCTCGTTAAGAACTGGTTTTACTAGTCCAGGACCAGCACCTGTACTAACATGCTCTAGAGTAGTCTTACCTTCATCACTAGTTACTGGACGATAATTTTTATGACCAAGTGTACATTCATCACAAGGCTCTGAATTTTCTCTGGCATTATTATTGGTTTTACCACTCTTACAACTACACTGCTCAGTTTTAGTAGTATCCGGCTTACCTTCCAGTCTAGTCTGCCATCTTTGAAACCATCTAGGGCTTCCAGTACTTACTACTTCAATACGATTAGATTTTTGATATTCGTGCCTTGCAGGGTCCTTGTGTTCTTCTTTGAGTTTTCCACAAGAACAAGGAGCTGCCCAGTTACCATTAGAGTCTTTTTCAGTATCGTGTAGCCAACAACTGTCATTTCTATCAGCAGACTTTTCAGATCCTATGTAGGGGTGTGGTCCTACTGTACCATCTACTTCATGTATGTTGGGGTGAGCTTCTTTAGGATGTCCACACTCTAGACAACCAGTCTTCTTTTCAGGAGTAGAGTCATTAGAAGAGATACCTCTAAGTACACTCTTAAATAGTCCCTTAGGATTAAAGTTTGTAGTTAGTGTAGCTTTTTTAGTTACGATTCGAGTTTGTTGAGCACTAACGGGAATAAAGGCTGGAAGATGCTCATAGCCTTCGATCCCATGACCCGTGTGCTCTGTATAGCGGTTTGTGTCTTTAAGCCCTGAAATAACTTGTTCATAGTTGGGCTTAATTCTTTCATCACTAGGGTCTATGTGTACCCAAGTAGGTGGACGCACTGACCCTTCAGAAAAAGTAGTGTCTATATCTGATTTAAAATCTGGGTGACCAGTAAGTAAGAGTACACCCTTACTGTATGGAGCCATACGTTCTTTACTGGGTCGATTTTGTCTACGACGCTCTACTGGTTGAGTTACTGAACGCTCTAGTTCAAGTCTCTGTTCTCCTCTAGGGCTAACATATCGACTGGGTCCTTTATTTAGAAAAGTACGAGTGGGGACCGAAGTCTCTTCACGCCATTGTTGCTCTTCTGCTTTGACCTTTTTCTTTTTGGCCGAGTCTTTGTTAAAAGTGAATCTAGCCATTAGCTCTCATCCCCACTTATTCGATCGTTTTCTTCTCTTAGTTTGTCTTTTGCTTTGAGTTTACGGTTACGGAATTTTTTAATAGTAGCATCTTCACTACCCTGTAGACCTTCTAGTTCCTTGTCCATCTCATAGTCCATACGTCTAGATTCATTTTTATTGCCTCTACCCACTAGACTACGAACTATATCCATACTGCCAGAGCCTTGTGGATTTGGGAAGAATGCATTTTTTAATAGTGCATGATGTTCACGACAAACTGGAATACCATTGTCTCTAATTGTAAATAGTTCTGAGCTAGGGCGATTGCTATTGAATCGTCCTTGTTCTTCATCCTGAGCTCCATATCTACAAGGAGTAAGCTCTCCATCTCCAATAACTGATTTTAGTAGAGTTGGGTGATCACGAAGTTCATCAAAAATGCATGGACTTTTTTCGTCATGTATGTGATCTGTCATTATTGTTCTCCACCCGAGCATTCAGTGCAGGCTAGATTCTTTCGTACTATACCAGGCATTTCACTAACAGGAGCATTTTTAATCTGACTCTTGAATTCTGGACTTTGTTCTATTTCTCGATAATTAGATTTTTTACCGGAACCATTACAGGTACCACAAGAACTCTTAATAGAAGTAGTAGGCCTAGTTCCAGATTCTGCAGGTTCTTCTTCAGGTTCTTCTTCAGGTTTTTCTTCTAGAGTACGAGGGTTATCTAGTCCAGGTCCTTCTATTTCTTTTTTAGGAGCTTCTACCTTAGTTTTAGGAGCTTCATATTCCGGCTCATTACCGTCTTCATCTAGTAAAGGCAAGTCCTCTTCGTCATCTTCATCTTCATCTTGTCTACTCTCTTCGTGAGGTATAGAAGCAGGAGTTTTGTGTACTGCTGGAGTAAACTTTTTCTTTTCCAAAATCTCAGAAGATACCTTGTTGCCTTGACAAGTAGGACATACATCTGGGTGATCAGGGAGTGAGCAGTTGCTACAAGCGGTCTTGCCCTTCTTAGGGTCTATAACAAGTCCAGAACCTTCACAGTTCTTACACTTACCCCAGTTGCCATCTTTATCTTGTTCTAAGTGATGATTTTTTCCACTACCCAGACAGTTTTCACATTCAGGGGTATCCGAAGCGACTGAACCAGTATTTTTACAAGCTGGACAGCCTTCTTCCCCCGTAGGGCGATGATAAGTATAGGTCTTGCCTTCGTCTAGAATTTTTTGTCCTGAAAATTCACTAAGTCCTTTGCAGGCTGGGCATTCTTTGTAGTCTTCATGTTCTACTTCAGGGCTGTGGTGTTCTTCAAGCTCTACTTGATGGAATCCTCCAGGGCCTTCTCCAATACCACCAGCATGCTCTATTGGGTGTTCAACTTGAAACCAGGGTTCAGAAGTGTCTTCTTCGTCAAAGTTGGGTTCTATGTCAGAGTTGGCTGTAAAATGAAATTTGACATTGGCACGACGTATAGTTCCGTTCAATACTAAGTCGTCTTTTAGAATCTTATCGTAAGCACCGGTTCCATAGTCACTAGAGTCTAGTCTAGTGTGTGGACCCTCTCTATGGGTTCTACCTTCCATACCTCGAACTCCAAATTGCAAAGGAGCATTACGATGTCTAGGCATACAGGTATTGGAACCGTTTACAAAAGGATTACATATAGTTGTCTTGCCCAGAGTAATCAGTACCGGTTGGCTACGAGGGTGGTCATCAGGAGCATGCATTTCTTGCTGTCCACAAAATTCACAAGTTCTTCCAGAGACACTAGAGACAGGTCCTTCAGGAGAATATTGAGCAGGATACTTGTTCCACCAAACATTCGGGTGAAGGGTGGCTCCTTCTTCTAATTCAGAGGATGCATTGCGTGAATTAAACACTTGACTAATCTATCTGGTCTAGTGATTAGTTGTCAGAAGACTTGGCTGAGTTTGCTTTTTCTTCTTTAATGGCTTTATCAACTGCACCAGCATGTTCTTCTTCACTGGACTCTAGCTCTCCATCACCATCATAGTCTTTATCAGCTTTATCAGCTTTAGAAGCTTTCCTAGATTGACAACCAGCGCCTGATGGACAGTGCCATCCCTGGCTGGATTTATGTCCAGTATTGCCCTTACAAGATGCACAAGAGCCTACATTATCACCAAAGTTGTGAGAATCAGCAAGTTTACACATTTGACAATTGGCATGACGAATCTTCCACTCTTCATGAAGTGCTCTTACAAGCTTGGCTTTAGAGTCACTTACCGTAGCCATACGTCTACGAGCAACACGCTCAATATCTTCTTCAATCATTTGACAACGAAAAGCAAACTCTTTGTCACTGTGAGCGAGAAACAAAAATTCTCCGGTTTGTGTTAGTAATTCATGTTTTGCAGTGATAATGTTCTTGCCGGCCGTTTTGGCTTCAAAAACAAGATTGACTGAATCGTCATAATCGAACATCGAGGTCATGATGTGCTCCGTATTCTGCCATTTCTGGCGCTGGACTAAAGTAATACACTACCTAGTCTATTGTCACTAGTAGTTTACATGGTAGAAGGTACTATTTACTCTTCTTTTTCAAGGTTTGGTATATCTGGGTGGTGTTTAATAATATGGTTTAGTTTATTGTGTAGTTCTTCGTGCTCAGACTTAATGTGTCTTTTTACAAAAGCTTCAATTGCTCTACGAACTGTTGGGTAGACTATGCTAGTGACAGTGGCTACGATTACTGCCCACCAAACTCCAGCACCAATATTGGTTTTAACTGGTTCCCAAGCCATAGTAGAAATAGTTTCATGCCTAAGTAAGTCGAGATAGTGTATAAATAGATGGAAATACCAATGCATATTACTAAATTGACACTATTAGAGTTTTACAGTTCCGGGGCTAGGGCTCGAACCTAGAATGACAGATTCAAAGTCTGTAGTGTTGCCATTACACTACCCCGGATTGCCCTAACGATAACTTTTTTTCTTCCAGATGTTTTTACGGTACCAACCGTCTAGTAGTTCATCTAATTTAGGTGAAGATGAACTCCACGTCTCTGATCTACTTTCATGCCACATACTGGGATTTTGTTTAAGTTTCCACTCTTCACGTCTAAAAGGTATAACTTGAGCGATTGGAGTTCCAGCTGGAATAGTCCCTTCAAAGTCTTTTCTAAGGTAAAAACTGGCATTTGCTCCAGGCATGGCATAGTCATCCACTACTCCAGTAAGAGTATAGAAAGGTAACTCAAATCGATTAAACGGATGAGTTATAATCATACTATAACCGTCTGGGGGTCTAATACTTACATGTAGGAACCAATGAAAATGTTCAAATTCATCTCCATATCCTGCAGGACCCACCATGGGGTTGGTAACATGTGGTGGCCTAGCTTCTAGTGGGCGGCCTAGTTCATCTTCTAGTTTTTTGTCCCATTCAACAACTATACGTCCATCTACTCTCTTAAAAGTTACATCTTGATCTAGTAATATATAATACCCTAAACCAAGAGCATCAAGGAAGGGCATACAGTGCTTAAGACCCGGCCACTCAGGCATTCCATAATTTAAATCTTCTGGTATTTCTACCCAACGCTTGGTTTGTTTATACCAGTCAGGAGTCATAGTTACTGCTGGGCGTACTATTTTACTATACCCACTACTCGAGTCATATTCTAGAATAGTTTTGGGTACAGTTAGTTTTTGTTGTTTCTTCTTTTTAAACATTATTTATAGCTCTTTTTCTTCCAACCAAGTCTACGATACCAGTCATGTGGCCCTTTTCTTTCATGATCTCTAGCTTCTCGTACTAGATTCTTGTCTTCTTTACTGACCCATTCTTCTCTCTTAAAAGGTATCACTTGAATAATTGGAGTACCTTTGGGTATTAACCCTTCAAACCCTTGCTTTAGATACCAGGGCACATTACCCCCAGGTATAGCAGCATCACCATCAATAATTGCACTTAGAGTATAGAATGGTAAATCAGTTCTATTTAAAGGGTGTGTATAGAGTGCACTATAGCCATCGGGAAGTTTAATTGCTGCTCCATAAATCCAAGTAAAATGATAATCCTCATAGCCAGTAGGAGTAGGCATAGGGTCAGTCTGTAGACTGCTTCTAGCACCTATTCTACCGCTCTTAAATCTTATAATGGGCTCATTGTCTTCGTTTCTTTCAACTAGTATATCGGTCCATAGATTGATAGTATAGCCAGTTGTTAGTGAATCAAGAAAGGGTACACATGCTTTTACTGATAACTGTTCTTCATGTTCTCCAGAAATTATGACCTTACGAGGTATTTTTCTATACCAGTCTGGGGTATTTTTAACTGCAGGAGTAAACTCATCTGGAAAATGTTCACTGTGATAGAATACTATTTGTTTAGTGTTAGTTTCTTTTTTTGACATACTAACCTAACTCTCTCATAACTAGTTCTACTTCTTCATCTATAGTTAGCCCATCTTTAATGTGAACATTAACCATATTAGAAGGGTCTTGCCACATTAAGTTGGTATCTTCATATCTACCGGCCTTGATGCGATCTACCCATACTACTAGATCAGATTCTCCAAATGCTCTTCTAGTGTCTTCAGTAGGGCAAATAAAATCTACTACTACATAGTAGTCTTGTTCTTTTAATAAACGAGCCATTCCACCCAAACGACGAGAATGTTCAATTCGATCTTCATGAGAGAAACCTAAATCATAATTGACAAAATCTCTTACCTGATCGGCATTAAGATGTATTGCTTTGATCTGCTCTGCTAGTGCTTGTGCAAGAGATGTCTTACCGGCTCCGGGCAGTCCAATAATTTGAATAATCATATTGCTCCTTTTGACAGCTCCCTGGGATGGATTCGAACCACCGACCAAGTCATTAACAGTGACCCGCTCTGCCGCTGAGCTACCAGGGAATAAAACTATTTATGAATTTGAAAGAATTTGAGCCACAATTGGGTTGGGTATACCCTTGGGAGCTTCTGTCCAAGTTCTAGTGCCAAACTTAATTGGTTTGTTGTTAATATTCTCCATCATAGGACCTTTACAGATTGCAACTCTAAACTTAGTTCCATCGGTTGCAGTTAATGTTCTGGGCTCTACTACACAAGGAAAAGACCATTGATTACTACTTCCACCACCAGGTGTTATAGTGTTTTTAAAGTTACGGTGTACCGGGGTCATATTGACCCAACTGCCATCGGTTTGCTTGATGGGGAAAGTACTAGGCACTCCAAACAATGACCATACTGTTGCAAATGTTCCGTCTGGAGTTAGTTTACTATTAGTAAGATCTAGATTAGCAAATGAAGCACCCGTAGTGATAATTGGGCACTCAGAAAGTCCTAGTCGATACCTAACACCATTAATAATAATGTGTTGATTAAGAGGTTTAGTGCCACTAGCAGCACAAAGTGCATAAGGTAGATCATTATACTGCTTTAGTTTAATACCTGTACTTTTTGTAGAGATACCGACTGTAAATACTCCTACAGCAATAAGTATAACCGTAGCTATAGCAATTATTCTTTTTGACATATTGATTTCTTTCTTTAAAGTGGCGACCTTGATGGGACTTGAACCCACGACATCCAGCTTGACAAGCTGGCGCTCTAACCAACTGAGCTACAAGGCCTAAAAACTAAGCCTTCTTTGTAGCTGCAGCTTTCTTAGCAGGAGCTGGTACTGGAGCAACAGCTGGAGCTGCTGGAAGTGCACCAAGAAGCCATGAAAGCTTTGGGTATTTCTTTTCTGCAGCACGAATGGCACCATAGTAAACTGTTGAGAATACTGGAGCAAGAACAGCAAACTGTCCACTCTTGAGACTCCAACCTTTACTTGCAAACCAGGCCACTACTGTACCTACTGCAACTGGAACACCAGTTCTTACAACATTACGGATATACGCTTGTGTATTCATATTTTCTTCTTTCTATTGATCTTTGTATTTCAAAGAAACTTGGACATTGTTCACTTGGGTTCTGAGGCTATTGGCCAGTCCAGTGATAGTTTCGGTAATTTCAGAATTAGCGAGTTCATCACTTTGTAGATTCATAGCATCATAACTAATTGTAATGGTTATTTTTTTCATAAAACTAACTTAATACCTTATTTTAAAGAAATCAAGTTTTTTAAGAATTTTTAATTTTCATTAACTTTAGTGCTGTCTACATCAAAAGCTGAAGCAAGGTCAGCTGGCATCATCTGGTATGGATTGCGGTTAAAGACTATTCCACCGGCCCAGAGACTTTGTGCAACTACAGCACTACAAATCATACTGTTGTTTAAAGAAAATTGCAATTTAATTCCGGTTAAAAGTTCTAGAGTAATACTGGCAATAGTGAACCAACCGTATTGGTCTTTAAGAAAACTCTTACAGGCCAATACTGCTTGATCTCTACTCTGCTTGTTGAGCTTGGTGTTAACCAGATAGTATTGAACATTTTTGTATTCGTCAATATGACCATAGCTAACTCCACGGCCTACTGCTTCTATAAGAGCGCCATCTTCACTTACTATCATAGCAGCATGGTTCCAAAAAGAAAAGTTTTTCATCTTGCCATGATATCTAAGAAACTGACCTAGTCTAATGATCTTGGCTGGAATACCATTGGTACTAACCAGTATAAAGTCTCCCGGGGTAAATTTCTTAGGACTAGTACCGGCTTCGTATACCTTATAGTTCTGAGTCATCTATATCACTTTCATATGTATAGTATTCGTTTATTCCAAAGTGTACTGAACCGGTTGTAGCTTCATTACTGAACCAACCTTCTACATCACTGCCATTGCCCAGAGTGGGTCTAGGCCCCATTTCGGCTGAATCATTAACTACTTCTAGCCCTTCATGCTTTTCTGTACTAGCACCAATACCGAACTGTAAGGGAGCACTCTTGGCTCTACTCTTGGTAGCGAAACTATCATCCTGTACATTTCCTACAGGTTGTTCATCATAAAAACTACCAAAGTTTATAGCAGGAGCAGTGCCTAAATCTGGGTCATCTTTTAGTCGTCTAGTGGGTCCTGTAGTTTTGGGTGGGCCAGCTGTTACATCTATTCCATACTCGTGAGCTACTGCAGCAGGATCTCCAAAAAAACCACCTTCGGCATCTCCACCACCGAGTGCAGTGTGTACGGAGCCTATAGGCATTATCTTAGATACTGGTTCAGCAGTGTCTTTTTTGAGATCGGTAATGTCACTTAGTACTTCAGGGTTAACGGGTTCTCCTACTTCATTATGAGCAAAAGGAATCATATCAGTTTCTGTGGGGTCAGCATAACGACTATTAAAGCTTCTAGTTCTAGAGCCCTTACGTCTTAATGGAGGCCCATCTGGACGATCACCCATGTCTATTTTATATTCTGTATGTTCCATGGGTTCTCCATCAATCCACATAACCTCGTCTACACCGGTCCTGCGTTCAGGTCCAACTTCAGGTCCGAAACCACCTACTGAACCTTCGCCTAACTCTCTTGATTCCTTGTTCCAGGAAGTCGTCTTGGGGAGTCTAAGTATCTGTATAGATCTTATAGCTTCTTGTGTAGAAACAGTTTGGATAAAATAATTCCATAGTAGTTTTTCACGAATTCCAGAGGGAGTTAGATCACTACTAGTGTTTATGGAGATAATTAATCCATCATCCAGTACGGTAACCTCAGGGTCAGCATCATAGCCTTGGAATTGTGCAATTAGACTCTTTACAACTGAGTCACGATTCTCTGAAGTAACATAAGGGTTAAATTTACACTTAAAGTTTTTACGACCAGCCATAGTACTCCTAGATTACAAACTTATTGAGTTCGTAGAGTTTTTACAGGTTGGGATACTTTTTAGACATAAAGTTCTCTAGACTAGAACCTTCATAGCGTCGGCATAAGTAGTCTAGAGAAATAAACATAGGGTCATAACTACCATTCTTGACTTGATGTTTAACTATGATTCCTCGCCAGTGGGCATTTCCTTGAGGTCCTTTGTAGTCTTCGTCGTGAAGATAACACGCGCCTGCAACCAATCCGTGTTGTGATTTTCCCGCCACGAACCGCAAACCGTACATAAGGGTCTGTTGATGTCCCATACTGAATGTATGCCCAATTGTCTTGAGTCTTGTTTCGATGTTTTGTCCACCATAGGGTTTTCCAGTCATAGGGTTATAGAAATAGTGACTATAGAAGACTCCGTCTAAACAGATGGGCTGAGTATAGTCACTGACTCTCCAACCACTCTTTTCATAGTCTAGTTTATCTAGAGAAAGCATTCCCTCTAGTTGAGGATTAGCATCTATGGTACGATTGATTCTATCTTCATGATTACCGAGTGTAATATAGCGTTCAGGGTTCCAGATTTTTTGTTTGGTCTTTTTACGTCCTTCATTAAAATCATAAAGAGGTTGATTAAGAACTCTCCAGGCTTCATTAGCCGAGTCAAGGTCGTCTTGATAACGACGTCCTTCCATCTTCTTTTTACCGGCATCCCAGTGTGATAGAGAAGGCATATCTGCATGATCACCAATATGGACTATTTTAATATTTTTATTGTGATACTCTTCAACAATAAACATACCAATCCAATTGAGGTGGTCTGTAGGTACATCAAGCTTGGCTTGTGTATCTGGAATCATAATGTGTGTTACGGGTAAGGCTTCTACTTCGGAAATCGGTTCGGTCACTATATTCCTTAGCTTGGTAGATTATCCCCATCAGCATTGGGGTCATTAGTATTGTCTGGGTCTTCTGCTTGAGCTTTTGTTACTTTCTGATCAGTAAGTGTTGCACTATTTGGGTCTAGTGGTTGACTATACTTAATTGGTTGGCTGTATCTAATCATAGAATTTAATGCCTTTCTAAATGGAAATCAACTTTTTTCTTTAATGCATCTTGCAGAAACTTTTCTGCTTTATTTTTATCTTTGGGTAAAGCACCCTGCCAAGAAATGGCTTGGTTACCTGAAACTTTTATCTGGCCTGAATGTCTGCCACCTTCTCCGATGAGTAGTGCTTCGAACTGTAGTTCACACTTGGGACATTTCCAAATTTGAGTGGTATCAAATGGAAGTTCAATAGAGGTGTCTACGGCATTATACTTATTAAAAGTGACACCCTCAGGCAATTGTAAAGGTTCTGACATACTAGATGGACTTAAATGCCGACATTCCTAGATCTTCGAGATAGTCCTGTACAGTACGTCCATTGGAATCAGCAATGGCATTTAATGCACTAAGTAAAATTCCAGTCAAGCAACTGAATAGTTCAATCGGGTCCGACTCCAATACCATTTCGTAAGCTAGTTCTTCTTGCTCACTAAGTATTGCTGTTAGGATTCCAACAACATTCCTGATGTTTTCTGCGGTGGTATCCATTATCTCTCCCCTAAAGAAGCTTTGAGCTGCCAATCCCACTTTTGATGCATATCAATTCGTTCAGCTATAAAGTTAGCTACACCTTGTTCATTCTCTTTATTGGCAATATCAAAAGTCTTCTTGAGTGTTTCTATTACTCTGGTATTCTTCTCTTTAAGATTACGAGCTAATATTATAGGCTCGGTCTCCGTAGTTACAACTTCAGTGATATTGGCCATCTCGACTAGAGATTTTAGAGAGATGGGCGCACTGTAACCGAGTTTTAAAATGTTTTCAGCAATAGCATCAATGCTCTCGTATACATCAGAATAGATGGCTTCAAAAAGAGCGTGATACTGAGCAAAGTCAGTGCCTTTAACATTCCAGTGTGAAGAATGAGACATATAATAGAAAACAGTAACATCTGATAGAGTTACTTGAAGTGAATGAACTAGAGAATCTTTTGAAGACTCTTCTTGAGGTTCCTCAGCGGCTAGAACCTTAAACCCGTTCCATTGTTCCATTATAGCCAGTTAAGGTCTTCTCCGAAAGATTCATTGACTGAATTCTCTACAAAAGTAGCAGCCAACTTGTTTATACGTCCGGCTTCAATACTTCTAAGAGTGCTACCTTCTTTTTTAGCTCTACGGCAAATCTCTGCATTGTCTACAAAATTGTCGATGATTGCTGCTCGCTTTTCTACATCGAGAATTGGCAGTGTCTTTTGCTCTACATAGAATACAGCAGCTTCACGAGTGTTAATCTGATCACTGAGAAGTTGTGAAGTCTGATCTTCTACCCAAACTTCTGCACCGGCAGTTACAAAATTAATCCAGTCGGCATCTTCAAACTCATCTTCAATTGATCTTGCTGTACGGTATAGAAGTGAGCCATCGTCTTCTCCGAGGTCACTGGTACCGGCACTACTAACACGATAGACACTGGCAACAGTTCCACCTGGAAGACTCTGTAAGTAGTCTTCAGTGTCAAAGTCTACCCATTCACTGGCTACTTTTTCTAGTGCTTCTTTTTCGGCATCTGTAGCAGTAATAATGTTAGTGAACTCATCTAGTTCGGCTTGACTAACATTAGGGTTAGAAGCGGCCATACGTGTAGTTTCGAGTAGTTCTTGTAGTCGGTCTAGTCTATTAAAGATACTGTCCGAGCTGCCATTGAACCACTGGGTATCTGCGGTCACTTTACTGGCTGTTCTTAGGAGATCATTATTGTCCATGTCAGATTCTTTCTCTGTTCTTGTTGTCTATAGGTTAGTGCGAATAAAAATTACAATACAGCTTACATATTTTGATTAAGTGTAGATTCAGAACCATTTTGATTACTGAGTCCTTGGATACCATTTGCATCTACGCCTATACCGGCTCCACCGGCTCCACCACCACCAGGACCAAACTGTCCTATACCTGGATTAGATACTGTAGAGGGTCTAGGGGGTTGATGGGCATCAAGACCGGGGTCAGTTTGTGCAGCCATATTGGCTGCGGGTGCAACTGATTCAAAATTGGTATTACTAGTGTCAAGAGGCATAGCGGTAGAACCACCACCAAACTGTCCTGCTTGTCGAGCTAAAGAGGCAACATGGCTTTTCTTTTGTTTCATGTAGGCCGATTGCTGAGCTTTTTGCATTGCCTTTTTCTTTTGTTCATCATTGCCCTGAGTATAGCCATGGCATACTGCTTTATCTCCGGGTCCCTTGTAGCCTGGAAAACCATCAGCAGTCTGACATTCAGTAACACCAACACCAGTAGCAAATTTAAAGTCTAGAGTCACTGAGGATAGAACCGCTTTACAGCCTATGCACCAAGCGTCTTCTCCAATACTACTGACTCTAACTATTACTTGTCCGTCACAAAGTGGGCAGTTATTCATTAGTTCTCCAAAAACTTTAAGACTACATCAATAGGGAGACCCTTACCGGCAGTTGCACGGTTAGTGCCATCAGTTAGTTCATTAGGGCCACGATCTGCATCTGTTTGCATTATAGGCTTTCTAGGGATATTATTACTATTGGGCTTAATATCAAAAAGCTTTTGTTCAGCACTAACTTGAGCTGGTTGGTGGTAATACTTGGCCTGGTCATATCCATGGAAATAGTCATCACTCAATAGAGCTAGATCTTCATCTAGTGTCTTACCGTCAATTCCATCCATATAACCCTTGTAGTAGAGTTCACTGTCACTAGAGGTTTTTTGAAATAGATCTATATAGTCACTGGTACTGGCCAATACAGTATCTGGCTTTTTAGGGGCTTCTTTGATAATGTCTTCTTGGTTCACTTCGGGTTCCTCTGCTAGGTCTCTGGCCACTAGTGTAAAGTGGTCGATGTTCTTTTTAGGTATGTATTGTCCATCTTCTTCAGTATAGTCTGTAAAACCTTCGGCATCCGGACAGTCCGGAAAACCACAATGGGCTGTGTGTATATGTCTACTGGCCGTTTCTATCATTGTAGATAGACTGCCAATGTTAGGACTACTTAGTCCATCATTTCTTGTCTTTTTAGGTTCTCCTATAAGATCAATAGTGTCTACTCCAGTAGGTGCTGTAACTTCTGTAGCATTTTCATCTTGGTTAAAACGATCTGCAACTACTAGTGAACCAGTAATTACTGTACCCGGTAACCTAAAACCTTCTTCGTCTTCTATCGCTTGACCGTCTTCTTTTGAAAGAGTGTCATTATTAGTAGTAGGCATATTAGCCTGTCTATAACGCTCTTCAAATTTATTCATCTATTGTCCTAGTTCTTAATTATAGTATAAACTATACCCGTGATTACATTTATCTAAAGTCGTCTTCAACAGACTCATCAGAATATGTAGGGTCACCGAACTCATCTTCATTCGACTTACCGGCATCATCGTCATCACCATCATGTTCATGAGCTGTTACCCAAGTGCTAATTTTACTAGCAGCTAGACCTAGTGGAGCTTCCGGCTTATTGCTTTCTCCTGGCATAGCAAACTGACCGTGATTGGTTTTTGCAGCCCAGTCATCGTGTTCACTATTGTGCTTTAGAATTTCTGGTAGAGTTTCTCCTGTACCCATAAATCCTTTATTGCAACCTTGACCTGGAGCACAGATTGACATACCGTGAAAAGTACCGGCTGCACTAGGATCTCCACAAGAACCACAGTTGTCACTATTTTGTGTAGAATTAGAGCAACAGCCTTCTCCAGGAGTACAGTGAGGCATATTATTAAACATACTGTGAGCTTTTTGCCCACAACCACAAATCATACTCTCTAGTTTTTCTACTAGTTGCATTAGTGGGTTGGCTCTCTTAGAGGCCAGTGCTGGCTCTTTTAGAGGAGCCCATTCTGGTGGTACAGTGTCTGGGACTACTGGACCTTTAGGAACTACATAGGGAGTCTGTGTAGTTCCTGCATTACCCGATGGTCCTTGCTGTACAGAAATTGGTATAACTGTACTCGGGACTCGAAATTTAGCATTTTCTGTTTGAGGTGGCATAGGCTTTGTAGCTACAGGTTCAGTTGACTTAGGCTTTGAAATGTTCTCTTTACCGTCATCAGCTCCAAGGTTGCCTTTGCCTTTATTGTATAGAGGGACATGTTGAGCACCCGTTAGGTTGGTCCACTGCTCCAACATATTATTAGTGTGATTGGTAACATCAAGTCCAAGTAGTGCTGTTTTGGCCTCTAGATGTTCTTGTAATACTTCTTCTGTTCTCTTGGGTATAGTCATTATAATTGCTCTATATCTGCTAGTAGTTCAGCCAAACGAAGTTGTCCGTATTGACCTTTGGTTACGATTTCTGGAGCTATAATAGCCCAACTCTCTTGCATATAGCTTAGGAGCCAGTTCCATTCAATGGCTTGTACTTTGCCCCAGGTAATACCATATACATAATCTTTATCATATCCAACAAGTATAATACAGTGTCCACCAAGAATATTATCATCGGCTGGAGTATTGGTCAATGCCCAAGGTTTATGTTCAGCAAATTGTCTTTCACATGGTGCGGGTACTTCTATACCGATATACACTAGACCATAGGCTGCAATAATACTTTTTAGTTCATCATGATCTGCTGGGTCAGTGGGTGCATATGCAGCAACTTTACCGCTAAAGATTTCATTTTGTTGCCAAAATTTAAGTAGGTTGGCCTCTACTGCCCCTACATCTTGTCCATTAGTAAAAGACAAGTAGGCTTTAACCACTTGATCGGTAGTGGGACCTGGTTCAGTGAGCCCTAGAACTTGTGCAATAGCCATTTCAGCATGAGCTATACCGGCAAAAGTACAGTCTCCGTATTTGTCATTACCCAGCATACCCCAGTCAGCAACTGCTGGAACAGCTACACTGTCTGGAGCTTTGGGTAGAGGGTTGTGCTGATAGAATGACAGCATATGTAGTCCTTGAGGACGTTGGGCCGGTAGACGGCCTAGTAAACCAACTTTACGATCGGTCATATTATTTTCCCACATTCTTTCTCGAATATATTTTTCATTCCACTGCATACTAGAATAAGCTAGGTCCCGAAGTTCCAGGCATCCACCCGTTATTCTCTTCTCCACCAACATAGCCGGGAGAATATTTCATTCGTTCATTATTGATACGTCTTTTTTGTGCCGGAAACTGTGCGGGAGTTTCTGATTCTTTGGGTAGTTCAGTGGCTGCAGAAGCTTCATGGGCCTCTCTTAGTTCTCCCCACCAGTTGGCTATTGCATGATCTAAGCCATGTCCACCATTTCGTGCATTATCACGAATTCTATTTTGATTGTCTTGGGAGATTTCGGCTTTGGAAGAGTGCCCATCGGCTCTGTGATATTGATCAAGAGCAGTCAGGTGTTGAGGAGTTATAGATCTCTGAGTAATTTTATCAACCAAGGTACTGATACTATCACCCTTGGCCATAGAGTAGCGTTCATTCCAGTTCATATCTCTATGATGGGCTATACCCGAAAATACATTTATGCTGGGATGTAGTAATCGTCTACACTAGAGACAGATTCAAAGATTCGCTTGTAACCTTTACGTGTCATTAGATCAAATAGTCTAGTTCGATTTTCTTGATGATGATTGTGCTCTACTGTAACTAATCCAAAAGTTCTACTAAAATCATAGGCATTGAGTATTTCGAACTCACTACCTTCAGTGTCCACAGACATATAGTCAATGTGTTTTGGGGCTTCATATTCATCGAGTAAATCACCGAGACTCACGGTTGGGACATAGTAACTACGGATTCCGGTATCCCATGGAAAGAACTCCTTAATCCCGGAATGACCACTTGTAGAACTCTCTTGGAACTCTATCGTACTATTGCTCTCGGTATAGACACATCTACTATCAGTGTAACAAGTTCTATTGTCACGTAATGCCGGTAAATAACTACTCTGAGGTTCAGCCAGTATACCGGTCCAGTTGTATTCTCGTTCCAAAAGTAGAGTGTTGGAGTTTTCTATTCCATCACTGGCTCCAAACTCTACAAAATAACCGTCGGTTTTAAATTCAGTGAGGTACAGAGCCAATATATCTTGTCCAAATTGTGAATGGCGCTCTCTGTGGTTTTTATAGAATTCAAATTCTGCCTGTAATAGACTAGTCTTCGTCATCGTCCATGTCTTCGATTAGACTGTCCAAGTCTACTAAACCTACAACTGGGTAGAGAGTTTCATCGTCTTCTTCTTCGTAACCGATGTCAATCTGTAGTCCAAAATATTCTGCAAGTATATTGGCAAAATCAAAGACATCGATGTCCTGCTCAAAACGTATGTGATACCCGTCGGAAGTGCCACCATCGGTTAATATGATTTTATAGGTTTTAGGAGTTTTTTTACCTAAAAACAATGATTTATTACTAAAATTCTTGGAAAACTCCTGAAAATTAAACTTTTTTGCCTGATTTTCATTATTTTTAGGTAATTTTTCACGAATTTCTTCGATTTCTTCCTTATAGGATGCCTTTATATTTGGGTCATTTTTAAGGGATTTTTTACAGGTACAATCGTTACAATTACAATCTTCAGGCATCTACTTATCTCCTGTTAGAGTTTCTTAAGTTTTATTATATATGTAGCCCGTGATAAAAAATCAACCCGTTATTTTTATCTGGGGCCACCGTCACTAATTTTGGGAGTAGGAGTAACTTCGTCATTGGTCTCATAGTCTTTGAAGCCTTTAGGCGGAACCATAGTTGGAGTAGGCTTGCCCTTAGCAACTTCATCACGTACAGTTTCGGCCAGACGCTTGCCACCTAGTTGGTGACTTGTATACTTCTCGTGTGGGTGATCTCCAAAGTATTTGGGTCCGATCTCTCGAAGTATAGGGTCACTGCTATTGTGCATTTCAGCGTGAGCACTACGATCTGTTACTGTTCGTAGTCCCTCTTGACCTTCTCTTAATGCACAGTGTTGACATTGACAGAAATGAGGGTCAAAAGTGTCTAGTTCACTGGCTACATCACGGTCATGATAGTGCCAGGGTCTAAACTGACTTCTAATGCCTTTGATTACAGTTTTAAGGTTGGTGTCCAATCTCCAGGGTTTATTGTCATCTAGTCCTTGCCAGCTCTCTACTCGAGAGACACTACGACCGGTAGCGGGATCTGTTTGCATACTGCGATTGGCTATTCCGTGTACTTTGGCATGTACCGCTTCTCGAGCCTGGGAGAGACGTGAGTGTATATTGCCCACTCCACGAGTCAAGGCTGTTTGATGAGCTAGAGTTCTAAGAGCCACTGCTTTACCGAGCTGTGACATAGGATTACTTCCCTTTACTCCACGAGCGGTTTCTGTCGGATTACCGAGTTCGGTTCCGCCTTCTGGTTTGGAAAAAGGATTACTGAGTAGTTCGTGTAGACTAAAGTGATTGCGTCCACTGTACATACCGGGAGCTTCAAATCCACGAGTGCCACCGGGGGCTTGAAAACGAATGGAAGCATACTCGCTCAATCTCTTGCCAATGAGTCGTGGGTCGCATGTACGTCTAGTACCCGGCATCCATTCTCCGGTTTTGGGATGCTGTCTAAGTCCCAGTTTGCTTATGGCCTCTTCACTGGGCTCTTGTCCGGCTTCTGCAGCACTCTGTAGATAGTGTCTTCCAGCACGACGCACTTGCCAAGCGTTAAAGTTTTCCGGACGATCTCGCAATAGACGAAAGTCACTGTTGCCTTGTTGAGTATTGCCGCCTGCAACATTGGGACTCTCAATGCTCTTGCCCGTAGTCCAACGAGGAGCCTTGCGAACGCCCGTAGAGGCATCGTCAGTTTGTACACTCGGGGTCGATGTGGGTTCGGGCGCGGACTGTACCTCTTGCATCATCTGGCTCAGTGGCTTACCGCCGGGTCCTATGATCTCGCCGGCTATTCGACTATTAAACATACTGTCTCCGTTCTTGTTGTTCCGGTGCTGCATTAAAAAGGGGCCCCGCGCGTAGTTTCGGCATTTTTATTTTGCTTAGCTCGAGTCTTCCCCGAAAATCGGGAAAACAGACGTGACCATGTACGGGGTCTGTAGGCCGCCTACTGCCGGCGGCGTGCGCTGTAAATACACACGTACAAGTCCCGTACATACTCGTGTAGTCTAGGGCCGAGAGTACATTAGAGACACCCCACGCAGGATTCCGAGATCCCGCTCGCACGTTTTTTTGAGACCCCGTGTCGTCCCTCTCGTGCCCACTGTATAGGTACTACAAGTACCCGCCGCCCACATGAGACATGTAGAACCCGTTGTCCACGGAATTGGTGCTCCCGCTCGTGGTTTTAGAAAGCTTACATTGGCAGATACAACTGTCGATTGGAGAGGTTATGAACTTCTCTCAGACATCCCATGAAAGGGGATAACAATGAAGCGAGACATCAATACATCAGTGCAGTTGCGTGCTGGATCTTGTGGTATGGAGGTAGCAGAGCAACTAACTAAGGTTGATGCAGTACCATGTGTGGGCCTTGGTGCCTACTGGCTGGACTCCAGGACTCAGTTCCAGGACCACGAGGTAGTCATTAGGGACATTGTAAGGTCACCCAAAGGCAAAGTCAACAACTATCTGTTGAGTTTCCGTGCAGTTGACCCCTACACCGCACAACCCGTTGGTGGCTGGATTGAGGCCAAGAGCAAGTACACTTGGAACCAACTCAACGGTCACTTTTACACCATGGCCTCGTTTGTGGCCTTGGTTGAACGCATCAATGAACGGACAGTTGAAAACTTGATAAAGTGATCAACTAGGCAATTGGTCGGGGTGGTGGTTGTTCGCGCAACCATCATCCACTATGTTCTGGTACAAAGCCAGGCAGAAGGTAGCCCATGCCTCCCATGGGCACAACAACAAGGGAGATAACCGTGTCAATTGCTATTGATGGCGTTATTTACAAGGCAGCTGGAAGCCAGACGATTGCTCGTCAGGCCAACCAGAAGGGCATCAACTTGACCGCTGAGTTGGAGACAGCCACAGTCAGTAACCTGGTAACAGGTGAACTGTACTATTGGTTTGACTACAGCACACAGCGTGAGTTGAAGGCGCTTCAGTCAGACGAGACATACACTGATGGTGGTGTCTCTGTCCCTGAAGTATTCCAGTTGGCAGGCCAGCCGGCTGCACGCAAGAAGAGCATCATTGTGCCTCTTAACTTTGCACGTGTCAATGTTGCAGATGGATCACTAACATGGTTCACCAATGACGATGGCACACTCAAGGTGTACGAGCGCACAGTGAAGCTCATTGCTGACCGTGCACGTGATTACTTCCGGAGCATTGCTGTTCTGCAGCGTGTGCTTGACACGGAAGTGGTGGACTCTGACAGTGGTTTGTCAGGTACATATGTCATGTTCGACACTGCCATGGGTACAGTGGGATCAATCACTGACGCTGAAGCAGAAGTCAGCACAAAGTAGTACAAAGCCATGGGACGTTGTCATGACGTCTCATGGCCCTGGGACAGTGTGTGTGTTGCGGTGTGTTCGACACGCGGGCACATGTGTCATATTGTATGGAGACAATGGTAAGCATTGCACTATACAAGCGTACATGTATTCATATGGACACTGTACAAACAGCAACCGTACACTGTACAGACAACAACCGTACAGACACACGTGTATCCATGGTACAATATTCCAATGTGGCCATGTGTATGCGACACCATGATCAGTGGGTTCACTTCACCCTTTCGTGAGCTCATTCATCCGTTTCGCATACACATGAGCATGCTGGGAAGCATCTGTTTGCAGTACAATCAAACAATAACAAGGGAGCAAATATGATACAAACATTGGTCAAGAGCCATTGTCAACATTGGACATGTGGTGGGCTAGAAGATGGGAATCCATTCCATTCACTCACTGCAGAACGTCATGTACATTTGTATCTCAATGCTGAGGTAGATGCCATGTTTGGTCTCTACACAGTGGAGAGTGGTACATTTGGCAATGAGTCTCAACCATGGAACATAAGCAATGGGATATTTGTGCCCTCCATAGTTCAGGCCCAGAACTTGTTCTTTTCAGCGGTCAAGATGTTGAGTGACAGCCGCAAGAGCAGTGTCAATGTCCATAACTTGGAGTGGTGCAAGACCCAAGAATATTTACAGTTGCTGAATGCAACCATTGATTTACAGATGGCCATTCAAGCGTACAGACTGTAGGTCAATATGTTTACATGGATCAATAAAAAGATAACATTGCGCCGCATTAGTATGGTGGATGAAATCGAAGAACAAATCATTCTCAACTTGGGACGCAATGTTAAGATTGCTGAGCTCAAGCGTATAAATGATGCCTTTGAGCTGATCAGACAGGAACTATTGTTCTCGATCAGTTGAAAGATGCAACCATTGAAGGTTGCATGGGATACATATGTAATTGATCTAATCAATGTCCCCCCAGGACACATATGTATCCCATGGGATCTTCAAAAATCCCAAACAAACAAGAAGGAGCACCATGGATGCACTGCGAAAAATGTGTATTTGTGCTCTATTGACAATTGGTATACTAGTTCCATCTGTTGCGGGAGCAACTGACAAATGGAAAGTTCAAAATGGACATGTATATCAAGTTCAGACAGTGACTAAGTCCAACTTACACTGGTATAGTAACATTATGCCAACAGTGGTTAAGAATGAATCACATGCTCTGATGCAATGGAACACAACTAGCACAGATGTAACAGCCACGTGGCCTGATGCAACTGACCCTACAAGAAAGTTACCAATAAAAGCACAAGTAACATTTGCTTGTATTAGGTATCATGAAAGTAGAAATCATCTGACCAGTGTTGAGATACACTCTTATGCCGGTGGATGGTATCAGTTTATTCCATATATATGGAATTTTGCAAGAGGACACATACCTGGGCTACCAGCAAAACCCCAAATGGCTACAGCACATCAACAATCTGCTGTGGCTGTCTGGTATTACCAACGCAATCATGGTTTTTACCCAGAATGGGGTGGAGACATGAAAGTTTGTGGCTAATGGAGGTGGTATGGAGTCAAATCCATACCATCTACTATGCAGAAATGCATAATAACAAGGAGAATGTATGAGTGACATGAATACACTAACCTGGTTTAGTGAGAGATGGTATGGTGAACCCAAATACAGATCTACAAGGTATACAAATGCCAAAGTGGATCTTGGTTTTACCATACAAGAAGATGTCAAGGGTGATGTCTTTTTACAAATTAGATCAGTGAGGACAGGTAAAAAGAATGCTGACTGGGAAGTTGGTATTTTTAAATGTCTCAATGAAACTATGTCTTCTGCTAAAAAAGCCATTAAAAAAGCATGGGTGACTATGCAGAATTCTAGTGAAGATGAGATGAAATCATTCAATACCTTTTGGGATACATTGGTATCATATGGGTGGCTTCCAGCAATGGAGATGCCTTGCCATCATGGTATGATGTCAGTTTGTTTTTGTGGTAGAAAGGCAATTGCTTCATGGGCCACTACTCGTAGTACAATTCATCATACTACATTGAAGACAGTGTTGGAAGTTGAAGAAGAAAACAAGCTTGAACCATTGATCTTTGCATGGCCTGAGTGATAAAGGATGGTATGGAGTCAAATTCATACCATCCACTATGTACTTGACAGTACAGAAGGTGATCATTGCCTACCAATGATAAATAACAAGGGAGATTAGTGTGAAAACTAACACTTCAATCCAATCAGCAACCGAACAGATTGACAAGGCACGTAACAAGGCCAGTCGAGTGCTTGGGGTGAAAGTTTCACGAGTGCAATTTCTGCACTTGGTGGACATTATCACTGGAGAATCTGTAGAGCCAACTGTAAAATCAGTTGAATCTCAGAGTTCAGGCACTGTTCAGGTTAAGAAGACACGTGCCAAGTACCCAACATTTGCTCGCCAACAGTGGGATGCAATGTTTGACTGGAATGTGTTAATGAATGGAGCAGTACACCAAATTGACTTGACTACTATTCCCAACACCAACTGGAACCGTTTTGTCCAGAAGTCATGGGGTATGGGTAAAAAGAATGGTCTTAAGGCAATTACACGCAAGACAGGTGCCAAGTCAGGCACAATTCAATATGTATTGCGTGAAGCACAGTAGTAAGTTGTAGTGTAGTAAGGTCAGTGGGGAGTCATGTCCCCATTGACCACGATGGAATTAATCGATCCATTGAAGTACAGTAGATTAATAACAAGGGAGATAACATGAGCGAGACAAGCTACATGGGTATGCCAATTCCAAAGTGCTATCAAACACTCAATAAGGTGTTTGAGGCTGGACTAGACCGTGTGATTCTATATGGTCCTCCAGGCACAGGCAAGACATATGCTGGACTCACTAGCCATATTGGTGAGAGTCAATCATTCCGTCTTGTTTGCACTGAAGACATGACTTCTGCCGAAGTATCAGGTGCTTTTATGCCTAGTGCTGATGGTGGGTTTCATTGGATGGATGGCTTAGCCACTAAAGCATGGCGAACTGGTGGACGTTTGGTAATTGATGAGATTGACAAGGCAAGTGGAGATGTTTTTGCTCTACTATTGTCTTTCACTGACTCGATTGCTAGTGCTTCCCTGGACTTGCCTACTGGTGAAAGGATTGTTCCTGCACCTGGCTTCAGTGTGATTATGACATCTAACATTGAACACCCTGATGAGCTTCCAGTTGCTCTTCGTGACCGATTTCCAGTTGCACTTAAGATTGATTCTGCACATCCTGCAGCATTAGTCCAATTGCCTGAGGAATTGCGTATGGTTGCTGCTACTATTGTAGCAAGTAAGCCTGGACGACGTGCTAGTTTGCGTGCTTTTTATGCATTCCAGCAATTGCGTCAAGTCATGGATGTGATGGAGGCAGCAGAGCAAATCTTTGGACCTAACTTGGCTTCCAGCATTGTTGATGCTGTGAAGATAGGTACAATGTCTATTGAAGTAACTCTGTAGTCATGAGTATGTCTACTAATGATCGGAAGGACTCACCACCTTTACCAGAGGTAGTGGTGTCCTTCCGACAGGACATATCAGACCCTATTGATTGGGATGTTCGCAATACTCCAAGTTCATCTATGGGTGTTAACACTGACTTACTCAAAGGTCAAATGACGGTTCCGTTTTTTGATGATGAAGTTAGTCGGTTTGTTCGTGCACGAGAATTAACCAAGGCACGAATTACACCTATTGATACTAGAATATATGATGCTGTATGTTCTAGTTCCAGAGATGTTAAGCCACATGTGTTGGCTGCTGCTGAGAACTTGAGAATATCTAGTGTGACTACTAAACTTGAATATGATAACATTGCTCTTGTTAAGGGCAGTGAAAAGAATTTGGGTATGCAGTTAGCACAAGCGGGTACACCTGAAGCATGGGAGTTTGCTTTAGTGACTGCAATTGAGTTGATAGGCTCCAAAGCCTTTGACTCTTTTGCATCTGGTATTCGGAGTGTAAAACCCGAATGGTCCAAGTCACTAAGGGGTATGGTAAAACATGTGAAGCCTCATCTAGAAATTGCATTGACTGTACTTAGTGATACTGCACCCAGTCTTTATGACTTTAAAGGTGAACATATTAACTATCCAAGAGGTTTTAATACATCTATGAGATTAGCACAGATATTAGATCATTGGAGTGGTTATGGGCCAATGGTTCCAGATGATGTTGCTGAAGTAGTTCGTGAAGAAATGTTTGAAAAGGCCATGAGTTCTGATGGTGATTCTGATGATGATGGTGATGATGATGGTGATGATGCCCAAGGTGAATCTGCCTCAGGCAAAACCAAGCCTTTTGGTGAAGGTACACCTGACTACAAACTATCTGTTAAGAATGTACCTGATGACTTTGAGTTTGATACTGGTGCTGCAGGACAATTTGCTGATTTACGTATTGATGATACTATGCCCTTGATCCAAGAGGTCAGTGGCTATCTACATCGACGTAAGTCAGCAATGACTACTGGGCGTAGAGTATTGTACCCAAGCCGTTTGCTTACTGACCCTCAAAAGAGAATTTTTGGTAGCAAAGTGAGAGTGAAAGGTGGTATTGTAGTTGTTGATATCTCTGGATCTATGAGCTTGACTAATGAAAATATTGAGGACATTTTGACATCAGCACCTGCTGCTGTTATCTTGGCCTATTCTCAGAGAGAGTTAGATCAACCCAATGCTTGGATTTTGGCGTCTCGTGGACGTCGTGTAGATCCCAAGCATATTGGAGATATTGGTAGAGCAGGCAATGGTGTTGACGGACCTGCCTTAACATGGGCTATTCGCAAGCGTAAGCATGGTGAACCCATCATCTGGATTAGTGACGGAATGGTTACTAGTTCAAGTGATGGTTGGTCTGACGAGTTGTTCCTTGATTGTGTTAAGTTAGTCAAGAAGCACAAGATCATCTGCTATGCAGATACACCTACTGCAGTTAAGGCATTCAAGCGTGGTGTTCATAGGAGCAATCCTCCTCACATCATTCGTGAAGCTTTAATTACAGGCAAGAGTCCACGCTAGACTCAACCCCAGGTTGCCGTCATTGGTGACCTGGGGACTATGTAGTTAATACATAACCCAAGTTGCTATGGGTTGTAACCACTTGTATATGAGTGCTCAAACATATACCCAATAGCCAGTATGAGGACAACAATCTGGCCTACCATGGATAACTGTAGTAAACGAATCCACTATGTCCATGATGGTAAGGCACACTAAGAACCCATCAAAACTCATCATATGGGGAAGCATATGGGAGAAATTTCCAATCTCTGAGTGGAACTACCTGTTAGTGTAAGTTGTAGGTCAACTATCTATCTGTGGGTGTATTGACTCGTAACCCTCCATCCTGAGTTGATGATAACTACTCATCCCATAATGAGGTCAAACTTATTATGGGACCTATGTGGCTAATAAGCCCACATACCCATGTCATGAGGGTAACATGGCTATCTTGTAAGTGGGTGTATAGGAACTTTCACAGGATAATGGTCACTGTTAGCCTAACCCATTCAAGAGACAACTTGTAAAACAATCCAGTGTATTGGGAAAGCATACACAAACTAAGTCCTGGGTATGACTGAAACTACCCACTTAAACAACAATACAAGGGAGGGCATATGCCTGAATTTGACTTTAAACTAGATGATGAAACCAAAATCAGAGCTGAGTTTGGTGACTTTATCATGTCTATACATGAATGGGCTAGTCATACTGCAGAAGTAACTGTAGGATTTCTTGCACTTTCAGAAGGATGGGAAGAGTTTCCAGGTGATGATGGAGATCGTAAGACATTTATCAAGTTTGGAACTCATGCTTTAATGCAGCAAATGAATGAATTAGTGGATATTTTCCAGAAAGCTCACACTGCACTCTTTGGGGAACCATTAGAGCACAAGTGTGATGATCCAGATCACGATCACTAATCAAACCTCAGGTGGGTTCATTGCCTGCCTGGGGTGCTCCCGAAAGGGAAATTAAAACAAACAAGGGAGTAAATATGAAAGACAAGTTACCTGACCTACGTCAACTGTCTACTTATGAAGAAGCATTAGATCACATCTTCAAGTGCCATGGTGAAGAGGGCAAGAAAATTGCAACTGATGAAAATCAAGCACCATTTATGTGGCATGAGATAGTTGGACATGGTCCTGATAATGACTCAGATCATGATCACTATGGAAATGCTATGGGTAATATATCAGAAATGATGGAACTGGTGAACAAAATTATTGAAGACCCAGAATTCCGTGCAAAATTTGAAGCCCAATTGAGTAGTGAAGAGGCACTTGAGGCCAAGAAACGTATTGATGAAAAGACACGATCTTTGCTTGAAGGTGACAAATGATTATAGTCAAAGGTGTTCTATCTGAAAAACATTGGATAGATGTCTCATACTTTAATGATGAGTATTTGACTGTTAACTGCAAATGTAATGGTTGTGAAGTAAGTGAATCCTATCTTGTAGAACAAAGTCTATTTGACAAATGGGCTAAGGGTGCACTGCTTCAAGATGTCTTCCCATTACTAACTCCAGGGCAAAGAGAGATGTTAATCTCAGGTACCTGTGATGCATGTTGGGATAAAAAATGGGCTGACTTAGATTAGTCCAAACTCCAGTTGAATTCAAATTTCTTCTGGAGTGCTCCTCAGAAATGAGGTATAATAAGTAATAACCAATAACAAGGGAGTAAGTATGGATGAAGTAAAAGTAACAACTGAAAGTCTTAAAAAGTTACTTGATGATGCCTATGCAATGTACATAAAAGCATCTGAGAGTTATCTTGAGACTTTGAAGTTAGCAAGTCAAAAAGCTGCTACTTTTGAACAAGTAAAAGTCATCTGGGAGCGAACTACAAAGCTATGCCAAGACTTTATTGACTTACAGGAAGGAGAGTAGTGCCAACTATTGTTCAAGATGATGATAACCGCAGCCGTGAAGATTTGATAGAAGAAATTCATAGCCTTAGATATGAAATGATTATGATGTCTGAGGAGAATAGTATTCTTTTTAACAAATTGAAGGCCATCCGTTCCATCCTTGAAATAAGTTAAGATGGAGCAATTGGGAACTATCCTAAGTGACTACATGATGAACCTTAAGAACAAGGTTTTAAGGTTTGTTGACGGTGAACCACAAGTATGCCCGTCATGCGGTGGATATATAAGACAGGATGAAGAGATAACTGCCAACAGTAAGTATGAAAAGGCAGTTCATCTTCGTTGTGCCTATTGGAAGTAATGTAGTAAACCTCACATAGAGTCAAGTTTATGTGAGGTGCTCTCGGAAGAGATAAACAATTAAGGAGCAATATGAGTAAGCAAGATTATGGTACAGTGTTAGGTGCTGACATTCTCAAAAGTTTGGCCTATAAGGACATAACTGAAGTGAAGGTTGGTGACTTTGTTACCTTTATTGATGCTCGTCATCTTGGATTGCAGAAAGGCACAACTCGATACCACTATCGTGGAGAAGTAATTGAGATTAATGCCCTTAGTGCAACTCCAGTTAAGGCCAGACTACAAAAGTTTGACCCTGTTACTGGAGACAAGTTTGATGATAGTTTCACAGAAGAGTCATTTGCAGTCAATAGATGGGCTCCATATGAAACAGTTATTCGTGCATTCCGGACAACCCTTGCGGTTGCTGGAGCAATACACGAATCAGAGGAGTAATCCTCAATCCTGGTAATGGTTTGATGTTCTATTACCAGGAACTAGCCTCCCTTGGTGAACTCCTGGGCAAGAGTGTAAACTACCCACTCAACAAGTAAGGAGAAAGTAATGAATAAGACAGGATTAAACTTGGAAATTATTGGCAAAGATGGTAATGCTTTTAACATCTTGGCTATTGCTTCTAAAACTCTCAAACGAAATGGGATGTCATCTTTAGTTGATGAATTTATAACTGAAGCAACTAGTGGTGACTATGATCATTTGTTAATGACTTGTATGGAATGGTTTAATGTAACTGGTGATGAAGAAATTGAAATAGATGACTTCGAAGTGGATCTAGATGCACAAGAACTATTATTATGTGAAGTATGTGGAGATTCTACAGACGGAACTGGTATTCTATGTGATGATTGTTTCGATAGTGAGATGAGTGAATAGTAAGGGAGAATAGTATGGCCAAGACAAAAAAGATGATGCATCCAGAGTATCATGGTACATTTAATGGTTATAGTAACTATGGTTGTAGATGTGATCTTTGTAAACTTGCTGGTAGGGAATCTAATAAGATTCAAAAGGCCAAGAGAATAGCCAGACCCAAAGACGGAACTGAATGGTATCATGGTACAGTCAATGGTTATCGTAATTGGGGTTGTCGTTGTGAGCCTTGTCATGAGGCATTTAAAATTGATCAACGAAAAGTTGCTGCTAGAAATAGAAAACGTCAAGGCTTTTTGACTCGTGAAGAAAAAAGACAAGTACAACTTGATATACAAAATAAAGTTACACTAAGTGACTCCCATGGGACAGAATTGGGTATCCAAATGGGATGTAAGTGTAAGTTGTGTACTAACAAAAAAGCATCCATGAAAAGAATAGTAAGACTGAATACTCCCAAAACTGGACTTGAACCATGGCATGGTACACAAGTTGGTTATCAAGGTTGGGGTTGTCGTTGTGAAAGATGCTACAAAGCCAATAGCCACTATCGTAAGATACAATATGCGAATGGTGGTAATGGGGCTCATAAGTATAGACACAAAGACAAATAACTTCTTGTGGGCTCAATACCCACTTGAAGTGCTACTCTGGGAAGAGTTAAAATATACATAACAAGTAAGGAGAAATATGAAATATAGATTGGTTGACTATACTAGCTGTCGAGGTGACTTTA